GTTTGCTTCCTCCCCGCCCTAAAAGACGGAGTCTCCGCAAACCAAAAACGATGACCCACGGTTTCCTATCGGTCAATCTATAGCTCCTTTTCGAGTATTGTTGGCGTATTCGATTCCAGCCTTGAAAGCTTCCACCGCGTAGTCGTGGAGTATTTCAAGCTGTCTGAGACTGAACCCATCCTCCAAATGCGGGGACAGGTCGGGTAGGTTTTCTTCTATCGTCTCTTCCGACATGTTGGAGATATTCAATTCGCCACTTCTTTGTTTCATCCGGCGTTTGTAAACATCCCCAGTATAACAAGACATGAATGATATGAAAGACGAAACAGGGGTCTGCACACAAAAGTAAGCCCAGACCCCTATTCGACATCAAAGACCGTGCTTGGTCAGATACTTGTTGTTGATGATTTTAAAGCAACGGTTGCTGCCAAGCTCGTTGTACAGGTCGTCGCTCAACCGTTCGCCCGCTTTCGCATGCCAGACGATTCCTTCGTCCAACAAGTCGCGGGTCACGTTGCCTCTCAGACCATCCACTTTGGCAATCATGTCCATCACATCGCCGGTCGGCTTCCACTCGGTCTCGTCTAACAGTGGGACGGCGTTGTCAAGCATGGCTTTCGGCCAATCCCTACGGTCGAGTTTCATGTTGTCACGCCATACGGCGAACACGAATGGACGATAGGACGCCAGCTTCAACCTGTTGCCGTTGACACTTGGGCCGCACAGCTCGAACTGGCAGACCATGCCTTTCTCCAACGCGTCAACCAATCCGGTTTTCACCGCCACCTGCATGTTCGTGCATTCCGGCTTCAACTCCCAATTGCGAGAGTAGACGTGAACCGTATCATCCATATCACGGTAGATTGTGGTGCTGGTGCCGTCCACCTTCACGGTCGGAGTCCACGCAATCCGCCTGATTTCATCCCAATACGCGGTGAGATTCTGCACTCGTGTGGCGTCGGACTTGGAGCATGGCGCGTTGAAAGCGCCAATCATGTCACCGCCTTTCAATGGTGGCAGTTCCTCATACTTCCACACGTCCGCCTGTAAGGTGATATCAGTGCCGATGGGAGTGTCCTCCGGTACGCCAATCGTTGAAAGCGGCATGACTAGTCCTTGACTGTACACTCCGCGCAGTCGCGCGGTACGTAGCACGTGTCCGGTGATTTCCTTCTCTTCGCCGGTAATCGTGTTGGACACGGGAACGGTACGCTGACCACGCTTCTGCAAGTCCGTATAGCGTGGGTCGTTGGCTGGAAGCATGGAATCGATTTCGAAATATGCCACATGGTCGCCGGGCTTTAATCCCATGTCCTTGCCTACTACGACAATCCATCCGCCAATGCGAACCTTCTCGATACGGTCTGCGTTCTCAATGGGATACACTCCCTCAATCTTTTGAACGCTCACCATTTTTCTAACCATCAGGTTTTCCTTTCTGTAAGAGGAGGGAAGCCGGTATCGGCTCCTCCCCGAAAAAATGTCAGTCCTTGTCAGACAGTGGGGTCAACCGCAACGGGAACTGTTCCTCCAGTTCGAGGGCGATAAGAACCCTTTCGTCCACCGGAACATCATGTGAGGCCAGCTTGTCCAGCAAAGCCGACAGGCTGGAATGACCTCCCAGATGATACTGTTTGCCACGATACTGTTCCGGCAATGCCACGGGAGTGCGATGCTCCTTGCTCCACGGTTCGCTACGCAGAACATCCAACGTGATGGGAGTGTTGGATTCTTCCATCTTGCGACGCGCGTTCCAATACGTTTCGTCGCACTGGTAGCGGCATTCCGGAACATCCACCTCATACTTTCCATCCTTGTAACGGATGACCGTCACATAGCCGTAAATGTGGGAGTCCTCCTCCCATGGTGTGTAGATGAGCGTCTGATAATCCAATTCGTCGTACATCTGGTCGAGACTGACGTTCAAGTAGACGGACAGAAGCCTGACGGTGCCGAAGGAAGCGTGTTCGAGCGCACGCTGGTCGTGGCTCCAACGGTTGATATCCTCGACAATCTCGTCCACCGGCTTCAACTGTTCCGGGTCAAGGTCGCGGATTTCGTCAACGGAATACGAATCGTATTCGTCGCATGCGATTTCCTCGGCAAGCTCACGGACGGTCATGCCGCTGGTTGCGAGAATGGTTTTCAGCCCAGACTGCGTGTCGTGGCAGAGCGGACAGCCACAGTATTGGATGTTGCGCAGATTGCGCATCAACTCCGTGTAATCCTTGCCGGTCGCATAATGGGTGCCGTCCGGCATGGCGTATCCGGGCTTCAAATGGGCGCGAAGCCCATCCTTGGTCTCCTGCGGGATGGTGTCGGAAACGTATTTGGCGTTCTCACCGATAATCTGCTTTTCACTGGTGTCCATAAAACGGTTCAGCCTTTCTTCTCGCCGGTTTTCTTGGTGGACGTTTTTCGGGTTTTCGGTGGCCTGTGGAATTCAAGAACGTTTTCCTCATTCAAGGATTTGCGTTGCAAGGTCATGACGGTTTTATGCGTGCGCATGCAATGCTGGCAGATGACCAATGTTCGAGCGTATGAGCATCGACCGTGACCGCCTGTTTGGACGACGGAGATGATGTACTTGTAACCGGTGTCCAAGTCGGTGACTCTTCCGCACAACATGCATGCGTATTTGGAACAAATCACGATTCGTTCTCGCCATCTTTATCGAGTTCATTGCGAACGATTTCCAAAGCCATGTCGATAGCCTCGTCCCAGCCTTTCCGCCATCCGATGACAAACGCTTCCGCCGGAGCGACTTTACCAAGCTTCGATTGGAGCAATGAGTGGACGGCCCTTTCTTTCAGTTCGTTTTCGTTCAAACTTTCTGCTCCTTTCCCTTGTCGGCCATCAGTGCGACGGCCAACCATGCCGGTAGTGGTGTATTCTGTAATTTTTGTGCTTCCTTCCGGGTTTCAGCCACGCGAAGGAACGGCTCCTTGTCTTCGGTGAGCATGTCGCCCGCCATTTTGACCGTTTTTTTCGAAGTGGATAGAAGCTGTTCGGCCTTCTGGTCTCCGCCCCTCCACATGATTTGGAATCTAAGAGTTGCCCACAACCATGGATTGTCCCAAGAGTCATTCGGAATATCGTTGGCCGCGAACAAGTGGAGCAAATGTCGGACACGTCGGGTCAGGCTGGCTTTGCTTGCGGAATATTTGCCGCGTTTGGAACCAGAGAGGAACGCTTTCATTCCTGTGTCGAACGCGTCTGGATTGGTGTGTTGGAGCACGCTCCCGGAAAGGACTGTATCATTAACGGTTTCGGCGCTGGTCAGATGCCATCCGTGGCATATGGGGCAATGGTATGCGCGTTTCTCAGTGTGTTTCGGGTTTCCTCGTCCTTTGATGACGGCCAATGCGAGTTGGGCTTCCCTTTTGTTGGGGTAGCGGACTTTGCTTCGGTTCAGAGTGCATTTACCTGCGGTCTTGTATAAGCTGTGCATGATGTCCGTCCTCTCTTACTGTTCCAGTCCGAGGTCGTTCATGCAGTCGGTTACGAGGCTTCGAGCGCCTTTTTCGTAGTCGTCGTCTTCGGAGAAGTCGTAGTGGCCGTGTGAGTATTCGTCGTTGTATTCCATGTCTTCCAGCGAAAGGTAGAGCGTATAAAGAGCAGTGTCGGGGTGGTCGTCCGGAATGTTGATGATGACGATTCCTACGGTCTTGCCCTTCTTGTCGCCTAGCTGAAGGAGGAGCGTGTCTTCTGGGCATAGGGTGGAGAGGCTTTTCTGGTCTTTCACGCGATTGTCGTTGTAGGTAGCGTGCCTGAGTTCGTATGGGTCGATGTTTTTCATGGTGTTCTCCTTTTTTGGAATGGTTTTTATGTGAACACCCCCAGTATAACATAAACCTCTCAAAGAGGACAACTACCCCCTCTTCAAAGCGATAACGGAACCATACTTGTCCCGCACCTTCTCGATGACCACGACCTTCTTGTTCTTGCGGCTTTTGTCACTATGCTGGGCCATTTCGACTCCTTCTAAAAAAGAAAAACAGCGAGCACAGTATTGTGCCCACTGTTCCAGTATAACAATAAAGATTTGGAAAATGCTGAAAACTCAGCAATCCAACTCCAGCTTCCGTGCGACACCAAACCCATGGCCGGTCGCTCTGATGGCTTCATGCCCCAACAAGGTACACCAACAGTCGGCATACCTGCTATCGATAAGGGACACAGCCGCATCCAGATTATTTTCGTCAACCTCCGCTAAGCGCCCGCGATGGTACGCGTCACAGAGGAGCCTTTCGGCTTTTTTGTCCAATGAAGCCGCCTTTCGACATGATAGGAGAACATGTACTTTCGGCGCTCCCTGACCGGAGTGTAAATCACGAACTTGATGGTATCCGTGTCACGGAGAATGATACTGATTTCCCCGACGGAAGTCCGTTGGATGAACTGCACAACGCCACGAACGGTCATGGAACGCCGACTCAATGTTACCTTGTCGCCAAGATGCAATCGTTCTCCGACGAGATAATCATCCAATTCGGTCACTAGTTCAGCGCCGGTTTCGATGAACGGGTGGAAACTGTTCATCGGGTTCCGCAGGAAGCTTCCTACCTTGTATTGCCAGTCGCGTTCTGCCTCGTGCAGTGTTGCGAATCCGTTTCCTCCAGTCGTTTGCAATCCGTGTTCATCCGGACATAGGTGGGAGTATTCCCAGCCTTTAGGTCGGTAGAGTAGGTACCCGTCCCACATTCCGCACATTTCGTTTTTGGCCTGATATCTGAATTTCGGGGTTCCACTGCAACATGGGCAGGTGAGCAGATTCTTCACGACTGTTCCTCTCTGGTTTCCAGCAGTTTGTCCAGTTTTTCTTCGATGCTTTCCAACCGCAGTCGCAACGCTTGCTGGCTTTCGTAGATGGCCGCAATCTCACCGGAAACCTCATAGAGGCTTTTGTCACCATACATGTCGTGCTTGTTGTCGGCTTGTTTCTCAAGCTTCGCTATCTCCCGCTCCCGTTGCGACGGCTTGCGTGATTTCAGATAGTCCCTGCATTCGGGATTGAACATGTCCTCATACCCCATTCAGCGTCCAAACTCCTCTCTACGCATAGCCTCATACAGCATGTTCTCCTGAGTCGCGTCAGACAAGGCACGATGCTCCTCCACGTCACCGATACCATAATCGCGGATAAGCACAGCAACCTTATGGCTCGGCTTTTCAGGATGGATTTTCCGACTCATTTCCAACGTGTCCACGAACCGGTGCGGGAAGAAGAACATTCCACCGTTCACGGTTTTCATGGCCGCGTCCAAGAAACTCAAATCGAATGACGCGTTATGCGCCATGATGATGGTTCGCGGGCCAATCCACTTGTCGAATCGGATGATGGCTTGGCTTACGTCGGGTTGTCCGATGACCATACTGTCGTTGATTCCGGTGAGCGAGGTGATGTATTCGGGGATTGGCTGGTGTGGGTCAATCAGTTGCTCGTATCGGTCTACGAGTTTTCCGTCATGGATTTTCACGGCTCCGATTTCAATGAGTTTAGCCCCGTTTTCAGGTTTGAAACCGGTGGTTTCGGTATCCAAGACCACGTAATCGTAGAGTGGTGTTTTCATTGGGTCAATTCTTCTGGGGTCTCGACTTTGGTATTTGTCCCAGCTCATGGTGTGGTCTCCTCGGGTAATTGAATGTGTGGACGTTTCTAGTATAACGCCTATTTGGTGATGGCCTTGACACGCCCGTCCAGAACCGTTCTCACGACATCCTCGAAGTCCGTGCCGTCAGGCAATAGGTGGGAGTCTTGGAGGGTTCCGATAATCTTCAACAGTTCCGTATGCCCGTGCGGAGTGCGCTTATAGTCGCGGGTCGCACCCGCCTTGTATGCGCGACGCAACTGCAACGCCAACTGCTCCCGTGTGAGCGTGATGCAATCGCCTTCCTCGATGGGATACCGTTCTTCCAGTTCTTCGTTGAGAATGCTCATTTTTTTGTTTTTCCTTTCTGTTTTTTCAGACGTACATTCCCTCATGCCAGCCGTGTAGCAAACCCCATTCGGATAGTTTCCGGAACCATTTCTCGCATTCGTCAGCCACCTTGTTGGGATAATCCAACGTCGGGTTCACGTTGAGTAAATACTGGTAGTCGTAGGGTTGGCAGAAGTTCTCGTCCAACACGTCTATCTGCCAGTCGCTACCGTCCTTGGCAATCTCGACATTCAATGTCATGTCATGGTCGGGGGAGACTGAACGGCAGAGGTACCAGTACCCCTCACGGTGGTCGGTGAACCCCAGTCGGCGCATGGTCGAATCTTCGGCGGAACTCATGCTAAGCGCCGCATTGTTCTGATGCTTCGTGTAGGTGACGCCTATGGTCGAGAATCGAGGCGTGTTCTGATTGTCGGACATGTTCTCTCCTATTCTTCGCTTTCGCGCAAGTCGATTACCGGAATATGGGTATCGGCGGAATAGTGGACGGAATAAGGGTCGATTGTCCTATGCCGCCAACTGACACCACCTTCCACCGGCCAAGCCAACCAGCTTATGCCGTCCAAATAGTTCAGAATGCTGACGTGAGCAATCCAACGGCACCATCTTGCCGGGCATATCACGTCGAACATGGGAGTATCCTCGGTTCCCGGTCGGCAGGAATGCCGTTGCCAAGAACGAAGGCATACGCGGTAGAGCGCATAGGAGTCATATGTTGGCAGTTCCTTGGTGTCGAATACCGCGCGAGTTGGGTGGTCATCGAAGAGGATTCGTTTGCCGAATTTAGTTGCTTGATTCAATGCGTCCTCCTTTTTGGGTTTTGTCTTTGTTTTTGTTGTGAACAATCCCACTATAACACAAGGGGGTAGAAAAACGCAACACGCAAACCTAAGCCAGCGTCCCGTTAAAAAAGAACTCCCTCTTCCCAACCCGATACAAACCCACACGAGAGCCGGACAGACGAAAATCAAAACGACGGAAGAAACCCTCATACATCGGCAACAACTCTTCCGGCACTGTCACCAGAGGGAACCGTTCATCCAGCGATTTCAATGCATATTCGACCAGCGTGGAACCAACCCCTCGACTCCGAAAACCCTCGTAGACATACAAGGTGCAAATCTTCCGTTCAGACGGATTTCTCTTGAGAACGCAAAACCCCGTCAACTCACCGTTTATGCGGGCTAAAAGAATCGCGCGGCCTTTCCCCAATGAGGGGAGAACCGTGCGGTCGAACCAAATATCGAAGCCGGGATAATACGTTCGGATTATCCTCGGAATAGGAATAGAAACCGCAGTTTGAGCGTCCCGGACTAAGTCAATCCTTAAAGAACTCAAACACATGAAAATCCATCACGCACTTGACATTGACATGAGTCGTATTATCCGGCCAAACATACAAGACCGGCATGTAACCGGGCAGTTCCCGAACAACGAGATTACTGAAACCGTCCAAGTAGAGGGTTCCGGCCATGGGTTTGCCGTTCCAGTTGAAAATTGCGGGCTTGCCTTCGAGTTCCGTCCAGTTGATTCCGTCTTGGTAGGGGAGTTCTTTTAAGGTCATCGGTTTTCCTTCTTTGGTGTGGACTATCTCACTCTAACACAACAGATGTAGTGCAGAAGGCGAAAAACAGCCTCCCTACAGTCAGAATTCAGGCTCTTCAACATTCAACAACACCAGCCTCGGACGGCGGCGAAGAATCCTACAATCCTCGTCCCAAGCATCCAAAATCTCACAAGCCAACACGGGCGCTTCCGAATCAAGAGTAGACGTGGTACGCAGAACCGACTGGATGTTATCCAAGTCTGCGGATGGGAGTTCAGTCGCGTCATTAGCCGCGTCCAACAAGTAATGGGGCATTCGCGCTCCTTCCAAAAATTGAGACGAGAATACCCGTGGAAGTCGTTTTCCACGGGCATTCTGGTATCATTTACTGACTCCGTGAAGTTCTAGAACTTCGTTTAGTCCCTCAAGGCAATCGTCCTCAATAGTAGCGCTACCCCAAACGTTTTCCCACCATTCGTCCAACAGTTGCGTAGCGCTCATGTCGAGCTTCTTAAGGGTTTCGGTTGTAAGTCAGCGTATTCCAAAGATTCTTCATTCAAGTATGCGATTGTTCTTGGGGCTACCGCATACTTGTCGGGGTTGGTGTCGAGTCGTTTCAGAAACGCCAGTACGGTCTCTTTGTCGTGCTCGTTCAGTTCAGGGTCGTTTTTGGCTGAGGTGGTCAGATACTCATATTGACTTCCTCCCCTGCCTGAAGGCGGGGGATTCCTACTCCGGTCAGCTTAATGAAGCCTTGCGGTTCGGCGGGTTCCCGCTTCGCTGGCGTCCGCGTTGCGACCGGCTTGCGCCAGTCTCCGTCTTACGTCGCCTCCACGGGCGTTTAACGACTCCGCGAGTCCCGCGGCGTCGAGGATGTTCAGTGCGGCGTTCCAATCACGGTCGAGCCGTATGCCGCAGTTCGGGCATTCCCATTCACGCACGTCCAACGGTTTCCTGCCATCCCTGTGTCCGCATTGGGAGCAGATTTGGCTGCTGGGATGCCAGCGGTCGATGCGTTTGACGGTTCTGCCGTATTGGACGCCCAATTGTTGGATGCGGTCGATGATTCGCGTCCAGTTCGCGTCCAACAGGCTTTTCGCCATGCGGGTGCGCGCCAGTCCCTTGACGTTCAGGGTCTCCAAGGCGACGGCTTGGTTCTCGCCCGCCACCTTGGATGCCAGCTTGTACGCCATGTCCCTGCGCTGGTTCCGTATCCGACCGTAGGTCTTGGCCTTCAGAAGTCGTGTCTTCGCATGGTTGTTCGAGCCTTTCTTTTCCCTTGCCAGTTGTTTGTCGAGTTTGCGCAGTCTGCGCATCTTGCGTTTCAAGGTGTGTGGGTGGGGTATCTTCTCGCGTGTGCCGTCCGTATAGACGATGCTCATGAGCGAGTCAAGCCCCATGTCGATGCCGCACGCCTCATGCAGCGGCTTGGGGGCGTCGGTCTTGTCCTCCACCTGCACGGTGAAGCTCGCTTCGTAGGAGCCGTCCGCGTGGAGCATGATGGTGACGGTGTTCGGCGTGGACGGCAGTTCGCGCGTCCAACGGAGCTTGACCCGCCCTATTTTCGGCAGGGTCAGGAACGCCCACTTGCATCCGTCCGCATGCTCGACCTTGAATCGCGCGGACTTGGTGAACTCGGCGGATTGCTCCCCGTCCCTGCGGCTCTTGTACCGGGGCAGTCCCGTGCGATGCCTCTTCCCGGTACGGCGGTTGGTCACAATATGGGTCCTGCCAGCCCTGTAGAGGCGGAGGAAGTTCCGGTAGGCCATATCCGCGTGGCGTATCGACTGCTGCAACGGTGTGGCTGATACGGCCAGAAGCCATTCCATGCCGGGTTCTCGTTTCCATAGGGTGAACATGTTGCTCAACTGCGTGCAGGACTGCATTCGCCCATGTCGGTGACGCATAAGCTCCCGCTGGTCGAGCGTCCAATTGTATGCGTACCGGCATGCGCCGTACAGGCATGACAATGCCTCGCGCTGCCCTTGCGTGGGGTAGGCGCGGTAGTTGTATCGCCTGTAGGAACTCATATTTGGTATTATACTTGGTCTTTATGGATAAGACAAACGATATTCGTAAGGGACGGCACTGCGTCTACGATTTGCATGCGCACTTGGTCTTCGTCACCAAATACCGGCACGACGTGTTTACCGACGAGCATCTGAAAACGTTGGAACGCATATTCTCCGACGTGTGCGCCTCTTTCGACTGCCGGTTGGAGGAATTCAACGGCGAAACCGACCACGTACACCTGCTCGTATCGTTTCCCCCGACCGTGGAACTCAGCCGACTCGTCAACAGCCTCAAGGGAGTGTCCAGCCGATACATGCGACGCGACTACCCTGAACTCGCGCAACACTATTGGAGGGCGCAACGCCTATGGTCGCCCAGCTACTACGCGGGAACCGCAGGAGGCGCACCGTTGAACACGCTGAAACGGTACATAGAAAACCAGAACAGGCCAGAGTGATTCACCACCGCCCTAAAAGGGACGGTGTACCCTCACATAAAACGATGGGAATAAGTTTCAGATTAATAGCAGTTATTACACCAGCCGGTATCGCCGCAAAGGTTCTCATTCTCCTCGCTGAGAAGGCAACCGCAACCGCTGCAATACATGTTGGCTGGATTGTCGGACGAAGCGAAAGAACCTTCCCTGACAATGTTTCCAGCCAAGTCGGTGATGGTGTAGATTGCCCGAGTATCGGCTTCCGGTGCGGGATAGCCGGACATGCCTAGAATCCTGTTGTACACGTTCGTCAGTAGAGTGCGAACGTTTCCGGCCTGACGAGTCCCATTCAGAATGGGATTCGTCAAATGGTCGAAGAATCCTACCGTCGTATCCCAAGAATGCTGGCCTTCGTGGATTTCAATTTCCAGCTTTTCCTTGCCGTCGGTGAATCGCATTTTCGTTTTCCTACAATTCCATCATGGCCTTGTCTAAATCGGACACAATCACGTCATACAGTCCGTCAACGTTCAACGATTCCAGCTTGTGCGACGGCAAATCCACGGGAGTGCATTCCCCGTCGTCGAAAGTCCAATGCTCGACCGAAACCGTGTATACCCCTCCACTCCAACGGTAGGAACGTCTGCCGTTATGTTGCGAGTCTGCCACAAGATAGTATTCGAACATCTTGCCCATGTATGGGCATTGGAATGCGACTTCGATTCCGTCTCCGAAGATGGCGTGGGTGGCGTGTGCGCCGGTCACGTATGGGATTTTGACAAGCTTGTCAATGAGTTTCCGGTAGGTGTCTTCGCTGATTTTCGAGTACATTCTTTTTCCTTTTTCTGTATGGGTCGAACCCTTGTTTGTGTAGACAATCCCAGTATATCATATAAATGACAAACCTAAAAACAGCACACGCCCTACTTGACCCCAGCCTTCAATGTTTGTTGGAAGATACTTTGCGACGGGGCCAGTCGAAGGACGGCTCCCCTTGACTGACCCGTGAGGTGCCGGATGGTTTCAGCCGTGCAACGCGGTGATGATTTCGTCAGCGGCCTTACGGACATGCTCGGCAGTGGAACGTACAAGCTTGGGGTCGGCATCGCTCCAACCCGCCACGTAGCGAATGGAATACTCGCCGGTGTCCATTCCCATGTATTTGGCCACCACGTACGCGACGCTTTCCGCCTCGGTCTCATAGATGCCGCGATGCCGACCGTATTCACCTTCCGGCAAATCCTGATGGAGAAGCATGTGGGCCGTTTCATGCAGGATGGTCTTGGCGTCCTGCCTCGGGCTGTTCTGCTCGTTGAGCATGATTCGTCTGCTTCCGTCCATCGTGGTGTAGCCTTTGACGTCCCTTCCCATTGACTCATGTCCCACTCGCCAATGTTTGGATTCGAGCCAAGCGGTCATGCGTCCGACGATGCCGAGCGCGTCTGCGCCTTCAAGCTCGGACGGCTTCATCTGTTCGATGGGGTCGGTCTCCTTGTCGATGGGGTCGGTCTGGGATACGTCGAACACCGTCAAGATGGGATACCAGACTTTTTGGATAGGGTCGCCGTTCTCGTCTAGCTGTGGGTTGCCGTCTTCGTCTTTGACGGTTCTGGTGCTGAAGCCGAAGATTTTCATGCCGTGTTCGCCTTTGCGCACGACGCGCCCGCGTGTCTGCCATTGGCGGAATCCGGCGACCAGCGACGAGTTGCCGTTCGATTGCATGAGCATTAGCAGGATGTTGTTCCAGCTGTATTGGTGGAAACGTCCCATGAAATCGAGGTAGCGCTGCCAAGTGCCGGAGTTCCGTAGTTCCTTTACGCCGGTTTCGATGTCCTTGCGCAGTTCTTCGATTCGTTCCCCGTGTTGTTTGCTTGCCATTTCGTTGTTCCTTTTCGGTCACGTACGGGAGGTGTCAGCGCGGTCAGCAGCAGTATTCGTTGACTGCGCTGACGAGTTCAGCCATGCTCATGCCGTACACGTCGCTGTGGCGGTGGAAGATGCTTTTGGTGAAGAGCCTTTTTTGCATGATGTCGCGGGCTTCGGCGCTTTGTGCGAGTTTCACGCTTTCAGTGAATGCGCCCGTGGGGTTGTCGTTGATTTGTTTGGCGTATTCGACTGCTTGTTTTTTGGGCATTTTCTTGACGTTGATTGCGCCGCCGATGTAGTGGATTGCGTACATTTGTGTGCTCCTTTTTGCCTATCGCTCTTTGTGTGAACAATTCCACTATAGCACACTCAAGAGAAACCGCAAAACCTGAAAAAACAAGAAGCAGGACACCAAAAACAGCGTCCCGCTTCTCCTCCGTCAAACCTCAATCGGACAAACCGGCACGGGCACGCATCTTGCGTTTAATCTCACTACCCTTGGCGAACAGGCGCTCCATACGGGCCACGGTCTGCAACGCTTTCTTGTATTCCTCCAGTCGGGAGGAGATTTGCCAACTATGAGGTTCCGCCAACGACTCCTCAATCAGAGAATCGGGAACATCCCGCATAAAGGACATAATCCAACGGCGGTTTTCCCCGCCCATGCGACGCCACAAGCGCACGGCACGCTTACCTTTGACCCATTCCGGATTATTAAACAAGACTTGGATGGCGGATTCATCAGAGAGGGAGTCCAGCAATGGGTCGATGTCCGTTTCTTCCGCCAACGGTGTCGACAGGACGCGGATGGTTTCGTCTTCGCTTTTCACCCAATGCTCGAAGCAGAGCCTATCGGCCAGCTTGTTTTCCACCATGTAGCGGATAACGTCGTAATCCGTTTCCTCCCAGTACAGGCTTGCAGCGGTATGCTTTGCGGCAATCTTGCGTAGTTCGGGGTCTTTGTCCTTGGCGAGGCTGGTCGCGGTCTTGTAGTTGAGTTTTTCCTTGTATTCCAAATATTCGGACACTTTGCGGCGAACGTCCCGACTCCGGTCTTTCAACACGGTTTCGCGTAGTCCGTCGTATACGTTTCCGTCCTCGATTTTCATGTTGTATTCCAGTTTGCAGTTGACGTAGTAGTGGCGGAACGGTAGGGGGAGAGGGAATATTCTTCCACTCTGGTAGATGTTCTTAATGCTTTCCAGCAGGTTGATTCCCTTGTTGGTAAGCTTCCAACGGTCGCGTTCCTTGTTTAGTTCGATTAGGTTGGCTTCCTTGAATTTATCTAAGGGCTTCTGGTCGATGTATGCGCTCAGTCGTTGTGAATGGGTTTCGTTGTCGAAGTCTTCGAAGCAGTAAACGAGGTTGGCAGTCCACTTTTTGGTAAGACTGTTGATTGCGTCGTTGTCCATGGTTTCTCCTTCTCGGCATATCTTGTGTGAACAATTCCAGTATGGCCTAAGTTGAGATAAAACACAACACGCAACCAAGCCAAAACGAAGACGCAATCCCCGCCCATACGAAAAAAGGAATACACCCACATGATTTTCCTGCGGGCGTATTCCCATGTTTTAGTTCAGAAGTCCGGAGCGATACAGAATCCTGCGGGTATTGATGCTGTGGACGAAAGCGGTGTCAGGCTGTCCAACGAAGTCGGCAAGCTGCTCGTCGGAGCAAGTCTCGTCAACGGCGTCGTCCAAAACCACCTCGGTCGGAGAGTTGAACATCCTACAGCCGACGCCGTCCTGCCCCTCGGTGTGCTCGAACAAGGCGAAGTAGGTCATGTTCTCGTCTGCAACACGCAACATGACATAGGAGGTATTGCCGTTGTGGAAGATGTTGTAGTCTGCTGCGCCGAATCGTGTGAAATACTCGTTCATTTTGGCTCTTTCTCTCATATTTGTGTGAACGATTCCAGTATATCATATTTGAGAGAAAGCACAAAAACACAAAAAGCCGCGCAAACGCAAAAGCATCCACGCGACTCGATATTTTTAACACTATACGGAGGGCGGTGCGGTTCCCCCCGCCGCAGTGGGTGCTGCCGGTTAGTCGTAGTCTGACGGTTCACCATTGACGTAGTTTAAAAACTGGTCGAAGGCATATTGCGCGGTATCTTCATAACGGCATGGCTTCGGCTGTGCGTTCTTTTCCTGCTCTTTCTGCTCTATTAACTGGTCTATCCGGCTTTGCTCGTCACGGTGTTGCCATGCGAGAGGTCTATTGCCCTGAAGTAGGTTCTCCTCCACCGTATATTCATGTCCGCGATACATATAGTCGAGATAGACCATATGGGCGTCGTATCCGCGCCCGTAGTATTTCCTAACGAATGTCGCTTTTCGCATTGTTACCCCTTTTACGAATGGTGGGGCATGTCTGCTGGTACACCCCTTTGGTTTTGACTAAATCTCGCGCTCCGCACGCTCCCAAATCTTCCGGCGAATCTCACTGTCCTCAGAGAACATCGCACCCAACTCCAACACTTGACGGACGGCTTCTCGGTATTTCTCCAAACGGTCATGCAAGGCCATGTACGCGTCGCTTTTGAACACCTGATTGATGAACGAGTCCGGCATGTCGCGCATGACCTTGACCAGCTTGTAACGTCCCACCTCGTCCGCGTTCTCCCAAGCGTTCATGACTCGTTCACGCGTGGCCCACTGCGGCTTGCAGGCCAGTACATGCGCCACATCCTGTGAGTCGAGGCGGGCCAACACTTCATCCACCTTGCCGTCTTCGGTCAGAAGAGCCGCCTGAACGCGAATCTGACTGTTGGGATTGTCCAGCCAATGTTCGACGCATTCCTCATCGAAATTATGGTTATAGATAAGAGTCTTGACCACACGCTCGTCCGACTCCTCGAAGAAGAGGTGAGGGTCTGCGTTCTTTGCCGCCATGCGTCGAATCTGATAATCCTCGTCGTGGGACAAACCGTTCGACGTTTCCTTGTCGAGCTTGCTGAACTTGTTGAGCATTGTGGCCGCTTTCTTGCGAATCTCGGCGCTCCTGTCATGTAGGGCCACTTTGGATAGTTCCTTGACGGGTAGTTTCTTTTCGTCGTATACGCGCCAGTCGAAGTAGTAGTTACGGACTTTCAGGGGTAGTTCGGAGAGTTTGCCGGAGTTGAAATGCTGTCTAATGTTGGCGAGTTCGTCTTCGCCTGTTTGGGTGAGAGTCCAGTCGCCCGTCTCGTTTTCTTGAATGAGTCCGGCTTTGGCGAGTTTGGTGATGTCGCGGTCGGGGAATACTCGGCGTTCGGGTTCGCGCTCGAATCGCATGAATTCGTAGATTGCGGTTTCGTTCCAGTTGATGTCGCTCATTTTTTGCTCCTTGGCTTCCATATTTTTGTGTGAATAATTCCAGTATACAATTTGCTTGGACAACACGCTACAAAACAAAAAGCGGGAACTACAGCAACAAGACCATATCCCCGCAAACCCAATCAGCAGACGCTCGCGGAACCATCATCGCAAAGAGAGCATAACAGACAACCGATGCCGTTAATGTCCCTTGTCAAATGCACGCCCTTGGTGGAGCCGCACTCCTCACAACGAATGCCACTGCGCTTACGAGCGGTATTGGGAGTGCGGGAGAGGGCAGACCCACGACGGTAGGTTTCCTTCCTTGGCGTGCCTATGACGTATTCCACACCGTCCAACACGAACGGCTTGCTGACCTTGACGATGTTCACGTGAGACACCTCGCCGTTGGCTTTGAATACCGGGAACTCGTCGGTTTCACCAGCCTCGCTCCAATTGTCCCACCACTCTTTCGGGATTCGGACTTTCCAACCGTCCTTTAGCTTCGTCCAAATCGGACGGGGTTCGGTCTTGGCGTCTTCGATAGTTTCACTCATTTTTTGTTCTTTCAGCGAGTGTATCCGATTTTCCTCAGCACATGGTCTTCAGGGTCGGAGAGATGCTTGATGACCTCTTCCGGCGTAAGGCTGATTCTCTTCGTGTGGAGTAGGGGTTGGAACGAGCAGGTGCGGAGGAACTTCGTGACCACGCCGTCTCTGCTCATGCGGGAGGAAATCTTCTGGTTTCGATACTGGCGGTAGGTGAAGCGGAGCCAACGAATCGCCTGTTTCGAGTCGATGGTCTTCACGTGGGGATTATCGGCGTAGGCTTTCACCCAGTTATTGCGTTCGGTGGCGCTGTGGAAAATCTGGATTAGTGGAATGTTGTTGTCGGGGTCGAGCTTCTGGTTGGGGTGGTTGACTATGGCGGCGTAGTAGGTGTTCATGGGTTGCTCCTTTTGTAGACCAAGTTTTTGTGTGAACAATCCCAGTATATATTCAAGAATAGCAATCACGCAAGTCGGCACGTCAAAACAAACTACCCAATCACACAAAAAACCAGCAAGCTCATCAATGCAATAATCGACAGATATGCCAGAACCATAAGGGACAATCCGACCCGCAAACCCCATCTCCAAGCCGATACGCGAAAATCATTTTCCCTACCGACCTCTTCCATTTTGCGGCTCCAAGCCTGAACCTCATCGTCGAACTCGTTCTGCGTGAGCCAATCGCCGTCGCGGTCGAACGGGCTAGGCTGATACGGCAACGGTAGAAGAATGCCATCCATATCCAATGGTGGCAATACCGGATACGGTGGAATATTATGCCGCCAGATTTGCACGGAACGGCGCAACCCCATACGGAACGCCGGATTACGCACCGTGTCCAATAAGCCTATTTCTCACTCCCATCTAAAAAGTTAACGGCTCTTCGCCTATCCTCACAAGCAACTCGTTCAGTTCGGGTATGAGAATATCCGTCTCAATCTCTTCAATATCATGCTTGGTGAGATAGAACGCTTGCCCATCCTTGTAACGCAACATGCCGTCAGTGTCGAACGATAGGCTTTCGAACATGGTTTCGACCATATCCCAGAACAGGTTTCCGAACTGTTCTTTGGTACGTTCGTCTTTCAGAACCGTGTACACCGCGTGGGAGTGCTGTTCGCCACGTTTCAAATCCTTGCTCAGGCAACGTTCGCAACGATGGTATCCGTCCAAGTCTTTAACACAGTCGGAACATAACGGTCGGGAGCATTCGGGGCAGAGGATAGTCCACTTGTTTGTTTTGCAGATTGCGCAGATTCCGTTGTTCAGCACGTCGAATGCTCCTTACCGTAGTAGGTGTGATTGCTTCCAGATTAACTCAATCAGTCCAACGGTTTGCCACGTCCGACAATCTTCTTACCGTCCGCGTTCCGCAACCATGCCAAGCCGTGACTATAGGAAACAACTCCAGCTTTGACGGTCGGATTCTGCTGGAACGTGTAATAAACTTCCACCAGTCCGCCGCCACCGTTCGCTTGCAGAATACGAATCCTGTAATCCTTTTCCACGGCTTTGACGGCCATATCCCGTTCGAGTTCATCAAACCAACCGTAAAGTGGGAGCATGGCGAAAGCGGCTAATACTCCTACGGTGATGAACCGCCAATATGTTTTAGCCCCTACCAGTAGGGCGATTACCGCCACGAGAACGCCGATGATGGCGATTCCGGCCACGAGTTGACGCCAATTGCCGTTGCAATCGTATTCGACGGGAGCATAGGGATTGGTGAGGGTCGGCGCGGATTTGACGGGTTTTGACTGTTTGCGTGGGATGGTCGGCCTGTAGGTCTTCGGTTCTTTCGTGGAAACGGTTTCGGTCTTTGCTTTAGGTTCCGTCTTGACTGTAGGGTCGTTCTTCGGTTCGATGGGCTTGGGCATGTTCTTCTTTTCAGCTTCCACGGGCGGTGCCGGTGGTTTCAACATTTTCCGTTCCGTCTCTTTGACTACTCTTTGCAGTTCGATGGTGGTGGACGAGTCGGGTTCGTCCATTGGCTCCTGACCTAACATCATGAGGTCGTTTTCCAGTGAGATATCCCGTTCTTTCATGTAATTCTTCCTTTCTTTTTTTGCCGAATATGAGAGAAGTAGAAGGAAGTAGCAATACGGCAGTCTTCCAATTTTAGCGTGGGTCAGAGGATTCGGGTTCCCTTGCGGGTGACGAGCATGATTCTGTTTTCGTGGCGGTTCTCGAAAACGTCCCAATTGCCGCTCAGGACAGCCAAGCACACGTTGCCTTTGATGAGGTTCCAACGTTCGTCGCAGTTGGATACGACGTGCTTCCAGTTGATTGGATTGGGCTTGCTGTGGGAGGTTTCCACGATAGCTTCGGTCATGGGCCTGTCTGCGTAGGCGTGGTCGTAGGTGTTGTCTCCGGCGACTACGCTGATGGTGCCGTTGTCATGGAAGATTGGCTGGTAGTAGGTTTTGATGTCGTTCATTTGTTCTCCTTGGTTGGTTTCCGCCTGTTTATGTGGACATTTCCAGTATAGCATACGTAAAGTTCCGACTCCAAAACAAGCACGGAACATATTGGCTACGAGTCTTCGCCCCCATCTTCTCCGAGCGCCTGTTCGACCAACAATCGGATTGCATCGTTCCACGAGATTTCATGTCGCGTGGCATACTGCATGGTCTGCCGGTACAGTTCGGCGGACAACGTGACCACACGGTTCACGTTCGGCATCATGTCAACTCCAGAACAGGTGGGCGAGCGAGTCAGCGTCGATGTACCAGCGTCGTCCGATTTTGTAGGTGCGTATGCGACCGGCATTCAGCAGGTCGTATATGTGCTGTCGTGAGCAGGAGAGGTAGGCCATCGTGTCAGCTATAGTGAGGATGGCTGGCAGTTCCTTGGCTTTGGTTCTCATTGTCAAGTCCTCTTTCGTTAATACCGGCATTCGCAACCGGAATCCAAAAACTCGTGTTCGCCGTCGCTCCACAGCACGGCCTCTATGGTCGAAGGGTCGTTCAGGTCGATGAAAAACGCGGCAAGCTCGTCCGCCGACAAGCGGGAGAACTCCTCGCCCACGGCTTTATTGTATTAAGGCGTCACAGCGAGCCATGTCCGCGTGTCCTCTCCAAGGCGAACTGATAGGCGACTTCATCCAGTTCCTTGGGTCCCAACCCGTCCAGCACGGCGAGTGCGAACCTCACACGCTCACGGTCATCGACCGGCAACCAGATGTCGTCGGCTCCCGCGACGATGTGAATGCCCATGCCGTCGTTGTCGCTGATGTAGTCGAATCCGGTGAACTTGACATTCATGCTTCCTCCTTTTTTCTCAGTCTTCCCCGTTGTCTGAACGATGCGACGAAATACGGTTCCAATGTTTTGTGTGAACAATTCCAGTATAGCGCACTTTGTAAAACAGGCAACACGGACACGCCAAAAAACAAAAAGCCCCGCCAAAACGACGAGGCCACAATCCTGAAAACTAACGATTCATGCTCAAACGAACCTCAACCGCGACGGTCAGCAAAACCACCGTAATGGCGCACACAGATACGATACCGAACGTGCGGCCAAACGTGAACAGCCAAGTGCCGAACGAGTAGATGCCGAACGCGACTGCGGTTGCCACCCCACCGAAAGCGATGGTGACAAGCGTCATAAGCAGAACATCCTTGATATGCATTTTTTCTCCTTTTGGTGATGGGTTTTACGAACCCTTGTTTGTGTGAACAATCCCAGTATACCATGTTTGTAGGGAAAAACAAAAACAGCCCACTCCCCAAAGCAAGGAAGCGGGCTGAAAAGTCAGGCATTCAGCAAAGCATGGGACGAAACACCCATTTCAGACAAACCCAAACCCACATTGTTCGCGTCACTCACACCACGAGCAAAACCATCCTTGCTACCACGAGCAGTGGCCGCACGACCCGGCACCAGCTCAAGCTTGTCAAAATACTCGTTCAGACGCTGACTCTTGCATGACACCAGCTCACGACCGGAAGGAATGGCGAGACTCTGCTTGCGAAGCTCCTCGAAACGTTCGCTCAAACGTTCGTTGAATCCACCGCGATAACCATAGTAGAACTTGGCGCGTGGATAATCACGACGCATGTACTGTTTGCATTCCGTCAGCGTCGGATAGGATTCACGTCCGTAATGCGTTTCGACGTATTCCTTGTTGTCCTCATAGTACGCTTTGGCGTGCTGGTCAATCATGTCCGCGTAGCTAGTGCGGGCGTGGACTGAGCAGTATAGGTCGATGCTTTGGAAGAGAAGGACTGCGGCGTTCACATCGTCCTCCTCGCCTACGAACATGACGGCACGTTCCTCAATCCTTCCGCCACACCGGCTTTCGTGAATGTAGGCGCGGCATTCGTTAGCTTGGGCGATGATGGTCGCAAGGTAGCCTTGCTGATGGTAGATGGTGGTTTTGCTTACGTTCACGCCACGTTCGATGATTGGCTTGTTCGTGCGGGTGCGGTCGCGTTTCCAGTCTTCGATACGATATTCGTTGATGAGTTTCTGTGCCCGCTCGAACGCCATTTGGGCCTCATTGTCGCTGGAAGCTTCGTTTTCGGCTATTGCCATAAGGTTGTTGATACGTTCGATGATGGTGTTGATGTCGCTCATTTTTTACTCCTTGTGTTTCAGACTTCTTTTGTGTGAACAATTCCAGTATACCTGAGTATGAACACAACACGCCCAAAAACACGCAAACAACCCTCAGAAAAACAAAAACGCTCCCCAGTCCAAAAGGCAAGAAGAACGCTATCCGACAAAAACCTCAGGCACCAAGCTTGGAATGGTGCAGAAGCCTACGGATATGGATATTGTGAACGAACCGACTATGACCATTAATCCTCTTGGCGAACTCCCCATCGGAATACTCACCATCCGGAATACCATTCAGAACGTTCTCCGGAATGTCTGGAAGGGACTCCGGAAGACGCTCAAACATGTAATAGTTGACACCCTCACATCCTTCGACATGCTCGAAAAGCATGAAGTAGGCACCCTCGGGGTCGTCCATGAAACGGCTCAGAACATAGGACTTGGACTTGTTAGCGTTGGCGAAGATGTTGTAATCCTCGGCACCATATTGGGTGAAATATGTAGACTTGTTCATTTTTTCTCCTTATGTCCTTCAACTTACTTTTGTGTGAACGATTCCAGTATACCTCAAGAGAGGATAAAACACAAAAAGAGAGACGGGAACCAAAACGAAAACTGTTCCTCATTAACTTTTAAAGCATTATACTTATTATAATTATTATAAAATCAAGGAGACAGCAATGACCAACCCATTCAAACCAACCGCCGGACGCATACCCCCAATTCTTGTTGGACGAGAAGAAATCATCGAAGACTTCGACTACGCCCTAAAAGACGGAGTAGGAAGCCCCGGACGACTGATGTTTCTCACCGGAGCCAGAGGAGTCGGCAAAACCGTAATGCTGGACACATTGGGAACACACGCTCAAAAACAAGGATGGCAAGTCTACAACGAAAGCGCTGACAGCGGTTTTACACAAAGACTCGTGGACTCACTTACCGGCAAAGATACCACCCGCATATCTGCATACGACATGCCCAGTGTCGGACTGACGGGAAACACCGGAAACCTCGAACTGAGTCTGGGAAGAATCGAACTCGAACGCAAAGAGGAACGTTCCTTGACATTGCGCCAAGCAGTCGGCAAGCGTCTAGACAAGATGAACGAAAACAGGCAAGGAATCCTCATCACCTTGGACGAAGTGCAATCCGGTTCCATGGATGAAATCAGAGCAATGTCTACCGCCGTGCAACATCTCATACGAGAGGGACGGAATATAGCTTTTATTTTCGCAGGACTACCCTCAGCCGTAAACGACGTGCTGTCAGACAACGCCATCACATTCCTCCAACGGGCAGAACGATACCATTTAGGTTCCGTGCCCACGGAGAAGGTTCTGAAAGCATTCGAGGAATCGTTCAGCGGGGAAAAGAAAGCCGGAATGGAAACCTTGATACGGTTGACCAATGCCACTCATGGTTATCCGTTCATGATTCAGCTGGTGGGTTATTGGGCTTGGAGGGTTTCCGAAACCAACGGCCATGTGAATCAAGTGACCGAGGAGGACGCGGTCAAGGGTATCGAAAAAGCCCAAGCCAAACTAGGGGATATGGTTCACGCCCCAGCATTGCATGGCTTGCCATCCCATGCGGTGAACTATCTGCTTGCCATGTCGGTGGATGATACGGTGTCGAATACAGGTGAAATCGCCCGTCGGTTGAACCGTTCGCCACAGTTCGCCAACGTGTATAGAACCAAGCTGATTGAGAACGATTTGATTGAGCCGGTCGGTTACGGTGAAGTCGCTTTCAAAATGCCGTATTTGCGGGATTACTTGCGTGAGCATGGGGCTTATTTGCAGATGCGGGAGAATATCAGCGAACGCTCGGAGAACTAGGTTTTGTTGTTCTGGGCGGTTTAGCATGGACAAGCTGGAAGAATTCAAGCTTGCCACCATTTGACATTTACCAGAAAGCCCCTCAACTAAGGGGCTTTCCTCTTTTGCTATCCCTTGTGCGTTTTCTCATACCATTCCACGAATCCCAGCATGGCTTGCTGGAATGATGGTTTGAATTCGCCGTTTACGGGAATGTTTCTGTTGAGTGGCGTGGTCTTATAGTTTTCCGGTAAGGGTGTGGCGCACCATTCGGGTGGTATCCGGTCGGTGAATGGTTCCTCGCAATCGTCGCTGAACATGAGTCCTACGGGCTTGCCGTTGAGGAGGATTGTTGCGTGGGGGCTGATTTGTCCTTTCGCCAACCGGTATTCGCCTTTTGTCGTGTGTATTGGATAGTGGAAGGTTTCAGGTAGTCCTCCCCGCCGGTATTCGTCACGTAATAGTCGAATCGGATTATAGTAGCGTTCCAATGCGGGGTATGCCCATTCGCATCCGCTCCAACAGTCGCGTACCCTGTCCATTCCGTCCCAGTTTTCTTTCGGATTGGGTTGGATGCTGAGTTTGCGGTATCGGTCGGTTTGGCACCAGCGGGTGGGATTGTTCAGGGCATAGTTTGGCGTGGTTTGTTCGGCTAACCGTATGAGAGTGCTGAGGGTGCATGAAGCATAATGTTGCTTGTCGTATCGTGCGACAAGCCGATACGGGTCGGCATCATCCTTGTTAAACACAGGCTTCAACACGCGTAAATGTTCCTCCGTTACGGGAATATCAAGGTCGGCTGGTAAACCCAACACTTCCATCCAACCTCCAAGCCTGTTCGTATCCCACTTGTAATCCTTGCAGTATTGCGCTTGCAACAGCCAAACCATCCAACGGCGCACATTCCGCATCAGTACGGGATGGGACGCGAATTCGAGAGGACGCCCCAGCATGTCATGATTCACATTATCCGGCGTGGTAATACTGGTTCGATTACCATACTCGTCCACTGCCGTCACGACGATATTGTGTCCGGCGTCCACAGCCTTGAACATGTCGCTGATGTTGTCTTCCACGAACGTGGGCGGAATGAGACGCGGCTGGACTTGACCATTAATCGGCACGGAGAGCATCATTCACCATCCTCACTATTAGAGGCGAGTCGGGTTCGGAGTTCCCTCAACCGGCCTAACCGTTCCTCCACAGCCTGAATACGAACGTCAACCGCAGTCAACGTGTCACCATCCGGCTCAGACAACTCATACTTGCCGGACGACAATCGTTCCAGAAAACTGGTGGGAACATCCCATACCAATAATCGGAGTTTGTCGGGACTGAGATTCAACCCCGTATACAAGCCGGTTTTAGGCCACATGCCATCCACGAGAGCCACATTCGGCATCATGCGCGGTGGACGGTCGGGCTGATATTTTTCGACTAGGATTCGACCAGCGAACCAGATAATGTCGCTATCCTGCTTGGAGTACGCGTACAAGTAGTCGTAGGGGTCGATGGTGACTGTGACACGCTTTTCAGCGTCCACGCCCTTATGCCACCAGAAGTATTTGTCTAAAGCTTCGAACACCAGCCTTTCCACACGAACATTGAACGTCCAAGTCTTCAACTTGTCATCAAACGTTCCGCCCAACGCGCGGGAGCGACGGGCGAATAACGGATTATACGGAGCCTTAACCTTCAAACGGCCATCACTGCGAGTGACCGTAATATCATCAAAACCTGCCATGACAGTTTCCTTTCACTCAAACGGCATACTCTAGCCAATGCGCTGATAACCTCTAAAGCCCCACATGGGCGAAGTCCCGAGGAAGGAAATGCAAGTGACTCCAGTGTAACACCAAGCCGGGAAGAAAAACTAGCCAACAAGCATGCCGATGTGGAATACGATGCAATCCAAGCCGCACGAAATCTCATCCAAACGACTCTCTTGAGGAAGCGGAAGATTCTGCGCCACCATTTCTGCTAAATCGGACGGCCAATCTTTTTCTCGTCCCATCCAAAGCTTCCAGCAGATTACGCCCCCTCCACCACACAATCTGGAAAGTCCGGAATATCACGGGTGAAAAGCCAGCTTCCGCATTTCACAATGCCTCCGATACCACGCTTTCTCCCGAGCGCACAGTCCACGACGGTGAGTTAGACCCGACAGTGTGCTCTCATGGCTCGTCCAAGAATCCTGAACTGTCCGCAATCCCACATGCACGCCATCATATGAGCGGATAAGGTTACGCGCATGCCGTCGGCTTGCACGCAACGCCTTATGGTGCATGCAGATAAGAATACTGCCGTCATCCTGTACGCTGTATACGCGTTTCAGGAATGTGAGTTGACCGGTACGACAGTCCACTATGCGGGTCTTGCGCTTGTTCAACCGCAATCCCAATTGATTGACACGCCGCTCATAACCGGCCAGCACACGTTCGGCCTGTTCACGATTCTCGCAGAAACAGTAGGCATCATCCATATACCGTCCGTAGAATCCTTGCGACATGCACCAGTGGTCAACCTTGTTCAAATACCAGATAGCCATGGTTTGGCTCGTCTGATTACCTAAACCCAAGTGAGGTTCGTCCAATACGAAGATTCTCAATACGGTTAGAATCCGTTCCACATCCTGCTTCTCCCGTCCGGTGCGGGCGATACTCCGGTACAGGGTGGAAATCATATCGAACGCTCGTTGGGAGCTGATACTGCCGAAATAGTTGGAACAGTCGAAGATGACAGCATACGGATGCTCCCATTTACCCAAAGCCCGCTTATAGTGTAGTTCGAACCGTTTTCGGGCGAACGATGTTCCACGTTTCGGTAGGCTTGCCGCATTATCGTATATCAGTTGGCTTTCCACGATGGGGACGAGACTGTTGTCGCATAAGGCGCGTTGCACCACCCGGTCTCGGAAGGATACCGCGCTGATGTGGCGGAGTTTGCCTCGTTCGGAAATGTCGAATCGGATTGGCGCTCTCTTCTTGTATGTGCCGTCCTCTAATTCTTGGGCGAGTTTCCAACAGTTGACGGCACGCCTATTGTCGAAGTTCAACACTGTGTTTTTCCACGTGACGCCGCGTTTGCATTTTCTTGCGGCTTGGTAGAGCGCGTCGAATCCGAATGTTCGTTGGAAGTCGATGTAACGGTGGAGCTTCCTGTACTTATCATCCGAGCGTTGTTGCAGTCTACGTTGGCGTCTTCTACGTCTTTGACTCGCATTCACGATTTTAATGCTTCCTTCACTAGGGAAAGAGAAAAGAATGGTTGAGGGCAGGTCGTCGGCAACAACCCAAGACATGCAATGATGTTGGACGCCCAGCTTAAGGGGCGAGTATCCGTCGTTTCCGACAGTCTTATCTCCCTCAACCTATTTCACACGCAACCCATTTTCGAGGGTCAGCGCATTCGACCATATCCCCTTCCCCTTCGGGAGGCTTTCACCCATTGGGCTACTGGCCTATCTGATGTTAGTTTTTGGTAAGAGGAATCGGGGACAACGGAGTAGCGATTGTTAGCATTGTTGTTGTAGCTGGGGTCACCGTTCGAGTTCACTTGGAGGAAATTGTTGCTGTTGTTCGGGTTGGGCGAACGCTCCCACCAATTGTTGTTGTTAGCACCAACTGGAGTGGAACCGGAAACGGCGGCACCATAGTTTGGATATGGCCGATTTTGTTCAATTATTTTTTAGGCTTGCGCCCGAGTATCCATTATAGTGTTCGTTTTCGACTCGGCGTTTTTCGCTTTCTTCAACTGGTCTCGCTCATACTTGACGGCTCCGGTGAACACGCCCATAGCCTTGTAGAGGGTTCCCGCATAGTTCACGAATTTCTTCTCCTTGACGACGGGATTGTATCTAGGGTCGCCCTCCGGATACTTCCTGTAGGCTTCCAAGTCTTTTTCCCGTGGAGGAAACTCCACCCAATCGTCCACGAGACCGGAGAGTGAGTTCAGCATGCCTTGGGCCTTGCACAATAAATGCAGTTTCATTTCATGCTCTTCTACGGTGCTTGCATAAATGATGTCGGCACTGCAAGCGGATGAATACATTTCATAGGCGATATGCATGACATGCACGGTTTCGAGACAGTTACGGCTTTTAGGCCATTTGCGGAACAGATTTCTGGTAGCCAAGAGCACGATTCTTGCCTGATTCGCATATTCGCTTTTGGCTTTGGTGCGTTTGCTTGCGGGAACCGTCATAAGACTCCTTTTTTGTAAGTTTCAGCTTTGGGATGGTGGGTGGGGATGAACCCCACCCACCAAGGATTAGGGGATTAGAAGGAGAAAGCGGGGACAACGGAGAAGCGATAGCCAGCACCGCCGTAGTAGCAGCCGGGGTGACCGTTCGAGTCCACTAGGAGGAAACCGTTGCTGCCGCTCGGGTAGGGCGAACGCTCCCACCAATAGTCGTTGCCAGCACCAACCGGAGTGGAACCGGAAACGGTCTTGTAAATGCCGGAGAGAATACCATTACTCGAATAGTTGTTCGCCACCTTGCCTTGGAAGTACTCGTATTGGCTTCCTTCCTGACTCAACGCTTGGAAACCACCAGAGGTCTTCCAACCGTCATACAGGGTTGACACGAGTTCACGGTAGGATACAAGCCATACTTTGTCCGCCGTGGCTGACGCGCTTGAACCGACCGTGTACCCGTAGTCCATGTTGTTGGTTTGTTTCAACACGGGTGTGACATTGTTTTGGAAGTCCGTGGGGAATTGGTTCCAGATTTCACCATTGTTCATCTGATTGCGAAGAAGACTGTCACGCCATCCTCCTTCATTGGTTGAATCATTGTTCATGGCATACGCTTTCGGCAACGCGTTCCATGCCATGAACGTGAGTCCTGCTTTTCGTCCACTGCCGTCGGCCTTGTCATCGTGGAGGATGCCGATGAGTCGGAATGGGAGATTCGACCCGTCCGATAGGGTGAGCGTGCCTTTGACCCCGTCGGTCAGGTTCTTTTCCATTGCGGCATAGTATGTGCTTCCCTTACCTTTCTCGCTCAAATCGTCGGCAATCTGTTTCAAACCCGCCGCATTATAGCCCGCGTAGCAAACCTTATCCACGCTGGTATTGCACTTGGCCGGTTCGGCGGCTACCGCACTACCGGTGAGGAAGCCGCCGCAGACCGCGCTCATGATGGCGAGACTGGCGAGGAGCCGCCGAACCGTATGGCGGCTCCCATGTGATTGTGTGGCGTGTTCGCTCATTCTTGTTCCTTTCACTGTTCTTCCTTCTTTCGTAGGAGGATGATTGCCGTGACGAGTCCGCTGATGCTGACGAGCATGAGGAGCGGCAACAGCAATCCCATGCCCGTGTGCGGCATGGTCGCCAACCATGTTTCAGGCAGGACACCCGCATCCACATGCTCCTTGGTTGGAGCATCTTGGGTGAGGGTAATGGTCAGCTTGTTGTCTTCGTCCGTGTAAGCGTCCGAATCAGTGAAGCTTCCATCCGTCGCAGGAGTCTTGTCTCCCACATCCGGCGTGGTGAAGTCCCGGTGGTTCACTTTGGTGAATTGAATACGGTATTTGTTGCCGTTCGCGTCCAGACGTTCGAAAATGTACTTGCCATCCTCGTCGGTCTTGGTGGTTGCCAACTGTTTGCCGTTCTCGTCAGTCAGAATGACCGTCTGACCGGCGAAATGCGTGTTCTCACCTTCATCTTGAATGCCGTTCTTGTTGGTGTCCTCCCAATACAGGCCGCTGATGGAACCGAGTTTCTTCGCGGTGGTGGTTGGGGTGATGATGGTGCCGACTTGGTCGCAGGAGTCCTCATCGGACGTGCTGAACCAGTGTTGGCGTCCTTCCTCCGTATAGTCCGTGTCGGTGCGGCAGGTCGGATTGCCGGTCACATCATTCGTGTTGGCGTCGAGTTTGGTAGAGTCCGGAGTGTTCGGCTTGGTTTTGCCGCTTGCGTGTGGTGTGCCCGAGTATGGTGTGTGTTCGGAGTCGAACCATGCTTGGTTGAGAATGGTCTTTGTATGCTCTTTCACCCACTTGTCAATATCGGATTGTTCCCACTTTGTCGTATCCGTAATATCACGGTCAACGGTGCCGGTGAAATGGTAGATGACATAGCCGCCCGGCTCAATACTGTATGGCAGATTGTATGTGCGGGTCGTCAACCCGTTCTCAGTGGTTTCGCTCGATGGTTCGACAGGTACGGCGGTTGGGTCGGACGATACGGCCATGCCTTTCAAACCGGTGGAACGCGCGCCACCCGTCTTACCGTCACCATACGGGTCGAAGCCCGCCAGCATGACCTGTTTGCCGAGGACGAGCACGTCACGGTCGCCACCCGCCACGTCGGATGCGATAATGTTCGTATCGAACGGAGTGTTGACAATATCCTTATTGCCACTCGTACTACCGTTCGTCCAATACGTGCCACTACCGGTCTGACCGTTAGCCAACTGGCCGTCACCATTCCAACCCATAGACCACAAGTGCTGGTTCTTGTCGATGGCGTACAGGGTATTGTATCCGCCGCTGATTTTCACAATGTCCTTCAAACCGGACAAGCCAGGCGAAGAATATTCTTCAACCTGAATTACTGTCCCATCGTTTTTCAACGCGTACATTCGACCGAACGTGGCGGCGACTTGCGTATAACTGCCACTGGAACGCTGAATCAAGGGAATACGTGTACCGGCGTACAGGCATCCGCCGGACGTGTTCAATGCAATGAAACCATACATGCTCGCACTGAGTTGAGCGAACTTGACACCAGAACCGATTTGCGTCCAAGCCGCATAGTTCTGACTGCCTACAGCGTTTCCAACACTCCACAAAGTGCCGTCGCTTGCGATGGCGACGGTGAACTGGTTGCCGCATGCCACGTCCGTGAACGTCTTATCCGAAGCGACTTCCGTCCACTCGGAACGATTGTCCGTATCACCCGTACCCAATTGGCCGCTACCATTCCAACCGGTCGTATACAGGTGGCCGTCCGTGCTGATGGCGGCGGAGTGTTTGCCTCCGGCGGCGACTTTCAGCCAACTACCGTTGACGATGGTCGGCTTGTTCACGTTCGTTGGGGTAGCGGTATTCGTCGTGTCAGGCTTGAAACCTAATTGACCATACTGATTGTTACCCCACGCATACAACAAGCCCTCGTTCGTCAACACAAACTTATGGTCGCCACTCGTAGCAACCTGCTTCGCACCACCAGACTCGATGGAAACCGTACCGGCGGTAGTGGAAACATCATGCACATCAGCGCTCATACGGTCAGAAACGACACTGGAAGTATCAAAACGACTAGTGCCTTTGTTTTGTACTTTGACATCCCAGTTGATGACGCATTTCGTATCAGTACATTTGGTGCCGGTGACGGTTTTGTCCACGGTGGCTTTCGGGTCTGGTTTCGCATACCCGTAGTCCACGTTTTTCTGGTCGATGCCGATGCCCAAGCTGATATTGTCGGACGTGTCTTTCGCGTTCGCTTTGATTTTGTTCGACCAGCTTCGCGTGTTCGTCACGTTTTCGACCTTGCCGTAGTAGGTTTTGACTTGTGTCTGCACGCCGTCACTGGTGGTGGTGCCGGTGTTGCGTTTCACCGAAGTCTTGTAAGTGCCGGAGTGGAGCAGTACGAACTCATAGTAGCCGTCCTTATCGGTTTTCACCGTTTTGACGGTCTGCCAATTACCATTCGCATCCTGCTTGCCGAGGGTGACTTCCACTCCTTCGATATGCTCCTCACTGTCACCGATGAGCGTGTTCTCATCCTTATCCCACCAGACGGTACCACTGATGCTACCGGCCACTACCTTCGCCACGTCAGGCCACGGCTGGTTGCCCGCCGGTTTGTCGGAAGCGTCGGAATAATAGTTGCGGCCAAGCCACAGCGTGTACTTGTCGTCTTTCACATTGTCGGATGGGGTGAGCGTGATGGTGCCGTTCACCGCCGAATAGGACAGTTTATCGTCGGACGCGACGACAGTGCTGGTCAGTCGGATGGCGGTGATGTTCTTCTTCTCGATGGCGGACAATTCATCCCATGTCTTCCACTCGTAGTCAGCCGGATTATCCGACTTCTTTCCGGTGGTGGTTGAATAGTAGACGGTCGTACTGGTCGAATTGTCCATATTGACCGTGACGGGCTGGGTCAGTTCGTAGGAGCCATGATAGTTGCTGTATCCACGCTCATATTCGACCAGCTTGTCCTGCACGTATTTCTCATCACCATTCGCAGGAAGCAGTAGCATGCTATCCATGGTGCCGGTATGTCCGCCGCCCTTGCCGTACACGTTGAACTCCCAAGTAAGCGGGTCACTGATTTCAGCCTTCGTGGTCTTCACACGCATGATGCCACTGTTGGTTTCCGCATTGGAGACAGGGAATGGGACGCTGGGCGTATTGCTTTTGATGGTTTGGGCTTGCAATGCGCCGTTCTCGTCAACGTCCACGCTCATATTCGCACTGGCGGTCACAGTCCCGGTGGCGAGATTGGATACGATGCCACTGAAATGCAGGTCAGGCAAAGTGGCCGACCCCATACGGTCTACTTCAGGCGTGGCTTTGCCGGAACGTGGCGTGAACACGAGATTATTCCCGTCCACTTTCATCTGCCAGAACGAATCATCACAGGTCGGATTGTACAAGCCTTTCGGTTTCGGCACCGTGATGGTCGGCGTCATGCTTGTATTGGACAGGAGAATGGTGCGCAATTGTTCCGTGACCGTATAATCCACTCGCATGCCGGGAGTCAAATCGACTGCGCTTCCGGACGGGTGATTGGAACTGTTGTTCGCATACACTTGATTGCCTTCACCATCGTAGGCTTTCAGACTGATGTCGATACTGGTGGTCGGGTCTACCGGCTTGGCAATCCACACCCAATTGGTGACGCTCGCCTTATCGTCTTCGGTAAGCCATGCGGTCAGCGTATCCAAAGCTTCCACATTGCCTTTGGACACGTCGGCTATGGCGAGCGTGTTGAACGTGACCTGAACGTTCGGCGCACCCTTTCCCAAAGTCAACGTGTCGGGGTTGAACGTCACCCGAATCTTCTTGACGTTCGGAGCGTCCGTGTCGGATGGTTCCCCGTCATGCCAATTGTCTTTGCTATCAGCCCATTGAACTTTGTAGTCGGAAACCGGAGCGCCGTTCTGGGTGACTTCCAAGCTTCCATCCCACCGCATGCGCGTATTATCCCACTCGTCCTGCATGGTCGGCGTAGTGTTTTTAAGCTTGTCCGCCGTAACGTTCGCCGCATACATTTCCAAAATGGTTTTGACTTGCGTTCCACGGGACACGGTGTCGCCGGAACCGTCGGAATAGTAATGGTAGATGTCGGCTTTGCCTTCGGCGGCGTCGAACGTCAGATTCTCCTTGTCGAACATGGTCTTGGACGCAGTGTTAGGCCGTTGCAGTCCTTTGCCGAACAGTGGAATCTTGCCAGCTGGAGTCGGCTTGAGCCGTTGGATGATGGCTCGTGACCAGTCATTGTTCGCATACGGGTAGCCGACGCGGGCACCCGTATCCTTGTTGTAGGTGCTCTTGTCCCGTCCAATGTTCCAGCCGGGTTCTCCACCTTTGCCCATGTTCAACAGTGCGTCGCCGTTATCGTCTTTGACGCTGAACACGGTTTCGTCGGGAACAAGGTGGACATCGTAATATTTGACGTCTCCTTCTTTCATGTTTTTGAGCGCGTCGGTTCCGGCGGGAATCCTGTAGCTGATTGTCGCCGCCGCACCGTTCTTGCCACTGGATACAGTCAGATACTGTTCTTTATCACTGTTACGGGTAATCCGCTGACCGCCTACAGTCCACACGGTGCCCTGCGGGAAGTCGGAAATATCCACTTTGGTAGTCCAATCGATGCTGGTGGACGCGCCCTTCGTGGACGAATAACCCGGATAGGTCAACGCGTCGGCACGAATAGTGAAATCGCCGGTCGCGTCGGTGTTCTGACTCCAATAAGTACGATGCTCATACGAGTATTGGCCTTTCACCGGATTGCCGCCATTGTCAATGACCAAGTCAGCCGCCGGAGCGGATACTACAGTCAGCTCATCCGTACGATACGTGGTTGACGTTCCACCTTCGCGGGCGACGACGATTTTCGGAATCTGACCCGGCTTGACCAAGCCTCCCGTGTCTTTTGCTTTCAGATAGAAGGTTTGGTGCATGGTTTCCACGCCACCGGCTGGAACCGTGTAGGAGCAGGAGCCGTCACTGTTTTTCTTCGCGGTGACGAGTTGTCCCGGCTGGCAGAAGCCACCACCATCAGCAGTCTGCAAATACGGCGCGTCATCCAAGTCAAACTTCACGTTGATGGTACGCTTGCCCGCCGCGTTGAAGTTCAATGTGAGAGAATATTCGACCGTATCACCGGATGCGACCACGCCATCGGTAGGGGAATCATCGCCCGTGGCGAACCCGTTCTTCGAATTCACGAACGTTTGCGAACTCGTGCCATGCCCCGTACCGTCGGCTTTCTTAACGATTTTCGCAGTAGCATACGCGGGTTTCAACTCGTCCGCATGCGCTTTTGGAGAGGCTACCGGATTGGTCATGCATGTCAGGCCGGATGCCAGTGTGGCGATTGCGGCCAATAATGCTACCGGATGTGCCACATGCTTTTTGAGAATACTCATTAGTGTTCCTTTTTTGCGTGTTTTTTTCTACGGATGATGAGAATGGTGATGATGATTACCGCAAGCCAGAATCCGCCGACGTACAGCATGAGCCATTGGTTCGTGTGGTCTTTCGGCGCGTTTTCGGGTTTGGGTGCGGGGTGCGGCATGCTGGTGCGCGTGCCGGTCACCAAGAGTCGCTTGTTGTTGATGCCGTATGGCGTGCAGGTCAATAGTGTGGAGAGGTCTTTTCCGGTGACGATTTTCAGTTTAGAAAAGTCGGACGGGTCTACCACGCTAATATCCGTGACCTTGTAGGCGAGCGTGTGTCCGGCGGTTATCAGATAGAAGACGTCTCCCTTTTTGGCTTCACTGCCAAATCCTCGCAGCTTGTCGAACATGAGCTGGTCTGCCAAACCCGTGTGCGCGGATATGACAGTATGCGTGTTCTTGCCACCGACGGGGAGACTGGAACCGTATAAGTGTCCGGCTCCAGCGGCCAACACGTTTTGCGACGTGCCATGCCGGATAGGCAGGTTGATGCCCAAGCGTGGATATTTGATGGTAGCCATGACCCCATCCTTGGGGGTGGATAGTTGCTTCCGATACGTGTTGTCCGATTCGGACTTGTTGACGCCCGTCCAAGGGTCTTCCGCCTCACCAAGAATGGGCTGGCCTTCCTCGTATAGGCGTTGATTGTAGGCTTGCGCGTCCGCATACTCTTGGGCGATTCGTTTCACGTCAGTGTTTTCCACGGCTTGCGCGTGGGAGTCGGTCAACCGGTTGGATTGGCTGCTGTTCGAAATCATGAGGATGAATGGGATGGTTCCGGACAGGGCGGATAGGATTAGGCAGAGAAGTCCCGCTATGGCTCGATTTCCCAAGCCTTTCGGTTTCGCCGTATGTTTTCCCAAAACCCCTCCCATGCGGTTATAAAGAATCTAAAAAGTGGCGTGTCGATATTTGGGTTCCCAACACGCCAAGCGGAACATTTCATGCTTTTCCAACCGTCAAACGGTCAGAAAAGTTTTCTCATACGGCAGTATTCCAATCTCCAATCTCACGCCTTGCGACGAAGCAGCAGGGCGGAAGCGCCAGCCAACAGGACGGTCATCACGCCGAAGATGGACAGCCAGACCGCACCGGTCTTCGGCATGTCAGCGATGTTGCGGGCGTTGATGACGGTCACTCCATCGTCACTGCTCTTGGAGGCCAGCTTGTTCGAATCTTGTCCGAATGCGGTGAGGGACGAAGTGCTGGTGTTATGGTCTTGGGACTGGGCCACGCCAACGGTCAGAGTGAACTCCGGCAGAATGCTACCACCGAACGGACTCTTGATTTCAGTCACCGTGTAGTCACCGTACAGGCCCTTCAAGGTGATGACGCCATGGTTCTTATCGGTGGTGGTGATGTCGGCGCTTGCGGTAGCGGCCTCAGTCGAGTCGGCAACACGATACTCGTTATCATTCACCTTGACGAACTTGACGATATTGCTCTTGGCATCCTTGATGTGGAACATGGCACCCGCGAGCGGAACGTTGTTCGTATCGGTCTTGGTCAGAGTGAACTTGCCGACGTACACGTAAGTGGTGTCGCCCGGAGTCTTCTGATGGTCGGTGACGTTGTTCGGATTGTGGGAGTATTCGACTTCGCTCGTGTTGGTGTCAACACCGTCCACGTGGGCGTTCTTGTTCACGGTCATGTCATAAGTGACAAGCACGGGCGTACCGACCGGGAACGTGGTCTTGGCGGCGATGATGTCGGAAGAATTGTCAGCGGTCGGGGCGAACAGGATATGGAACTTGCCCGTCTCGGTCGTCACCTTGTAATCCTTGCCAGCAGTCAAAGCCTTACCGCCGACAGTGACCTTCACACTATCCGGGTTGAAAGTCAGGCCATTAGTATACGTATCGTTGAGCGCATAATAGTAGTGGTCGTAGCCAGTCCAAACAGGCACCTTGCTGGTCATCTTGAAAGAGACCTTCTTGCCGATGGAGGTCTTGGCTACCGCGTATTCCTTCTCCCTACTGATTTTCTCATCCGTAGCACCATCCTCAACACCGGTAATACCCTTGGTCACTTCAGCGTCATGCACCTTATAGTCCACGGTGCCCAGCGTGTAGGTCTTTTCACCGTTCTTCAACGTGGTCTTGCCGTCGATGCCGGTGCCGTTGAACATGACGATGGACGCCTGACCGGTCTTGGTGGCGTCCACGACCGCATACACGCCCGGACGGACGGATGCGGTCATATGCTTGGCGTCGGCGCCCTTGGCGAACGCGGTGCCCTTGTCGCCGGTGACGGCGTCCTCGTTCTTCAACTGGTCGATGAAGTCACGAAGCTTGCCAGCCCACGGACTGTTCTCGGAATCAAGGAGATTCTGCACGACCCACACCATCGGATTGGACGCATTATAGTCGTATCCGGCAGTCTGGTCTTTCTCGGACTGGGTGTCAATATGGGCTTTCGTCAGTGCGTCAGCAATAGCAGAAGCCTTGCCCGCGTCAATCAGGTCAAAGCCGGTAATATTAGTGCCATCAGTCTGCGCATACGAATAGTAGGCGAGCGGCACAGCCTTCAACGTGCGATTGCTAATATCACCATTAGCAGCGACGGTCAACGTCTGACGAGCAGCCGCACCATCACCAAGCTTGGACTCGTCAACACGAGTATCAGCCGCCATGGCGGAGCCGACTCCAGCCAAACCCATGGCACCGGCCACAAGCGTGGCGACCGTTGCCTTCAACAGGTTTTTGGTTTTCACCTTTGTTTTCCTTTCCTTACTAGACCCGGCGCGCGTTCATTCATCGAACGGGGTCAATATCGGATTACATTCCTAATATACCGCACGCACCCTCATTAAAAACCTTGAAAGAACGCTTTCAGCCCTTAAAAATAAGGAGGGCATGGCTTCCCATACCCTCCAACATGTCCCTGAACAGGTTAGTTTCCGGACTGTTCGGAACCTTTCCCACTTAGTGCGGAACCGGCGGCATGACCGGCCACCATACTGTTCAGCAACGCTTTCAAATCGATGCCCAAGGATTGCGACAAGCCTTCGCTCAACTGGCTCACACTGTTCACCGTGTCGCCCACGAGCTTCGTGCTGTTTCCGTCGCCATACATGGTGATGTGGTCAACCTTGGTGAGCGGTTCGGCGGCGGCTCGAACCATGTCGGGGAGAATCTGAATGTACTGTTGGGCGAGGATGTACGTGTTGTTCATCGCATTGTAGGCTCGGCCTTGGGCGCGGATTGCCTCGGCTTCGCCTACACCCTTGGCCTGTGCGGCGGAACCCTCGGCCTTGCCTTTGACTTCGGTCGCGTGTGCGTCCGCGTCGGCGGTGGATTGGGTGGCCTGAGCCTCCTGCTGACGTAGGTACAGTTCCGCATCCGCATGCTTGCGGGTCGTGTACATCTGCGCGTCGGCCTGCTGTTCGGCGGCGTATCTGTCGGCGTCGGCCTTCTTGCGGATGGTCGCGTTCAGTTTCTGCTCTTCGATTTCGGCGTCTTCTGTTCGAGGACTGCCTTCTTTTCGGCGGCGGCGATTTCCGCCTCCTGCTCCTTGACCTTGAGAGTCTTGGACTATTCGGCGGCGGTGATGCCCTTCACCGCGTCGGCCTCGGCCTGCGCCTTGTCGGAGATGGATTGGAGTTCGGCTCGTTTCAGGTCGAGCTGGTTCTGACGGACGGCCACGTCCTGTTCCGCGTTGATGGACGCGAGCTTCGCATTCCGGCTGATTTCGGCGGCCATTTCAGCGCCCATGTTGGCGATGACCTCGCGCAGCTTGCCTAGGAGCACTTGGGTCACGTCCTTCTCCATGCGCTCCTTTGACTGGTTCAGATAGTTCTTGGCGGCGTTTTCTAATGCCTTCACCTGTTTACCGTTCTCGTCCACGGTCATGGTCTCGGATGCGATTTGGAAGTTGGCGACGGCGTTCACGTCGATGAGGATTGCGTCCTTCGTCGGAATCGGCGTGTCGGTTCTCAGGAGCGACTGCACCGCTCCGAGGGAGAGCCAGTCCACGCGCATGATGAAGGGTATGATGAACGCGCTTCCGCCGGAGACGAAGCGTCGTCCACCCGGCCCGGTGATGACCATTACCCGGTCGGCGGGGCAGACCTTGTAGCTTGCGGTTGCGAGCAGGATGATGAGTATCGCCACTGCCGCGACGATTATCAATGTTGTTGGCATTGACTTTTCCTTTCTTTTTTTGTGGGCATACCCACTATGACAGAACTTGTTTCAGAACTCGTTTTCGAAACCTGCGGCCATGTCCGCGAATTTGGAGCATTCGCCCATGAACGCGAGATTGAACGTTTCGGTAGGCCCGTTACGGTGCTTGGCGAGAATCACGTCGGCTTCGCCCGGACGTTCCTCACGGTCGTAGTATTCGGGACGATGCACGAGGAACACCATGTCGGCGTCCTGTTCGATGGAACCGGACTCTCTCAGGTCGGACAGTTCCGGCTTCTTGTCGGCACGCTGTTCCGCATTACGGTTCAACTGGGAGAGCACGACCACGGGGCATTGCAGTTCCTTGGCGAGCATTTTGCATTGGCGGGAGAAGTTCGACACTTCCTGCTGACGGTTCTCGACGGTTTTACCGGAGGACATGAGTTGCAGGTAGTCGATGACGATAAGCTTCAACCCGTTGACCTTGCGGCTGAGAGCACGGCATTTCGCACGGATGGTGCTCATGTTGATGATGGCGGAATCATCAACCCACAATGGTGCCTTCTCGACCTGATGGCAGAGCGCGTTGAGTTTGTTCCAATCATTCGAGTTCAGATTCTCGGGATGTTGGAACGATGCGAGACGGATGCCTGTTTCGGCTGCGAACATGCGTTGCATGAGTTCGTGACCGCCCATTTCCAGACTGAAAATCACAGTCGGCAGACCCTTGTGCAGTGCGGCGTTACGCGCGAAATCCATGCCGAGAGTACTCTTGCCCATGCCCGGACGGCCCGCGACTATGACCATTTGTCCGGCTTGCAATCCGTGCGTCAACGCGTCGATGTCACGGAAGCCGGTGGGTGTTCCGAACTCGTTCGGATTCTGTGACATTTCATCCAACTGTTGGAGCATTTCGTCGGACAGGCGGTATGCGGTCTTCAACTCGTCGTCTTCGGAACGGCTTGAATCCTCCAACGAGAACGCGGCCTCCAACGATTTGCTGAGCACATCTTCGGCTGACGCGTCGGATACGTTGCTCATCTGTTGCAACTGCTGTCCGACCATGTTGATGTGGCGGAGGATGGCCGCGTCACGAATCTGCTTGATGAAATAGTCACTGTTGTTCGACGTGGGCGCGGAGCCGACAAGCTGGGCGATGTAGTCGATGCCGCCGACCTGTTCCAACTGTCCGTTGTCCATCATGTGCGAGGACAGCATTTGCGCGTCCACACGGTTATTGTCTGCGGCCAGTTCCTTTATATTATGGAAGATGGTCTGGTTGGTCGGCTGGTAGAAGTCCTCTTCGGAAAGTTGGCTGATGACCTTGTCCAACGTTTCCGCGTCTTGAAGCATGGCCCCCAACAATACTTGCTCGGCCATGTCCTTGTGGATTGGTGTGGGGACGCTCACTTGTCGTTGTTCTCCTTCTTGCCGGTGTTGGTCTGATTCTTGTTCAACGTCTCATACAGGCGGTGTTCCGTTTGCCAACGTTTGACACGGGATTTGCTGGGATGGTTGACCCACCGGTATACGCAACGTTCTATGCGCTTGTATCCGAGGACTTCCGGTCCGAGATTGTGACTGCGGAATATCTCCGAGGGACGTTCCCCTTGCAGATATCGGAGGGTCACTTCGTCTTGGAATTGGGTGGTGAAGATTACCCACCATCCGTGCTTGTTTTTCAAGACGTTGACGACTTCCGGCCGTCTTCCCAAGGCCAAAGCCTCGTCTGCGGTCAGAAGCTTCGCCGGGGATGTGTTCGGTTTTTTCGGTTTTTCGACCATGCTTTTGTTCGTCCTTTCCAAGGTCAGATTGCGTCCGGGAACTGTTCGTTCGGAGAGAATTTGAGGAGTTTCACAGTCGCTCCCTCACGCCATTTGTTCCACGCTTTGATGGTGATTCCGACGATGCGTCGGCGGGTTGGACGGTCGCTGTGCGCTCCACGCTTATTGATATCGAACAGCGTGTTGCGGAGTACGAGAATGGGGCTTCCCTCGTCAAGGTTAGCGCCGGAGGCGAGCATGTCGAAGAACCGTTCGCACGCCTCACCGTCGATTTCGTTGAACGTCCAGTAGAGGAGCGCGGCCATGCTGGTGGACATGAGATGATTGCTTTTCGTGTAGAACGTGCTGGCCTGTCGTAGCGTATCCTCCAATTGCGGAGTGCTTTCGATGAACGTCAGCAGTTCATTTCGGGTCGGTGACATGTTGTTGACGCATGCGGCTTCCACACCCAACTGTTCGCTCAGATAGATGGAACGGGCCACGGTGGAAAGCTGTTTGGCGTTGTTACGGCCTTTCAGTTCGAGCACGTTAGCCATGGTGCGGACCTTGCCCGCATCCATGGTCTCCTGCGTGTCTTCGGGCAGTCCGCGAATGACCAGAGTGCGGAACGGAACACCGGATTCGACGCATGCGAGGAGCCTGTGCTGTCCGTCCAACAAGCGTCCCGTGTTGCTGAATTTGATGGCTTCGCCGTTCATTTTCCAAGCCTTCTGCGCCATGGTTCGGGCGAACAGTTCGACCTGTGTGCGGCTCACGTTGCGGTTGTTGGTGTTCACGCCGAGCATTTCCTTGGCAACGTCCGGTGTGATGGTTTCGACCCGTCCGGTGATGCTGTCCCAATCGTATTCGTCGGTTTCACTGGCGTAGGATGGCGTGGCCTTGGGTGCTGGCTCTTCCGGTTTCAAATGGATGAGCAACGTGGTTTTCGGAGCGCCGGAATGCCGTCTGATTTCGGTTTTCGGTGGTTTCACTTCGACCGTCTCGTACTGTTCGGATTCCTCGACCTGATTCATGGCGAACGCGAACGCGGTCATGGTGAACGCGAGCATGAACCTGTCCACGCTTCGTTTCGGAGGGAACTGTTTCATTCCGTCGATGATGCGGGTGGCGTCCGAATGGGTGATGTATGGGCAGTGGTTCACAACCGTGTCCAGTCCGCCCTCGTATTCCTTATGGGTGAGGAAGACGAATGGTGCGAGGGGAGTACGCGCCTGTGCCATTCCCTTGAAGCATTGGCCGACCTCATTGTAGATTTCACCAACCTGACGGTAACGTGAAACAGTGTCGATGCCGTACTCGTCCACGGGGTTCGTGTACTCGTATTCGTTGTTTTTGAAGATGCGTTCGTTGTATCGGCTGGCCTCACGCATTCCGGAGCAACGTCCGAAACCGAGCGTGGTTCCGCTGCTTTTCGTACCGTCAGTCCGTTTCAGATTGTCTTTGCTCAGCCAGTAGGCTTCCATATCCGCGATGAATGTTTTCGCCGCGACTTTCTTGGTGAGGTTCCGTCCGGTCATACGGGCGAAGTATTCTCCTTCGACGCCGGTGAGGACTGGCAGTCCGGTTCCGACGAACAGATTATCAGGCAGTAGGCCGTACCATTCGGGGTTGATTTCATGGTCGCTCATGTAGGAGAGAATCCGTCCCACGCTGTCACGGTCGATGAACACTGTCCGCGCGTTGGCGAATGAGTCAACGTCGAGATTCAACGCCTTGCATGTCGGGAGGAGGTCTTTCTGAATCATGGTCATGAACCGTGGTTCGGTTTTGATGTCTTTGTTAGGCATGGTTTCCTTCCTTCAATCGTTTCAGCATCCGGTAGGTTTTGGGGGCGCAACCGGATGGATTGTGTTCCTCTTTCCGATACTGTTTTTCGAGTTCGCTCCAATGGTCGATGATGGTTTTCCAATCGTCCGACACGTCGCGCATGAGACTCAGATAGGCACGTGCGACTGGCACCATGTCGAACATTCCGAGTATCCGACGTAGGTCTCCGGGGTCTTTCGGAGTGTCCTCGCAACCATGTTCGCGCGTGCCGTTCACGGTCATTGTGATTCCGGTGAGCCGTTGGACGATGGCGAGCGAGCTGAGGCCCACGTCACCGTTGGCGAGCCATGCGGCGAACAGTTCCAACGGAAGTCTGGGACTGTCCGTCATGCCGTCGGAGGCTGGGTTGAGGTTGGCAACGAGCCTGTTCTTCGGAACGTCCGCGATGATGTCCGGCTGGGTTTCGGAGTCTGGTATTCGACCGTAGACGAGATGGTTGTTGACGAGTATGGACGGTTGTCGGCCACCATATACGCCGATGGTGCAAACGGTGTCTTCGACCATGGTTCACGCTTCCATCCAGTGGATGCTTTCGTTGAGGAAGTCTCTGATTTTGCGGAGGGTTTCTATATCGTTGACGACGACGCTGGTCGCGGTGTCGCTGTCGGTGATGGTGAACATGAGTTCCTTGCCGAAGCTGGGGGATTGGAGGATTGTGAGCTTGTTGGTTCCCTCGTTGCCGACGATTTGAAGTGCGGATGTGTTGCCGTTGTCGTATTTGGTTGCGCTCATTGTTTCTGTGGTCTTTTCCGTTCCTGTGGAATGTTTTGTGTGGGCGAGGTCAGCTTAACACACTAGGTGGGGGTATGCAAGCGTTCGGGGATTCGCGGTCGGATGATTTGCGTTCGACCATACCCTTTGTTATACTGGAATCGTCCACAAAAAAGGGAGTCGCACACCTCCCCAACACGCCAGAACAAAAAGAAGAAACCATGAGCAAACAGACGGAAAACAACATCAACCTGACACTGACACTCATCACAATCGTCAGCGCATTCCTCATGTGGAGACAGGATTACGGCCACGTGGTAATGGCAATCACCAGCATCACATTCCTACTCAGCTCCACCGCACTGTTCGCTCACTTCATCAAGAAACTCGACGCCTAAAAACAAAAAAGGAATGCCCCAGCCCGAACGGACTGGGGCATAGGCATGTTCGCAAGAACGAAGGAAACCAATGGACGATAAAAACAACACCGAACGAGAGCCGAGAACCGAAGTGGAACGACTCCTGTTCAAGAACGAACGCATGCAGGACGCGCTGCTCGACCTCAAGGACACCATGAGCAGAATGATTGGCGAAGGCCGACTGCCAAACGACGACGAGGTACACCAATGGTTTGAGGGAATCGACCGCAAACTCGAACACGAGGCCGCTGACCGTGAGGTGTTGCTGTTCAACCATGGGGCCATGACCACAGTGCTCCCGAAGTCCACTGAACGATACCAACCCGACCTTCAAGTCCGATATCAGGAAATTCTCACCACATACAACAAAGCGTATGCGGACGCCGACTACAAATATTGGATTGGCCGTTTCCAACAGGCCGGACTCTGACCTGAAAAACGCAATCCGAGCACAGTGGACAACACTGAAAGGAGTATTCGGACAGGACAATGCCGGAAACCATACAGACATACCATCCAACGTTCGAGAAGGCCAAGAAGCTCTTCAATCTGCGTAAAAGATTGTGGGAGATAGCCGACGGTAAAAGCGACGGAACAATCTCATATGAGGAGGCGAACCATCTCGCCGTGGACGCGGTGGCGACCGCCAACGGAGGAATGCCACGCGCCACGAGCGGCCCCATGGTAAGACTCTGCAAGCTTTGCACCAACGGTTGGATTCGTGAAGCGGCAAACGAGATGGGCTTGGTTTACCCGGACTTGGACAGCCCGGAACGGTGGGGCAAACATCGAGACCATAGCCGTAAAAAGGAAAGGAAGGCAACGGTTTGAGCGGCAACGGATTCGGCAAGGAAGACATAAGCAGAACAGCCATTCCGGCACGCCCATACGCCAAGGATATGGCTACCATCAACCGTCTGATAGCAAGGTTGCAAACCATTTCGGACGATAAGGCCAAAGGGAAAATCACATTCCAACAGGCGAACAAGAAGGCTGTGGAAGCAATCCACAAGGCACGGAACACCAAGTCGAAGTCCCTGCAACGCAAGCCATTAGATTATTTAGAACGTATCTGCGAGAACGGTTGGATTCGGGAAGCTGTGCGAAAGATTCCCGAACTGTACCCGTATCTCGACCATCCAGATTTGTGGCTTCGTAAAGGCGCCTGATGTATTCCAAAGAGCAGATATGTTGCATGGTTTCTCTCATAATATTGTCGGCGTTGAGCTTGACCGCGCTGGTGCATTACGCTCGACTGTCGATAGGAAGAATGAGTCGGATGCCTGACGAGAAATCCCGTTCAGACCTGTTCAACTATCGGCTGATGACCGTCGTGTCACTGCTGGTGTTGTCGGTTTCGGTGGGTTCCATCATCGTCTACGGTTCCTCTCTCAAATAGATTGGATTGGAAGACTGCCGTATTTATACTTCCTTCTACTTCTCAAACATTGACCATAACGTTTATTGACAAGAATCATTTTCAGAAAGCAGGAAGGTCAGTATGTTAAACAGCACGGAAATGCTTCGACTGGTCAGAGCCGCATGCAACGGAGACCATTTGAAACTGTCCCAGCAAATCGACTTGCTGGCCGACTCGGTGGAGAAAGCCAAGCCGACCGCTTACACCACGAATCTACGTCGGCTGGCGGAGTCGGAACGAGAGAAGGGACTGGCTGTCAATGCGAGTCTGGCACCGGTTGACGGGTTGACCGAACCGTTGCTCCCACCGGACGGTACTCATAAGCCTGTGTGGGATAAGACCGTGCGGGAACTGTTGGACGGACTGGTTGCCGAGTATAAGAAACTGGATGTTCTGACAGCGCATAATCTCGCTCCCCGTAATCGAATCATACTCACTGGAGCGCCCGGCACGGGTAAGACCACCTTTGCTTCCATCCTGTCGAAGAGGCTTGGACTGGACGGTGTTATTCTTCGTGCAGACCGTGTTATCAGCAGTCAGCTCGGCAAGACGTTAACCAATATCGCCTTGGTGTTCGACCGGCTCCACATGGAACGAAAGCTCCTGTTCATAGACGAATGCGACATGCTTCTTGCCCGACGCGACAACTCCCATGACGTTGCCGAAATGCGTCGAGCCACCAATCTCGTACTCCAGAAAATCGACACGCTACCAGATGATTGCATTCTCGTCTGCGCCACCAACATGAGCAGTCTTATAGACCGTGCCGCATGGCGTAGGTTCGACGTCCGGGTTCATATGACACTACCGGACAAGGCGACTTCAAGACTTATCATCATGCACCGACTCAAGGAGTTGAACATCCAAGCCGACGGTCAACCGCTCGACATCGACATAGAAGATGTTAGTCCGGCCCTGCTTGTCCAAACCGTGGACAATCTGGCCCGCAAGACTTTGATTTCCGGTTCGGAAACCATTCCGACCGACCTGTTCGTCAATGCTTTCAACTCTCTGAAGATGGAGGTTCCCAACCAGTGAACCGTGACGGATACAAGTTCGATATCAATGTCCGCAGAAACGGTTTCATGTCATATCTGTGGAGCGCCGAAGTGGAAGATGAAGGATTCTTCACTCCCATTGCGAACGGTACTGCCCACACTCTCAACGGCGGCAAGAAAGCCGCTATGAAACAAGCGAGAAAGTGGGCGCAACACCAGCTCGCCCACCCCAGTGAAAAGGAAAGGTGGGCGGAATGTACGACGATGAGCAACACCAAAACCAGACACCGGCGAAGTCACTGAAACGTTCCGGAAGACAACCGAAACTATCCGACGTCGTCATGCTCGACCGGGGTTGTCAACTGTGGATTCGTGAAGCCCGTAAAGGGAACATCACTGACACGTCGAAGACCTTGGAGAAGATTCGATACCAGCTTCGATTGGAACGTCGTGTGGCCGGACAATCCGGCTCTGGACTTCGTAGACCTGTGGGTAGGGATAAAAAACCCGATACGGATGGGAACGGTTCAAAGCCGGATAGGAAAGACTTATAACCTATAAGGGTGCCGGTTGACGATGCTGTCAACCGGCACCTTTTGGTATCCGACCTCACAATACTGGGGGTATCATTGTGTTATCGACGGAACCACACGCCCGTCATTTTTATAAGGAGACACAATGAACGAAGGAACCTATGGGCTGGAGACCCTGAAAGCCGACTATCATACGATACTCGGCTACGATATCGGCTATCTCACCGCGGAATCCTATCCGCTGTTCGCACCCTATCGTGCGAAAACCAAGAACAGTTTCTCCGGTAGAGTACCGAGACTGTTAAGCATAATCATCACCACTCTCATCAACACGCCAAGCCGCGAATGGGATGCGGAAACCCGCACGCTCACCATCGGTGACGACTTCTTCTTCCTCGCCAACAAATGCGGGTTGAACAGTGGAGGAGACGGACGCACTACCGTCCGGAACCAGCTTCTCATGCTCTCGTCAATCCAGTTCACCGGAGCAGACGGAGTCAAAGTCACGCCGGTCGAACACACCGAAATCACCGCCGACAGTCTCACTATCGAGCATCGGAAAATCACGTTCACGGAACCGTTCGTAAAAATGATGACAAGGAACGTCCGGCAGATGCCGTTGAAGTGTCTGTACCCCAACGCGGGTAGCGCCATAGCGATAGACCTGCTCGTATTGGCGGCATTGTATTGTCCGAACGACCATAGGCTCATCATCGAACGGGCAGACCTTCCATCACTGCTTCCAGCAAGCAGGCAAAGCCTCTCCAAGCAGAATCTTCTAAATAGATTCAAGGAGTTAAACGACAGGCAGAACGAGTGGACGTATCGTATAACGAAATACAGCGTGACCATCAGCCCGTTCGGAGTGTACTCGTCCGAAGACGCTTTGAGATTACGTCGCAGACAATAGTTCGAGTATGAACAGAGGGGAGCCGACCGTAAGGACGACTCCCCTCAATGATGTCGGAATGGGAACTCAGATTTTCAGCTCATCGATAACGGAAAGGTCAACACCGTCACCCCAATTATCGACAATCTTGCTCAGGTTCTTACGCATTCCGGCAGGAGACTGGTCGTCAACTGGACGGCCGAAATTCTTCTCCGGCGCGACCGCGTTCAGCACGGAGAACAGCAGGTTGGTCATATCCTTGCCCTGCGCGAACACCAACGTCACCTCTGCGGCAATCATGCCCGGCTCGGCTGTAGCCAACCCTTCCAACGCGGACGCGAACTCAGAGATTCGACGTTGGTTCTTCGGCTCAGTCAATGCGTCCAGCACTGCTTCCGGAGTGCTCTTCTTCGTATCAGTCAACGCCTTGGCGAGAGAAACCACACGCTCGTCATCCAACGATTTGACAAGAGGAATCAGCTTCTTGCCGAACTGTTCCTCGATGTGCGGCATGGTCTTCTCACGCGGTTTGCGGTTGGAACGGCCCTTACCTTTCCCCTTCGGCTTGTCTTCGGTTTCAGTGGACTCAGCGTCCACGTTCATGTCCTCACCATCAGCCGGTGCGGACACGTCAGCGACAGGCTCCGAACTCTCCTGATTAAGAGAATCGGATTCCGTCTGCGACTCCTCGACAGAAGACTGCTCCGGTTCAGCATAATTGTCGGAACCGTAACCATTGTCCTGCTCCGACTGCTGGTTGTTGTTGAATCCCCAATTGGTGAAGTCTGGCATCATACCTTCTTTCGTCATATCCAGAGAACACTCCGGTCGTACAGGCTGTTAACAGTCGGAACGAGGTGTTCTGTATTTTCAATTCACGAGTGTAACGCCCGACGGCATCCCTAAACGAGGAAAACGGGAAAAAACAATTCCCCGCGCCGCCCGCGCCGGTAGGCCAACATGAATAGCGGATTCAAAAAAAAGAAAAGAGGACCAAAACCAAAAAGACAAAAAGATAGAAAACACTCCCCACCAAAAATCAGAAAACAAACACCATCACATCAAAAAGAAGAACCAAGAAAACCAGAAAGAAAAAAGAAAAAGAAGAACATAAGAGAAATAAGAGAAGACATCCTAAGCAAATAGAAGCAACAGAAGAACAGGACAACACCCAGCAACATAATCAGGAAAAGAACAACAGAGAAAAGGACAACAGAAGAAGAAACGCCTACCCCTAAATCGGGAATACAACGTATGAAAACAACAGAGGCAACGCAACCATCCACAAAAGAACAGCACATCAACCCATATGACATACAGAACAGAAGAACGACATCACCAAACACCCCAAGAAACAAGAAAAGCAACAAGCCACACCATCACAAGACAAACCGAACATCAGTATCAACACGACGGCACACAACAACCACAGCACAAAACGACAACAGCGAAAAGGTCAATAGTCTCACTAACAAGGTCAACGACAATCAAAACAAGGTAACATCAATACAGGAACAGCCAATGCAATGAAAAAAAGCAACAGCAGAACCAACAAAAAAACTAAATATCAAAAAACTATAAATGCCAGAACTCGGACAAAACCGTAAACGTTCCGATGAAAACAACGGAACATGACCCATCAGGAGGCGGTCTTATTGGAAAAACGAACGATTTCCCTGATAATCGGCTCCGGAGGGCTTCTCACAACCATCAAAAAGGCCCTTACGAGAGCCGGAAACATGCGTTGGCAGGTGCCCGCCGCAGACAATATTCAAGCACAGGCCGACTATCTGATAAGACATCCGGTGCCCTCCGGGTTCAAAGGAATCATCTTCACCGACAGGGCTGGAAACTGGCTTCCGATAGCCAACGCCGGATACATGGTCTACTGGTGCAACACCGGTCAGATACCGGTCGGAGCCATGGGCATGAGCGAACAGATGTTACGCATGAGCGTGGCTGATTTCGCACGGACTTATTGGGGAATCCAGCTTGCGGACAAGCGTCTCGTAGTCGATATCCTCCAAAACAAAGTGAAGGAGACTGCGGTTCTCCTACCCATCACATCCAACACCGGAGGAGTGGGGAAGACCACGTCCAGCCGACAGTTGGCAGACCGTGCGTCGCAAGCCGGATTGCGTGTTCTACTCATCGACGGGAACATCAGACAGTCCAGCCAACGTAGTTTTTTCGACCCGAGACAGGACAAGCCATTGCATACGATAGCCGACTGGCGACCGGGCATGCAGGTGCAGGTCGGAGCCAATCGAGGACGTGACCTTGGGGTTCCATACGACATCTGTTTCGCACCTCCAGCAGGCGTCGGAGTGGACTGGCAGATATACCGTCAGTACATCCAAGCGGCACGCCGACTGTGGGATTTCGTCGTGCTCGACCTTGACCGAATCAGCGCGGACGATTTGGATGATAGGGAGAATATCGCCAACGGTTTACTGCTTCCATACATTCAATCGGGAGACCCTTGTCTGGTTATCGTCAAGGCTGGAAGGCAGACGCAGATAGACGCGTTGAATCTGCTGACGGCCTTGGCTGAGCATCATCTTCCGAAGGAACTCATCGGCATCAAGGACACTGTTCCGGTCGGACTGCAAAGTTACAGACGGCTCGACTATACGAGATATGGGACGTTTCTCGGAACCGAATATCAGACGGTCGAGGCAAGCAACCATATCGCCAACGGTGATGTCAGATGGGATGACCCCGGTCTTGCTTTTGCTAGGGAGAACATTCTTAACTGGGCTTTGCCCGACCGTGGTTTCAATCCGGAAAGATTCAATCCGAACGCTAAGAACAGTGAAGGAAAGAAAGGTCGTGGGCGTAAGTGACATTCGATGACCGTTTTCTTTTCGACCCGAACGACGAGAATCTTTGGAAGACCGGAAGCATTGCCGACTGGTATAAAGGCAACGACATGTTCGAGATGGAGCATCCCGGATTGTTCGCGCAGACCCACCCGTGGTTCGTTGCGAACAAACTGTTCGCGGAGACAATGGTGAAAGCGAACAGCGAACTCGTTTCGAGTATCCTCGGAGCATTGTTCACTTGGAAGACATGCACGGTTGACCAACTGCGTGCGGGACTTTCCATCAAAGGCGCTCCCGCTTTCGAGCGTGACGAACCGAACCTGTATGGTGCGATGAACCGTTTGGGAATCATCAACGTCGGTTTCAGTCAGGCGGAACGATTGTACGGTCAGACCGTGAATCATGTTTGGCTTTCACCGTCGAACAGTCCACGTCTTATCAACCGTGCGATGAAATTGTACGGGATGGAAAAGTGGATGCGTGAGACGATGGCGGTTTCCTATTACGCGGGGAATCGTTTCCATGTTCGGCATAACACTTATGCGGCGCACGCGGGATTGATGTTGGCACGCGATTCACGTGTGAAATTTTCATCCGGTGATGGTTGGGGGAAATTCCGTAGCGTTGACCCACAGGCTGTTGCCGAATCGAAAGTCGGCAAGGCTTGCGCTACCGATGTGGTGACGTTGTGCCGGAACAATGTGTTGGCGGGTATCGAAATCCAAACGTCGAACAGCGAATTGGATAAGAAGATGCAGAACTGGGCTAAGATGCTCGCCTATTCTCCGATGAAGCGTCGCGGACTCATCTGCGTATGGTTGCAGATACCGAAGGCGAACGAAGGTTACGAATCGTTCAATGCGGTGATACAACGCACGCAAGGCATGACGGAAATGGTCGTGGGCAATCCGACCGTGTCGCAACGAATGGGAGTCGCGGTTTGGGATGAATGGTTCGAGCATGGAATTCCAACCGACAGGTTCGGTGAATATACGGACATGAGTGGAACACGGCGCAACATTTTCTCCGACGAGTGGGCGCAATACACTCCGCAGGTTCGTGACGTTCGCAAAGTCAGCGAATGGGGTTGGGATGTGACGCGAGACATCATAAAGAAGGATTGGGGTTGGGATGTTTCCGGTTGGACAATGCCGGAAGCGTACCGTGGCGGTTTCTACGGTTTCATTGGAAAGGATTGCGATGGTCTCCACTGAGGAATCATTCCAACAGACGCAGAACGCGTTGGATGTAGCAAGATTGGAACGTGCGCGGGCTTTGCAACAGGTTCAGACATTATGTGAGACGGGACGTAGACATTTGGTCATTCCGTTTCTGATGGCGAACATGCAACGTGTTCCCGCATTACGGAAGATACGACTCTGGCAATTGGATTCGATAATGTTCAACACTTCCCGGCGGATTGCGAACAAAACAATCCGCGTCATGCGTGAAACCATCAACGATGATTCGAGCGTGAACGACGGTTACGTGACATTGGGTTGGGCTTTGGAGTCGAAGGAGAAAACCGTCCGTATGACTACATGGCTTCTCCAATTGTCGTTACGTGAGAAGCTTTCCACTTTCCAGAAGCCGGAAGGTTTCCCATACGCGCAGTTGTATCAGCAGAGCACGAATGATTAAACAAAAAAGGAAAGGAAGGTAAAACATGGGTAATCCGAACTGGTATCAGATAACCAGAACATTGCAACAGCTTGACGCGGACGAGCAACGTTCGAAAGTGGAGAGCATTCCCGCCGAACTGGATGGTTGCACCCTTCTCCTCATCAAGAAGGGCGAGGAGCCGGTCAAGGAATACGTTTACGGCGACGGCGAGGGAATCATCAACGCCGGACAGTTGGCTGGATTCGACGCGAAATTGGTCGAAGACGACGACGGGCCGGTGTTGCCGGACGGTGTGAACAGTGCGGCGCATCCTCTCATCCCGTTCCGTGCCCGGTTGAACTCGAAAAGCAACATGGAGAAAATGCGGACGAACTATTCCGGTGTTCGTACAAGCATCGAGAAGGTCATGCCGCCGGACAGTTACGTGAGCGTCACGCTTCGCAATCAGGGATACTTCGAGCAGATTCGTATTCGTAATTGGATTAGCGACGAATACAATGCGGTCGAGGATTCAAGCGAACTTGCTTCGACCAACACGATGTGCGCCCGTGTGAGTTTCGGTTGCCGTCAGGCTTCGCGTAACCGACAGCTTGCGCAGAAGATTGGTCAAATCATCTGCCCGCTCATATCCAACATGTCCAGTCATGCGAGCCGTCCGAAATTCGGTTTGCTGTTCGTCAGCATGCTGTTGGAAGTGTTGTCCGTGATTTGGAGTGTGTGCGGTCTTGCAAGAGGATACGTGATGGATGGGGTTTTCCCATTGTTCCATTCCGCTTGGGGTTTCGGAATCGCGCTTCCGTTGCTTGCTGTGACGTTGGTCGTGTTCCTGTTCCTCATGCTGTTGTCGTGCATTCCGTTCGTTTACATTCCGCGACCTCAGATTGCCGGTGGAGCGGTGGCGCTCATGCTTTACCTGCTGTTGGGGTTGCTTCCGCTTCCGACATTCATTCCGATTCTTTTCGTTCCTCTTCTTGTCTTCGCGTTCATCCGTTGGAAGAATTGGACGTTGTGGGATGATATTTTCCAAACGCCACGCAGATATTATGCGATTGCGAACGACCGTGGCGCGAACGATTCCGATAATCAGACCCGTCTTGGCGTGCGAACTCATAAGGAGCGCGTGTCGGCTTATGGTGCGCAGAGAACCACGTTGATTCTTCCTCCGATTATCGTAAGCTCCGTGTTCACCCCGGTCACTCAGGGAGTGGCGATGAAACAGGAATTGCATCCCGTTCCGGAAGTATTGTCGCATGATGGCATCTTCCTTGGGAAGGATGATACGGGACGTAACTGTTATCTCGACCCGTCGCAATTGTTCGGCGGTATCGCCATCAACGGCGAGGCCGGTTCCGGTAAGACCGTGCTCACCCATGGCATCAGCCAGTGGGCCATCAGCGCACGCGAGACCACCAGTCCGAAAATCTGGGGACGCGACTCGCGTATCATCCATTTTTGGATGAAGGATGATACCGGTGTTAACGTGTTGGAACGTTATCGCAAACGTCACGGTTTCACCAGTCCGCAACGCGTCGTCTATTTGGCAGACCCGAACAGCGTATGTTTGGACATGCTTGGCATGAAGGACGGGAATAATGCGATGGAGACTGCGGCGAGCGTGGCGAAGACCATGCGTTACTCGTTCGATGACGGTGATATTCTGAACGACTCGCAGAACATCATCACCCAAGCGTTGACCATCGGCGTGGCGGTTGACCGTTACGTGCAGGAGGAGCGTAAGCATAATCCCGAATCCGCGAACAAGGATTGGGAAAGCGAGATTGTGAAACGTTGCCATCAGCTCGAACAATCGTATCCGGGTGCGGAACAGTTGCGAATGCAGTTGAGTCCAATCGGATGGGCCGTCGTCGCATTATGCGGTTCCGACGGTCAGGCCGGTTCCGCGAAAGCGTTGGGTCATGTGTGCCGCGCGTTGAGCATGGAATTGAAGAGTGGCTACATGTTCGAGGAGATGACGTATGCCGCCCGTGCCGCCGAGCAATTATATGGCCGTCCGGACGCGGCTGGTCATACGGTTCGTTCCGACCGTGACATTCTCGCCAAGACGAACGCCTCGTTGAACAAGGTGAACCAGTTCCTTCCCATCGAACACATGTTCACGGCACGTCGCGGCAAGGTGACTTGGACGAACATTCTCGACCATGCTGGCGATTATCACATTGTGCTCGCACCGCATAATGGTTATTCGTTGCCGGAACGTATGGATAAGATTCTCGGCGGCTGGCTCATGTACCGTTTCTGGAATACGGTGTTCGCGCATTGCAAGGATTGGGACAAGGCTGGCAAGTGGACGATGCTCGTATGCGACGAGTTGAGCCTGTTGGCTAACGGCAATGACGGTATCATGCCCGCGTTGCGTGAGCAGGGTCGTTCGTTCGGTCTTCTTCTCGTGTTCGCCACCCAGTATCCGACCCAGTTGTCCGACGCGATGTTGGATTCGTTCATCGGCTATTCGACGTTCATCACATACAATACGACGATTCCGCGTATTGCCGATATGACGGCGAAACGTTTGACGAACAATGATGGTGAGGATGGTTGGCGTTCGGGCGCGGTGATGAATCTTCCACGTTATGCGGCGGCTGTTCGCACTCGAACCCAAGAACAGTTGCAACCGACGTTCCTTGTTCATGTGAACGATTTCGATAACGGTTATCGCAATGGTGACATGGATGATGATGACTAGTTTTTAGCGTTCATCATATCGCTTTTCAGAATCCGTTCGGAACTTTCAACTTCCGGACGGATTTTTTTAACCTAAAAACCTCGCTATGACTGGAAACAACCGCGTAGGTTGATAGGATGAAAAATGCAGGAGAGTTCCGTTTGGAAAACGAAAGGGAACTCAAAAAATGGGTGGAACCATTACCTTGGCTGGAAGCAGCCTTGAGAGCACCTATCATAAGATGTTCGACACCATTTTGAGCAGTAGCGCGGGAACCGTGTTGACCAACATCGGTCTTGCCGCCGCAGTGCTTCTCGCACTCGGCCTTATCGTCGGTGGCATTTGCAAGGCGTTGGGACGTCAGAACAAAGTCGTGCAGATGTTCTGCCCGACCATCGGTCGTGTTCTCGTCGTCCTCGCAGTCGGATTCATTCTCGCTGGCCCGACCATCACCATTCCGGCAATTCTTAAGTTGATTGACTGGCTCGTTGACGCGTTTGGCAGCAGTGGAAAGACCTATCTGGGAATCTGACATCCGCAGAAGGAAAACCGGAGTGGATATGCGAAGAGGACCTTTCCGGTTCTGTTCCCACTCCGGTTTTCTTTTAAGAACCTTACGTACGAAAAGAGTTGAATCATGAGCGATGAGGAAGACGAAGGATACAAAGGCCCCTTGCATCCGAGGTTGACGATGGACGACATCACGGAAGTGTCCGGCCCGGAGGAAATCGAACGGAAGAACACGTTCCAGATAACCAAGAACACCGAAGCCCGTTCCAAAACCGTGTTCTCCGTTATCGTCGGCGCATTGGCGGGCTTGGCTCTTTGCCTCATATTCGCCCCGTTGCTCGGATACATGTTCAGCTCGTTCTTCGTACTGTTGGGCGGAATACTGGCTCCGTTCTTCGCAGTCGGCACCATTAGAGACCGCACCCAACAGACACGGTGGAAGAGAACCTTGCAGGATATGAAGAGCCGCAAGATTGAAGGGCAGGTCTTCTACCCGAATTCCACTCAGCCGGAAAACATTATCGACCTTCAAGAAATGGAAATCCGTTGAATACAAAATATCGAGACCCAGTGAAACGGGCGGGTAGAAGGAACCTGCTCGTCATTCTGATGTTGTGCGTGGTCATGACATTGTTCGTCTTGCCGTCCAGCGTGTTCGCCGCACAGGTCAACGATTCGACCACGACGATAACATGCGCCAACGGTGGAACTGACAGTGCTACATCAGACATCTCTAGTTGTCTTCCTTCCGGACGTTGGGGAAACTACGTTGGGGAAATCACTTCGCGTACGGAACCGTACAGTGGCAGCGATGTCGCCGGTTGGTTCTCGAACGTCAAGCAGACCATCAGCTCGCAGACCCATATCGTCCTTCCCAACATTCTGATGCAGTTGACTCAGGTCTGCTGGTCTTCCGCATTGTCCATCAGCCAGTTCGCCGCTTCGTTCGAGCCAATGAAACAGGCTGGTGCGAACATCGACTCCGCAGTGTCCACCATGGTGACAAGTCTGATGGACGGCGGCATCCCCGCCACCATCGCAGTGCTCGGCATCGTGGCTTGGGTTGGCGCGGCTGGATTCCAAATCGGCACCGTCAAAGAGGCGAGCAAACGAATCGTCATCATGGTTCTCTGCTTCGCTTCAATCACGATGCTTGGAGCTGGAGCGGCCAAGACCGGGAAGAACGCCACAGAACCGGCGACCGGAAGCCCATGGTGGGTCGTGCAGACAATCAACAACACCATCAACAAGCTTTCGGTCAACCTCGACCTTGACGGTATGGCCGACAGTGATAAAAACATGATGTCCTACCATCATGCGGCGAACGGTGCGAAAACCAATTGTCAGGATTACCTGTACTTCATGCATCAGGCATATGACGAACAGGCGAAGTCCAACGGCAATCAGGATACAAGCAACGTCACCAAGGCCATCAACCGTATTTGGGAGGAGACCTCCCTTCGCTCGTTCGTGACCATGCAGTACGGAAACCCGCAGACCACCGGAACATCCTCGTTCCGTATCGCGGAAAACGCCCGGCAAGGTTACTGCCACGTGTTGGAGATGAAAGCCAACACGAACACGACCATCCAGAAGGATTTGACCAACAAGGCCATGGCGTTGCACATCAGCGACCAGCGAGCCAAATGGCTGTTCTCCGTGGACGGTTGGGTAGACCCGCGTAATCCTTACTTCACCGACAAGCCGTTGGAAAGGGAGAACGCGACATATCTCAGCCGTGCGGGCGTGTTCTGGGAAACCTGTGGCACGAAACGCAATCAGGAAATCTACGCGCGAGCCGGATGGGCGACACTCATCAACAATCTCGGTGACACAGGAACCAAGAACATCAAGAACGGCAGTACGAAAGTACGCGTCAAAATTGACGACTTGGACAATGTGAAACCGACCAACGGTGGCAAAGGCGTGATGGACGCGAAACAGAACGGCAGTGAAGACGAAACCATCCAACAGACCACTTCGGTCTGCCAGACGATTCTCAAACAGGGTTCCGTAATCTTCTCCCGTTCCACCGATATCAACAAGGAGGATGACGGAACCTATAAAGACCAGCAGAACGACACAAACTGGGGTGACTCCGCAACGGTCGGCTGGCGTTTCGACGTGCCGAACGTTTCCGGAACTTGGAGTGAGGCGAATCTTCGTGACGCTCAGGATGATTCCACGGTCACGGGCGGTGCGAAGAAAACCATCGACTACATGTATGGCAACAACAACGTCGATACGTTGGGTGCTTGCGGAACACTTATCGGAGGCATCGTCAATCTTGTGGTCTGGGGATTGTTGAGCCTTGTTCTAATCCTGACGAAGCTCATGCTGATAATGATGGCGTTGTTCCTCGTGGTCACGTTCCTTGTCCAAGCGTTCCCGATTGGCGAGAAGCCGAAGAAGGCGTTGAAGAACTGGGCGACGTACACCTGCCAGTTGAGTATGGTAGGAGCGTTGTACGGTGCGCTCGGCGCTCTCGCAACATTCATTTGTGGCCTGACGTTGAAGTTCACCTCTGCCAGCAGTGGTTCGTTCACCTATCAGTTGATTGCGGGATTGAGTCCGGTGTTGGCTCTCGCCGCAATCGGCATGTTCTGTTCGAAAGTGTTGAAGTGTGGTAATCCGTTCAGCGTCAACGCTCTCATGGGAATGGCGGGTGGAACCGCAATGGCGTCCGGTCTTCGCAAGGGAATGCACATGATTGGACAGTACCGTATGATTCGCGCCATGCGTGGCGGATTCCGTCGTGGCGGCAATGGTGTCGGACGTTTGTCCACGAACGGTACCGGCGCTGGCATGGCCCATAACGGAGCACGTCAAAGCGAGACTGTCCTGAGCAAGATGAGCCGCGCGCAACAGGATTCGTTGAGTCAGGGCGATAGGAATCTGATGAATCGTAACGCCAAGGAGTTCGAGGCGATTCAGACGCGTGGACGCGGAAGCAAGAACTGGGCACGAATGGACAAGAGCACGGTGAGAGGAAGTCTTGCCGGTACGAAACTCCATTTTGAGGATTCCACGGGCAAGTTCAAGGGACGGTTGAACGAAGCCGTTTCCAAGTTCCATGGAGAGGACAATACGGAGGCGTTCGCCCATAGTATCGCTCAACGTCACCCGGGCATGTCCCTCAACGATGTGCAACGCAAAGCACAAAGGATGAACCATCTGAACAATGCCGGACGCAAACTTCAAGGCGCGGCAAGAGTCGCCGGAGCCGGAGCCGCAATGGCCGGTGCCGGTCTCGCTTTCGCCGCACGAGCCGCGAAGAGCGCTCCTTTGCGTAACGTAGCCGCACGCGGAGCGAAGGTCGCCGCGAAAGCCGCTGTCGCAGGAGCTTTGTTCTCCAATCCGATTACCGCACCGTTGGGATTGATTGCCGCAGGAAAGCTGGCTACCGACCGTAACCTCCATCATGGCCTAGCGGTGGGTGCGGGAGCTGCGATGGACAAAATCCGCGACATCAGGAACGCCGCTCCCGGCAGTATGAGAGAACGCGACCAGTGGCGTCGCGACGTGTTGGGCATGGCTAATGGTGACGCTCCGTTGTCGTCTCCGTTCTCCGGCACCGGTGACGGTGGTTCCGCCGATGGTGACAGTCCTATGCCTTCCCCGACGGCTCCGAATCCGGATGTCCCAACCCAAACCGGTGGTGCCGGTGGCGCGTCGCCGATTCCGACTGACGGTCAGACGGAAACGATTCCGGTGGACACTCCAACTGAATCGGTTCCAGCCGACGCTCAAGGACAGGCTCCGGTGTTGACCGAACAGTCCGCGTTCAATCAGGTTCGTGAGGGAATGATGGCCGACTTCACGAATAACCAGCACATGTCTCAAGAGGATGCGGAACAGGCTTTCCAAGAAGCCGTGGCCTCCGGTGAAGTCGATGATTCTGTCCAAGCGTATATGAGCCAGAACAATCAATCTCCTATCGAGAATGTGACGGCTCAACCTGAGATGAATGCCAATCAGCCGGTGTACAACACTGAGACAGGTGAGATTGTTGGTGAGACCCTACCCTCCGGAACGATGGACGCCGCCGTGTCCTCCGCCTCCACTTGGCAGAAGGCAACCGACAATGCGACTCCGATGCCTGAATCGGTGAACAATTCACTGCAACAGGCGTACATGCGCGAGAATCCGGTGCAACAGTCTCCGGAGGAGCATTTGCGGATGGCGCAGGAGGAGTGGACTAGGACGACTGGTCTTCCGAGCGATATGATGCCTGCGAGTGCGGAACGTGCCATGAATCCGAATGGAATTCAGCCGAGTAGAGAATTCACGGTTGATTCCAGTCGGACGCAACAGCAGGGTTCGGTACAGGCGCAAGCTCCGCGACAGCAGTCTCAACCGCAGCCACAAGCTCAGGTAAGACAACAGCCGTCGGTTCGAATGCAACCGCCAACCACACCGTCCCCGACCGTCAAACAGCCAGTGGACGCCAACCCGTCAAACCTGACAGGTTTCCCCTCCGTAGGCAATCTTCACATGAAGAAACCGCCGACCGGAGGACAGCCGACACCCAAACCGCCGTTCATGAAGTAACGTCGGTTTGACCATCCGGCGTCGAATGTTTTGAGCATCTTCCACAGCATTCGACGCCGGTTTCCCTTTCGTAAACCTTCCAACGTCAAGGAGATTAGAAAAATGGAAGAGGTAGGAAACCAAGCCGCTGACACTGCGGGACGAACGTTGGGTGACGTGCTCACTGTGTTCTTCTCTTGGGTTTTCACTCCGACGGGCGCAATCCTCACTTTGTTGATGATTATTATTTGCGCCGGTAGTGTCGTGTTCGCAATCTTGCAGAAAAGCACCCGCGCGTTGATGACCGCGTTGACCATCTGCGCGTTCCTGTTGTTCGTGTGGATTATCACCGGTGTCTTGGAGGTCATGGGTTTGCCCGTGCGTGAATGGATGAAGGATATCGCGGCCCAGATGCCTGATATCGGTTCACTGTTCATGGAGTTCCTTCGCAAACTGGTGTTCACTGCTACCGAATGATTTTGTTCGGCGGCAAAAACAAAAGAAGGCCGTATCCGTTTCATCGCGGACGCGGCTTTCTGTTTTTCTGTTCCGCCTGTAAACCTGTACGCCGTTCAACTGTTTTACTGGAATGTTTCTCCGAACGGTTTTCTGGTTCGGCGTGCCGACTTTTCGCCGTTGTTATCATCGAAACAAAAAGACATACCCCCACCATGATTCCGTCCACACCGGAAGCAGAAAAAGGAAACCAGAACATGAGAGTCAAAAACCATACGGTCATCATCACCGTCGCCATCATCAAAGGCGGTTCAGGAAAAACAACCACATCAATGGCATTGGCCGAACTATTGCACAAACGCGGGGAACAAGTCACAGTCTTGGACTCCGACAACACGGGCGGCGCGACCATGTGGGAAATGTACGTCGAACAGGAAAACCGCAGACGCAGACAGGACAATCCGGACGCGAAACCATACACGCTCGGCTTCCCCGTCGTGCAAACCAACGAAGCCGTATTGAACAATCCGGAACTCATCCGCGAAAAATATTCAGGCTGGGTCATCATCGACACTCCACCGTCCGACGCGGGAGTGGTGCAGGCGGCGATAAACGCGGGCGACGTGGTGATAATCCCATGCCAGCCATCCGTATCCGATTTGACCCACGCGGGACGCACATACGCGGCGGCACGCAACGGCATCGTCCTGTTGACACGCGTGAAGCCGAGAACGAAACTCGCCCGGAACAGCATCAGCGAACTGGATGAGGAAGGCATCGCACGGTTCGAAACCGTCATCACGGAACGTGAAGCCGTCAAGAACATGTACGGCACGACGGAAATCGACAACAAGGAGTATTCCAGCGTCGTGCAGGAACTCATCGACTATCTGTCTGAAATCAATCTGGTGGAAGAATAAAAACAGGAGCAGGGGAGTAAGTAGGCAATCATGGTCAAGAACATCAAACGCAACGCTTTCGCAACAGGAATGCAGGACAAGCGTGACATGCGCCCATTGGAATCACCGGAAAACATTAGCGAACCGAACACGGAGCAGGAACCGACACAGGCCGTTCCTGAAACGCGGGAACCGTCAGACCAGTCAGTCCAAACGTCCGCCGACATGCATGCCCAAACGCTCACGGAGGAAGAAGCCGACCGTCGGGCACGGCTCATCACCGACATAACCCATCCTGAAACACCGGCACCATCCGAAACGCATCAGCCGCCGAAAGAGAAAAGAATCGGCAGCAACGTCACCGTCGAAAACTGGCGTGCGTGGAAGATGAGAAGCATCGAATACGGGACGAAGCAGGCTGTATTGTTGAATGCCGCGATGGATTACTGCTTCCAGCAGGGGCACTTCGACCAGACGCTCATCGACAAGTACGAGCAGAAGGATTAGGCTCCGGTATATTAATTTTCGGATGAACAAAAAGACTTCATCGAAGTCTTCCAGATGGGGGCACGAAGCCAACGGCATCAGATAACCTCCACCCAGCCAACAGAATCGCCCCGGCGCTCGCAGACGAGCGACCGGGGGCTTTCGCTTACTCCTCGGGATGTTTGCGCGGTCTGCCGCCACCGACCCCGCGGCCAGGACGCGCCGCGTTCCACCGGTCGATGGTCTCCGGCAGCCACCGTCCGCCGATAGCGAGGATGAGGCACATCGCGCCGCATGCCAGCGACACGCCGTAGAACCAACGGAAAGACTTGGGCGCACGGCTGATTATCATTGAAAAGTCCGGAGATTGCGGCTATTGTATGGCATACAACGTAGAGAAGCCTTGGTTCGCCGAGGCGTCTCGGAACGGCGGTCGAATTCATCGGCCGCCGTTTTTTTATTCTGAGAGGTGAAGATGAAGCAACGAGCGACGCAAGCTCAACCGGCTATTGTCCGACCCGACCGTCGGCACGATAATCGTGGAGCATCGCGACCGGCTCGCCCGCATGAACATGGGACTCGTGGAGAGCGCGTTGAAGGCGCAGGGACGCCGAATCATCGTGGTGGATGACACGGAGCTGGATGACGATTTGGTGCGTGACATGACCGAGATGCTGACCTCGTTCTGCGCGAGACTGTACGGACGCCGCGCAGCCAAACACCGTGCGGAGAAGGCGTTGGAGGCGATGCGCGATGAGCGCGTATGAGGCCGTTAGAATTCGGCTCGACCCAACCCCACGGCAGACACGGCTGTTGGAGTCCCATGCGGGTGGTGCGCGTTTCGCGTACAATCTGATGCTCGCGCACGTCCAGCGCCAAATCTCCTTGGGTGAGAAACCAGACTGGACGTTGTACGCGATGCGCCGCTGGTGGAACGAGTGGAAGGACGAAATCGCCCCGTGGTGGCGAGAGAACAGCAAGGAGGCGTACAGCAGCGCGTTTGAATGGCTGTCCCAAGCGTTGAGGAACTGGTCGGACAGCAGGAAGGGCAGGCGTGCGGGCCGTAGGGTGGGTTGGCCGGAATACAAGTCGAAACGCTCTAGTGTCCCGCGTTTCGCATATACGACCGGCAGCTTCGGCCTTATCGAAGACGACCCGAAGGCGTTGAAACTGCCACGCATCGGACGCATGCACTGCATGGAGAACGCCACCGAACGCGTCCACGGCAGACGAATCGTGCGCATGACCGTCAGCCGACATGCGGGCTTCTGGTATGCGGCCCTCACCGTCGAACGTCCCACCGAAAGCGTTCCAGCGAAAAAAACAGAAAACGGAAGAACCGTAATCGTCAGGTCGGCGTGGATTTGGGCGTCAAGACCCTCGCCACCCTGTCGGATGGCACCACGTTCCCCAATCCACGCAACTACGTCCGCACGCAGCGGAAACTCCGCCACGCCCAACAGTCGTTAAGCCGCCGCGACAGGAGCACGAACCATGGATGCGGGTCGAAACGGTACAATAGGGCGTTGGAGCGCGTGCGCCGAATCCACGCTCGCATAGCCGCCCAACGAGCCGACAACATCAGCAAGCTCACCACGTGGCTTGCCGACAATTATTCCGACATCAGCATCGAAGACCTCAACGTGCAAGGCATGAGCCATAACAGGAGGCTTGCCAAACACATACTGGACGCGGACTTCCACGAGTTCCGCCGTCAACTGACCTACAAGACCGCACGCACCGGCACGAGGCTCCATGTCATCGACCGGTGGTATCCAAGCTCGAAGACCTGCTCGAACTGCGGGACGGTGAAAGCCAAGCTGTCCCTGTCCGAACGCGTCTACCATTGCGAGGAGTGCGGACTTGTCATCGACCGTGATGTGAACGCGGCCATCAACATCCAAGTCGCCGGGAGTGCCCCGGAGACGTTAAACGCGCGTGGAGGAAGCGTAAGACAGGCCCGCCCAAAAGGCGGGACAATGCGACATCCAGCGAAACGCGAACCAAGCGGCGGCGAGAGTCGCGTGAGGCTTGGAGCTGGCCTTGGCAACGAGGCCATGCAGATGACTTCGCTCTAGCGACAAGCTAAAACAAAGTCATCTACAACGGCGGCACTCACAACAGAGCGTACGCCCATTGGTTTTTCTAAAACACATTCAGGATACGAACGGGTTCATCGGCTCTTCATCATCTGCCTCGCCCGCGTCCGTGTCGGCATCATCGTTACCCGACTGGATGGAAGGGAGACTGGGGCGGACTATGACGCCGGTTTCCGTGATTTCGACTTTCAATTCCGGCCATGCGAGCTGAATCTTCTCCAACGCTCTTCTGAACTTGCGTTTGAATTCGCGCATCGGATACCCGTCATACTTGAACTGCATCAACAGAGCCTCCCATGTCACGCGCGTCTCATGGCGCATGGCATGGGCACGGAACGCGAGCCACTGGTACACGTCCAACGCGAGGGCATCGTTGCGAAGCTGGCGAACGATGGATGGGTTGAGAGGAACGCAGTTCTCCGTCAGCAGTGCCCACATCTCGGGGGAGAACTTTATGTAAGACTTCTTCGCCTCGTCATCGTCGTAGTTGAGTGACACTATGTTGGCAACGAAGAAAGAGTGGGCTGTGAATCCGCCAGTGGACCAGTTTTCAAGGACGATGGAGGTTGTCGCTAGATTCCTGACCATGTTCATTACCGTCTCCTTGCTGGACCCTGAATAGTGGATTCCAGTGCTCTTGCAGAATGAACGATAGGTGTCGTCCAAGTAGACGGTATGATTCTCTGCGTCCACACAGTCGCTACTGTTCTTGATGAGAGAACGGATGTGGATGAGGAACATTCTGGGGGCTGCTCCGTATGCCCATTCTCCGGTGGAGGCCGAGACTGTGATTGACGAGTTTCCGTTAATTTTTCTCATGGACTGAGATTCCGGTTTCGACTGCGGAAGGAAACTCAGCTTAGACATAACCGACGGCGTGTAGTTGTATGTATTCGACTTGTAGAGGTCTTTGCTATGATTGGTCATGTGACCACGACTCCTTCAGTGTTAGGTGGTTGCCATTCCCCGGCTGGTTCCAACAGTGCGGGGATTTTCTTTTCTCAGAACAGTATACGTCACTACCTACCCCTTATAGATTCTTTTCTACCCTCCGTCTTTTTGTAGCTTCGAACTGCTTGCGAAAAAGGTCGAACGGGGCATGAGGAAGTGCCACAGAACGTGAGAAAGCGGAACCAAAAGTTGGAACTTCTGACACACATAGACAAAAAAGTGGGCACTTTCGACACGGAAAGTGGGCACTTTCGACACGGAAAGTGGGCACTTTCGACACGCTTTCGACCCGAAACGCCTACTCCCATAAGGGATTTCGACACCTGCAAAAGATATACAAAAGATTACAAAAGATATTAATATCCCTTGTATTCCCTTCTTTTTCAAAAAACAAGTTTTTCAAAAAGAAGCAAAAAATCAAAAAATTAGAATAAAACCATTTTTTGATTCTACGTTCAGACAGGTCTAAACCTGCTTAAGGGTATCCTCAAAGCTTTTAAGAAAAAAGTCATGTCAATATGACCGTTCAGACAGGGTGAACCCTGAGCGACGATTATCCTCAATGCTGTTTTTCGTTTCAACAACGTTGGCGTTTAGACAGGTCTGAATGTTTTCGAGGGAAGAGAGAAAAAGAAAAGTTCCGGAAAAAGAAAAACAGAGAAGCCAGCACGGCCGGTGGATGCATGTCGAAAACCCCGAAGCCGATATAGGAAACCTCGGACGGAAGGTAGACTTGAAGACAGTGCATGACAAACGGAAATGAATTCGGAGCGGAACTGTGTTCGGAAGCAAGAAAGACAAGAACGGCAAACAGCCGATGGGCCAGCAAAAGGCGAAGCAGAACCCGAACAATGAGACCGACCTGTTCGCTGACGAAAAAGAACGCAAGGACGAGATAGAACTCACCGCGTGGAAGAAGGCGTTGAAGAACACCCAGAAGTGGAAGGTTCTCATCATCCTGTTCATCTGCACCGGTCTGGTCGCTCCGATGATTTCCGTCCGCGCAATCAACACGTTGAACGAAATGGGTTCCTACCTGACGGAGAAGTACAAGGAAATCAGCGGCGACAAGCCCGGCAAGCAGGTCGCGTTGCAAGCCGTGTACAGTTGGCTGGATGATGACAAGGGCGCTTTCCAATATGGGTATGCGAATTTGTGGTGGAATGGTGCCACCGAGGTCAGCACATCCACTTCGGACGATTCCAACGGTTCCACCACCCAGTATTGGAGCCATCAGATGTCCCTCACTGACAAGTCGGATGGAAGCACGAGGGATATCACCCAGCTTGTCGCCGTCACCGACGGAGTGGCTACTGCGGTGGGAACGCCGACCGTGCTTCCAAAGACCGTCACTTCGAACAGCAATACGGACACGTACCGTCCCGACGATTACATTCAGCTTGACCAGAACACGAGCCTGACAAACGTGGTCAGCGCTTGGTCTAAAGCATACATCGGCAAAGACTCCAACGCTTTGACGGTTCTTGTCGGAGACCCGAACAGCGACCACATGTACCAGCCAGCAAGCTTGGGTTCGTATCTGAACTCGTCCCTCGACTGGCTTGTGCAATGCACCAAGGACGGTAAGACCGTTGACAAGCAGAACAAGTCCGACAATCCCGAATGGGCGGCGGCGAGCGTCAGCATCTCGTTCAAACCCTACGAGAAGAAGGTTGACGCGAGTACGGCCAACGACCCGAACGCCAACACCAATTCGGCAACCAACGTGGAGACGAGCGTCACCGTCCTCATCCATAATCCGACCCGTGGTAGCGCGAAAATCGTTGACTGGGGTGCCGAAGGCAGTCTGACCACGTTGAAGGCGTTCAGCAATGCCATCGACCGTTCGCTGATTGGCTCCTCCAGCAGTGACGATGACGACGAGAGTTCGTCCGACTCCAGTTCGTCCGACTCCGGCAGTGGTTCCGGCGACGGCGACTCCAGCGACAATGATTCCGATTCGTCCGACGGCCAGTCGTCCGACGACAATGACGGCAGTAGTTCATCCCAGAATTCCGATGACGGTTCCGTAACCGGCGACCCCGGCGAAGGGCCGAACGACTAATCCGAAAGGAAAACGAAAATGGCAGGACGCAACAAGCCCAGTGAGGGCGACAAGTTCGCTGAGTTCATCAACAGCAATGGCCCGTTGACCGGTGCGATTATCGCCATCGCGTTCATCGTGTGCTTTGTCATCAGCATCATCTTGAACCTGTGATGAGATTTTTTGGAGGTTTCCTATGGCTAAGAAGAAAGGCGGAATGTCCGCCGGTTCCCTGATTGGCGGCATTCTGGTCGTGTTGACGGCCATGGTGCTCATCGTGAATCTTGGATTGTGGACTCCCATGTCGAAGATTTTCGGATTGCCGGAAATCAACAGTCTATCCCAGTTGATGCCGGGACAGGATTCCAAAGTGAAGCCGGATGTGAAATTGGGGTTGAAGGAGCCTTCCTTGAAACCGTCCGACTCCAATTCGCAAACCAATACTCCAGAAGCCACAGAAACGCCCTCAGAAACGACGCAGACACAAAACGGGGACAATTCCTCAAGTCAAGCACAAAAAGCCTCTACAAGCGTTCCTGAAGGTGCTTTAAGCCCCATCACCACGAAACAGGCGCTTGACAAACTCGCTGACATCGAAACCGCAACCCCGCACACCAAAGGATACAATCGCAAAACCGACTTCGGCACATGGCAGAACAGCAACCAGCTCTGCGGTTACGGCACCACCCGCGACTACATCCTCAAACGCGATATGACCGACGTGACCATGGACAAGAATTGCAAGGTGCTCACCGGCACTCTCCAAGACCCATATACAGGCAATGCCATCAAATTCCAGCGCGACACCTACGAGACCGTCAACGGCAAACAGAAGAAAACAGGCGGAGACAGTATGGCCGTCCAAATCGACCATGTGGTGGCGGTCAACGACGCTTGGGCCAGCGGACTGTGGAAGGACTCGCGCAAGGGCGACCGCATCACCTACGCGAACGACCCGGAAGTGCTCGTCGCGTCCGAAGGAGAAGCGAACAACATCAAACAGCAGGGCGTGAACCTCGTTAAGGACGAGGCGTTGAACGGTTCCTCGACCAAGTGGAAGGACGCAACGCCCAGCATTTGGCTCCCGTCCAACAAGACGTACCAATGCTCGTATATGGCTAAACGCGTGTACATCAAAGACAAGTACAAGCTGTCCATGAGCAGTTGGGAGAAGGCCGAAACGAAGTCGTTCCTCACGCAATGCGTGGCCGACGGCAACTGATTTTGTTGACCCAGCCTCTTGTTAGAAAAACTTTTCCTGTTTTTCCGGTTTTTCACCAGATGAATGTTCGAAGTCGTTTACTGTAACAGTTGAGACCGGGTTTTCGTGGTATATCTTCCACCATCTGGTTTCTTCCCCGGTCTCTGTGGAAAGCTCCTCTCGGGGAGTGTGTTCCGGGTTCCGCCACCCGTGTGTGGATTCTTTTTTGGGTGGCGGAACCATTTTCTTTCCTAATCGGCATTGTGGCGATTAGAGAAGAAAATGATGTTATACTAGAAGTGTTCACACAATAACAGAAAAAGCCAGCCAAGGAGAAAAACATGAGCAACTACTTCAACAGCATCGAACACCAAATCAACCTCATGCTCGACAGGGAACAAGACCTCCAAGACGAACAGGAACAGCGCCTACGGGACATTCACGACGGCATCGGAGACTACGTGCTGTTGCCCGAAGGCGACCCGTGGAACATCGATGACTACGAGCAAGACCCACGGCCCACCAACGTCAACAACACTTGCAGTCACGGACTCTATGTTGACGAAGGTGTGAAATCTGGAACCATGTATCATCTCAACCCCGACCTCGGACTGTGGGCGGCTTGTGACGACTACGAGGACATAGAAAAAATGGTTAGGGAAGGCAAGACGCTCACCCAGCCCATCGACGATTACGATTCGAAGCTCGCCTGAGAAAGAATTTTTCCTGCAACCTTCCTTGTTTGTGAAAAACTACGTTATAGTGGAACCAGTCACAAACAAGGAAGGTTCCTTTTTGAACACCGAAACGGACATCACGGACAGTCAAACCCAAGAACGTTCCCGTCCGCGCAAAGACCTCGACACCGTAGGAGGGTTCCTTGACTCCTGCAAGGACGAGACGCCAATCCTGCTTTACTTCAACACAAACGACGGAATACAAAGAATCCCCCACATCCTAGGAGACCCGCCCACCGTCGGACAACTCCGACTCAACAAATATCTGCGGCCACTGAAAATCCAACGAAGAGTCCGCTACCAGATTGCCGGAACCAGCGACACCGGCTGGGTCATCCGGGTCGATGAACGATTCAAGAAAAAGAAATACATCAAAGCGTCGAAAGCCTGAACTTTTGGATAATCAAGACTACGCCATGAACAAAACCCCTTTACGTTCCAACGGCGACCGGGAAGCGGTCTTGCAGACCATCTTCCGTAGGGGAGTCCTGCCGCAAGCCGTGGTGTACGTGCTCGGACTACTGGTGGCGGTATGTTTCCTCGCATATTCGAACTCCCTGACGGGAGGATGGAAAATCATCTTCCTGTTCCTGTCCATCCTGAACTTCGTGTCCGGAATCCGGGGACTCGTCAAGGTAAGCGCCAGCTGGACTACAGTCCGTGATTGCGCGTATCCGAACATCGACGCGAACGCGGCTGAAACATGGGATTTGGCCGTATGGCTCGCCAACAGTCCACAATTCGGAGGAACCCCCATTCGTGCCATGCGACAGCAGGAACTACGTGAGGCATTGGATGAGTACGGGCCACTGTTCCAAGCGAACAATCCCGAAGACGTGACCATCCAACTGAACCGGTTGGAACGGCTCATGCACGAAGTGGATTGGACAGGCCAATACGTTCATGCGCTCCTTCTATTCCGACAGTTGAAAGACTCACATCTCAAATATTGGAGCCAACTGGACGGAGCCTACCGTCAAACGTTAATAAAACTGACGTCAGGCATGCGTTTGGAAAACCTACGCGAAGACGTGCAACTCTCCCCACACCGCATGGTCATCTTGGACGGATTGCAGATTAACTGCGGACTGCACGGTACCGCAGGAAAGTACACCGTCGGCTATGAGGACGGCGGTGTACTGTGAACTATCAGATGCTACGGGACGTTCGTAGTGGACGAATCCACATGTTCTCCGACAACTGCTGGATGCTCCGGGACTGGGTGGCAAAAAACATCGGACTGGAAGAGAACGGCATAGCTCTCATACGCAGACTCGACCTGTTGGAAATGAAAAAATACTCCACCAAAATGATGGACAATCCCGAATCGTCCAGCGAGGAATACTGGCAAGCGAAAACCATGCATGACGGCGTGGTCAGAACATTCAAAGAACTCTCGCCGGTGGCGCGACTCGAATACTGGGACTGTCCGAACGACACTCCCGTCAACATCCTCTGAGCTTAGAAAAACCCAAAACCTCTGAAAGGAGCAGCATTGGACGAACAATCTTCCACCCAACGTTTCCGTGTTCTCATGGCCGGTATCAGCGAAGGTGAGACCAGAATCCTCTACAACATCGAAAAAGGAAGGCTGACAGCCGACATCCTCAAAAGCAACATCGGCAGACGACTGCTGGATGCCGGACTCATCCACTGTAACAAACAATCCAATCCGACCCTCACCAAGGATGGAACACGCCTAGTGACCCTGCTCTCCCAAGGAGAAGGAGACCGTCCAATCCACCTGTACGAGCACAATAGCGAAGACCTGCTCCGCCAAGCCGGACAGGGAACAGCCGACGCATACAAGACCGGTTTCGAAAACGCCGCCGTCGAACTGTTGACTGACCGGCTTGTCCGACTTGACATCGCCTCCGGAACCCTCACCCTGCTTCCTGCGGGAACGGAACTCCTGTCCAAGCTCGACAAGGCGGCTTGACATGCTGGGCTGGCTGACTCAACAGAACGTGCTTGTGGCGATTGCTATTGGAGCCATCATCTTACTGCTCATGTTCCTCATCCCCGCCGTCGAGGAACTGGTCGGCACGTATACTCCGTTGGGAGAATTCTGCGAACAACCGAACATGAGATGGGCTGTGGTCATCCTGACCATCGTAGCGGTTCTCACGGTAGTGGTCATCTGACTTTTTCCCTTGACGGGGACGGTCTAATGCCGTCCCTTTTTTTTGTTTCCCGAATTGAAAACCGGTGGCAAGTTCCGACGGATATTCTGGAAATAAAAGTACCTAAAAAAGAAAGTTGAAGTATCGTGAAAGACTTCATAAAGAATCTGTTGGTATTGGCTGGACTGGCTTCGGTTGGTGCCGCAGTCTGCTCTCTCGTGTATTTGGATGGGAGACTGCATGCGGTCAGCAATGGGTACAAGTATGGCCCGGCTCGTCATTTGGAGTATTTGAGCGCACTCCTGCACTCCTTCAACCGTTCCGTCGATGTCGTGGCCGCAGATACTTATCGGAAGGTGTGTGACGAGGAGAGTCGTAAGTACGACGAGTTGGAGGAGGCTCGGGAGAAGGCTTGGAACATGTCCCGTTGACATGGATGAGTATCCTTTTACGTCTGTATATGTTATACTGGAATAGTTCACATAGGGAGACGTAAAGGAAAGCTATGATAAAGATTCTCGTCAAATTATGCAACAGGGACAGTCGCACTGTATATCGGGACGATTTGTGTTACGAACTGGCCGATATGCTCAGAATCTACCTGAACGCCGACGCATTACCGGGGGATGGGGAACGGTGGGAGCTGTTGAGAACGCTGGCTTCCACTCTTATTGGACGAGCCATCGAGAAGGGGCTTTTTGAGGACTGCGCAAGGGTCAACGTGTATCCGGTATCCTTTCAAGCAGTTCAGGGAGATTGACCTTCCTGTCATATTAAGCTATAGTGGAACTGTTCACATAAGCAAAAGGAGAAAACAATGAACGTAAACGAACTTATAGAGCAATTGAGGAAACTACCCAAGGAAGTACGCGAACAACCCATCATGGACGGTAAGCCGAACGTAGGCTACCGGCTAGCCGGTCTTCACGCAATTTCAGCCGCCAAGGTCATTGTATCCGACGACGGCGCTTGTAACATGTACGACCCGGTACTTTCCGACGAGGAAAACATCGAAGAACTGGAAAACAGATACGACATGCCAATGCATGTCGAACATCGGGCATTGGCATTCTTCAATTGAGATAGGGGTCGTACAAATGGACGCGAACACTCCCATTAACATTCCCATCCGTCTTGAACAGTGGATACATGACAACTACATGGAAGTCGAAACCATTATCATCGATGCCCGGCCAATCCTAGACGCAACCGATTTCGACAATCTTCCCGAATGGGAGGACTGGGGCGCGGACTTCATCGCGGAGGACGCTCAAAGAATTGGACTGCTGAAAATGTGGTCTGGGCCATTCACCGTCGAACTATTCAACTGTGACGAGTATCCCGACTATCTCGAATGGCGCAAAACTCATAAGACCGTCGAAGGTGCCGCAGAACACATTCTCGACTTGAGCAAGAAGGAACTACTGTGGCGAATCGAAGAAACCAAGAAGCAACTAGACAAGTATGTTAGCCAATATGAGGCGTTAAGCGGGGAGAATCCGCGTCAAACTTCTGGAACGGCACTGGTTGGCAGACTACTCGTCTAACATCCGAGAGAAAAGAAGAGAAACAAATGGTATACAAAAATACCCCGGACAACTGGGCTACCCGCCGAGTCCTCGCAATCTCATACAGTCCGGACGGCAGATATAAGGAAACACTATTCGAGCGCGAAGAAGATGGAAATTATTATGCGGGCTGTGGAAGATTCTACGCCAGCGATATCGAGGATAGAACCAAGTTCTATCCGATTCCGGACGACGAGAAACTATCTCGCTGGGTGTTGAAGGATGGAACGGTAATCACTTCGTCCGAGAATAGTGACATCCTTAACCCGGAGGCCATGCGTGTCATGACTTTCGACGGCACGCGTATCGTAATCCCAGCCGAACAGCTCAATTATGTGCAGGACATGTGCGAGGATACCAATGCAGAATACTGAACAAAACCGTTGGATATTACTGGATATGGCTCGTGCCATGGGTGGCTACGGCTACGACGAGATGTGGTGGGCTGACGTTTTTGAGCCGGACGAATTGGAGTATTCCGCTCCCGACTTGTATGAGAAGTTCGTCAACTCGTCCGACTACGACCCTGCCGCTCACTGGTTCCGTCGTAAGGAATACGGTGTCGGTTTCGAGTCGGTCACGGACGAGAGCCTGTTGGCGGATGCTTGGCATATGCGGGATGATATTGTCGAATTGGCTTCTCGTAGGGATGTGTGGCTGAATATTCCGGATATTGATTTTGTTTCGCGTATTCGGAAGCTTGGGGTTGTGGTTTCTTAGGATTGTCTCTCTGAAAATTCCATGCTATACTGGAAACGTTCACAAAAAAGGGTTTTCAGATTGGAATACTGCCGTATTTCTACGTTCCTTAACTAATAGCATTGGATTCTGGCTGACGGCACTATCATAACATCAACGCAACAGTTCGTAGAATGCAAGTTCTCAATGACCAGAATCAAAACATTGGACGGTCGAACAGTAAGCCTGAACATGTCGAACGTCCTGTACGTGACTACCGACGAGGAGTGAGGCATGGGTTTGGATATATGCCGTATTCACTTATGCTCAAACTCAGAATCCTTGAATCGTCCGGTCTGCGTGGCTGTAGCCTCGAACGACCCTAACAGTATCTCCTGTTCAGAATACCGTTTAAGTGATTTCACAAAACTGGTACCCTCGCTACTCGCATTCAGACATGAACGACAATATTCGCCTCCGCTTGAACAAGGCGATTGAAACCACCGATTCTGAGGAATTCGTGGACATTGCCTACAAGCTGGGACTGTTCCTTACGGAAGGGGAAGACGATTGAGCGTCGAAGAAACAGGAGTTTGGACGGAAACTTATCCAAAAGAACCTTGCCCATTCTGCGGAAAAACGGTTGCTATTCGAATCAGCGAGATTCTTATTGTGGACAAAAAATACTGGAAAGTCCGTATTTTCGACGATAGTGGTTGCCCGTTGTCCGCAATGTTCGAGCGGGGCTTGCGAATGGGGTCAGCGGGGGAAGTGTGTGCCGTTCTTAAAAAGGATTGGCATGAGATTGTGGAAACCGTTTCCACTATGCCGGTTTGTCCCGAATGTGGACGCTCCCCGGTTTGTCGTTATTCCACGAACCTCGACCGTTGGATTATCCTTTGCGAAAAAGGACATTTGAGAACGGATGAGGCTTTCGTTCTCTCTGCCATGAGGAATTGGAACAAGAAAGTCGGTCAATATGTTTGCGACAATCAGAACCAACGACTCGGTCAATGTCTGATGGAGTTCTGGCGTCAAGGGGATACGTCGGACGAGAATCTTCCGGAATTCATGCGGCAAAGTTGGCGGATAAAACACGCCGATTGGGAGAGAAAGTGAACGAAAACGTAAATTACCATCCGCTACGCCGTTGCGTCATCTGCAACGAATCAGTGGAGGCCGACGACCCGACATGCGCGGTCTGCGGCCAACCGGCTTGCAGTAACCACGCTTACGACGTGGGTGGCGGCGAATGGTATTGCGCCGACTGCCACCACGGAAAAACTCACCCGTGCGCGGACTGTGGTACGCCATCCCATTGGCGGTGCAAGGATTGCGGCAAATGGGTTTGCAAAAACCATTCGACATTCGTCGCGGTTCAAGGTGAGGAATTCTATACTCTTTTCGGCTACTACTGCGATAATGATTTACGTTGGGAACTAGCGGAAGAACAAGCTAAGGAGGTGACGTTGTGAGTGAGAAAACCAGACGGGATAAGACGTTGAAGCTTATCGAGGACGGCGATGACGATGATTGGAAGACTGCCGTATTTATACTTCCTTCTACTCGCTTGAGTTTTGGCCGCTCCTTTTCTGGGAGCGGCTTTTATTTTTCTCATCCAGATGTTATAGTGGAATTGTTCACAAAAAAATGGTTAAGGAGAAAAATATGAGCGACAAAAACACCACACCAAAACTTCCCAAGTACAAGAAGACCATCGACGCTACCGGATTCGGACTATCCTGCGTCACCGAATACGGGTTCGATGACGCAGGGCTGTTCCACCACTCATACACGTACAACTACAAGAACAGGAAGGCCGTCATCCAAGTGATAGGAAGCCAGCAGCCCGCCGACTGGCATACCCGCCAAAGCGCCTACGCCTCCTACTATGAGGATGGGAAACAGGTAGGCCGAACCCGTGCCTATAACATTCTTGAAAACGCTCAAATCAAGGCAGTCCGTTGGATTATGGGCTTCGGCTCGGATAGCAAGGCGGAAGAAGCCTATCGTGCCGTTCGACTGGAGAAAAGCCATCGCAATCAGCAAATCTGCCGTCGCATCCCCAAACCATTGCGCATGGAAGTCGAGGGGCTTGCAAATAAGCTGGGTTTGAAAATCCACGGCGACGAAGACAACAGCATTGTGGAAACGTTCGTGAACACGTATCTCGCCACTGCGGAACAGAATGGTCTGATTGAACTGAGAGAACGTCAATACGGTTACGAAAAGTCGATGACCGTATGGCTGGACGGGGATGCGAGCCGCAAAACCGAAGACGCCCCCGACTGGGAGAAGTTCAAGGAAACCGTCGTGGAAATCGTCCCACTCTATTTGGAATGTAGACGGAAAACGGCGGAAAGCGTTGGTCTGGGGGAGAAGCTGGCTGAAAACTAATCCTGATGGTTGGGACAGAAAACTGCTCCAACCATTTTTGTTGCGTTCTCCAATATCTGCCTATAATCCTCAAGGACACCTACTGTCACGTTTAAGTCCACGGCCATTGGGAAAAGCTCACCCTCATAGATTCGTTCGGATTGGATATATTCGAACGGATTGATAAGCAGTATCGCCGTCTCCTTACGAACGTATGATTCAGCCTTGTCATCGTATTGTTTCCAGCAACAAGTATCACCGTGAGTCCAATGGAATAGTTCATGCGTTAACGTGCATCGTTTCTGCCGCTCGTTCAACCGTGGGTCTATGACGATGATGCGGGTTTCCTCGTCATATACGCCGTTGATGTTTTCCGGAAGTTCCTCCTCGAAAACGTATGGCGCTTGACGTGTGAGTCCTACCATCCGTTTTATCTCTTCATAGCACATTCGCCGGTCGATGGCGACGCTTCTGTTGTCTACTGGGGGATGTTTCAGCAAGCGTCCTCGCTTTCCGATTCCGCTTGCTTGTTGGGGTCGTGGTTTGCGGCCAATGTGAGGTCGCCGGAATTGATTTTACGCAGGACGGCTTGAAGCTGCTGTTCCACAACGGATTGCGTGGAATGGTATCCGTTTTGTCCGGCGATGAGTTCTTCTGGGGTCATGTTCCATGCGTGGGCGAGTTTTTCCACGTCGGCGGGGAGCCATTCGACCGTTTCGTTGTATCGTGTGGTGACGTAGCTGGGGCTTTTGCCTAGTTGACGCGCGATGTCCCGTGCGGAGAGCCGTCGGATTCCGGCTTCCGCTAGGATGCGTTGGTTGATTCTTCTGTTGAATTCGCTGGTTTGGTTTTTTCTTTTTCCCATGTTTTCCATGATAACTGATTTTTAACATGAAACGCGTGGTTTTAGATTTGACAACATACTTTTATATGCTATTGTCTGTAATTACAAACACTTGTTCACCTGAAGAAACAGGAAGGTTAATGCATAACATGAGTCACGACAAGGCACGGGCGCTCTTGCGGATGGTCAGATAGACACCCCAAGAAGCCCGTTCCACATACCCCGCCTCAAAATTGGAGGGACACACCCCCAATTTTGTGAATACGCCCAGTATGACTAGAATAAAAAACGTCCACACAATATAAGCCAGACTCCACACAGGCCAGACCAAAAGGAATGTTTTGAGAAAGACAATAGACCAGAAAATCCTCTTGGATAAACACTTCACAAAATTGGACATCCTAGGCCAGCACCTATGGATGATGCTCCAACTGCATCCGAAGACCAATGCTCTCGGCGTATGTGATTGGACGTTTGGAAAAATCAACGCTTACACTCACGGAAACACTCCCACCCTATTCCAACAGGCGGGCCGGGAACTCGTAAACGAAGGACTACTGGTCATAGACGAGGACACCGAAGAAGCACTCCTCCTCGACCACATCGACCTCACGGCGGACTCCGGAACCATCGAATCCGCATACCTTGGAACCGCCAGCCCAAGACTGCGCAGAATCCTAGTCAGTGAACTGAACCGAACCCTCCGACAGGGAAAGCACTTCCAGTTCGAATGGGAGGAGATTCATGACATCCTCAGTGAATCGAATGCCGACTCCGACGAATATGAGGAGCCGCATCCAAGCGTGGAACCCGTCGAGGATGATTCCCTAAACACCTCCCAGACAGATAATTCCACCTCCAAAAAGGAAAAAGAACCCGCCAAGCAGGACGATACCGAAACCTCAAGCGTGAAACCCGTAGAAGCGGAAGACAAGCCCGTCAAGAAGCGTCGCGGTCGCCCACGCAAGAATCCACTCCCTCCGGAAGGAGAAGACAAACCGAAGCGTCGACGCGGTCGCCCACGCAAGTACAAACCCGAACCGGTCGAACTGATGAACGGAACCATGGAGCCTCCGTTCGAGGAGCCGATGACCATGGAACAGGTCGAGGTTCTACCCCAATACGATTCCAACACCCCAATCGACGTGGATGATGACGGGGAACCCAAGTATTTGCAGTGGGATGAAATCCCGCAACAGCTTTGGTTCTGGCATCCACTGCCCGAAGACTGGTCTCCGACCGAGAAAGCATCGAAACTGTACAAGGACTTGGGTGGTGGAAGCAAGATGACCATTTTGCAAGCAGCTGACCTGTTCCGTAAGGTCTACGATTCACGCCTGTACGTGAAACGCGACAACGGTTTCAAGGCCGCTCCGCTCTCGCCTGACCGACTCTTCATCCAACAGTTGCTTCACTGGCGTAAGGAAAAGGACGAGGAAAACGAACGCAAAGCCAAGGAAAAAGCCGAGAAGGAAGCTCTCCTCAATGAGGAACCGACAATCGACGTAGACCCCATCTGGGGAAACCCCGAAGACTTGGTTTCCGCCAAAGCGGAACAGGAAAATCCCCAACAGGAGGAAGTGACTCCACTGATTCCAGACGAGGAAGTACCGAAAGTCCGCCACTACAAGCGGATGGTGCCGAAGGATTGGAAACCAAACCAGAAGCACATCGACCGAGCCAATGAACTGAACATCGACGTGAACACGGAAGCCGAGAAGTTCTACAACTACAGCCATTCCAATGGCAAGAAATACTTGGACTTCGACCGCGCCTTTGACAATTGGCTTCTCAATGCCGACAAGTTTAACAGGAACGGTCAGAGCAGACGTAAGACCCGTAGTGAGGAAGGATACGAGCACAACATGAACATGCTGAAAGAATCCCTCGCCCAAGCCGGATGGGATGAATGATGACAGCACAGGCTCCCACACAAGGAACGTTGACCACGGCACAGGCCAGCAATGGACAGCATTACCCACGCGCCTTCGAACGCCCGTGCGCCATCGCGCTGTTGACTCAAATCAACAGTCATTACGGCAACAAGCCGTTGGATGACGCGCAGGTGGATAACTTCGTCAACGAAATCGACCATACGATTAAAGCTGACGAAGCCCGCCAAGCCATCATCGAATTCTTCCAGACACATTCGTCACGGGAAGCTTGGATTGCTCCCTACGACATCAATCAGATGGTCAGGAGGAAGCGTTTGAGCAGAGTGCCATCCAATGCTGAAATCAGCCGCATGCTTGACGGATATGGCATCACCGACGCGAACACCGCATGGGGATTTCGACGAGGACTGACCTACGCCATCTCCAAAGGCGCTTCGCCGGAACGCGCTATCGAGTATGCGAAAAGACACTGTGATGACGTGAAGACCATCTCCAACACCCCAGACCAGTATCCACAGCTCACAGCCGGTGACAACGTGGGCAAGGAAGACGGTGTCACATCATTCTCAGCACTATTGAAAGACTTCCGGTCAGGATTGAAACAGCCCTCCACACAGGCCAATCCAATCCCAGCCGAAAACAATCCAATCCAGAAAACCGATAAGAAAGAAGAAAACAAACAATGACCGACGTCACCACCAAGCTTATTCACGACACTTTCATCCAGAACCGTCCCGATAAGGTAGGCGAACAGGAAGCGGAAGAACTGTTCAACCATTGGCTTGAAGTCCACGGATTCCAGCCGGAGGAACAGCCCATCGCACCAGCCGGATTCGAGTATGAGACCGTCAAAACCAAGGAGGATTCCACACCATCCTCCGACGATTTGGACGCCATCGCCCTCGCATCCGACAATGCCACCAATTCCGCCGCAATGATTTCCGACGTGATGGATTCTCTTCCTGAAAGCACTCAGGAAGCGCTTGCGTGCGCGTTGAACGACTTCGACTGTGCCGCCGAGCATCTGCACAGGTTGCTCGACAAGTACGATTACAAGCCTTTGGAAGAAAGGGAGGAAGATTGAAGTAGCGCAAGAACACAAAACAATCTACTGCGGGTATGTGGCGAAGGAAAACCGCGAGAGCCAAGCGGTGTTCATTTGCAAGAAATGCTCGTATAAGACGAACGCTGACGTGAACGCGGCGAAAAACATCCTCAAACGAGGATTGGACACGCTCGCCGTCACGTCGGAAAACCTGTGGGGCGCGGACGGCACCCCGGTCGAACAGGGACGTAAGACCAACGGAAACGCTACATGCGAATCCGTGGCAGTCTCTTAGAGACCAAAACCTCTCCTACCGCAAAAAACGATAGGAGAAATCCCCCGGCTTCAAACCGTGGGGAGGACGTCAAACACAGTAAGAAACCAGAAGGAAAGATTTGGAAAACAAACTCCGAGGGAAAATCCCCTTCATCGCGGCAGTGGCCGCACTGTCCATGCTCGCATCCGCAAACGTGGCATTGGCCGCAGAGGTCGGCAACCCAATCATCGTGGGCAAGACCAACATGTTCACGGCTGATGAAACCGTTGACCTGTTGGGCGGCGACTTGGGCGAGGCGGCGAACTTCGGTCTCGTCGGCTTCGACTCCGTCCACTTGAACGCGCATACGAACAGTAATATCGCCACCGAGCACGCCTATATTGGCGCGGCCTTCGGCAATCATGCCAACGGTGTGGACGAGCCGGAAGTCAGCTACATGGACGAGGTTGACGGCAATATCAACGTCAATCTGCCCGCCGACTCCAAGATTGTCTTCGGACAGTCAAACATCATCGGACAGACCGACAATGGCAACAGTTGGACGGTGAACGGCAACAAGCTGGAAATGCAGACCAGTGGAAGCCTCCCGAAGTCCGAACGAGTGCTCAAGGATTCCAAGACCGTCAAATATCTTGATTTGAAATCCATGGAAAAGAGCATGACCAGCCTGTCGGCCAAGTGGGCGAAAGCTCCGGAAGCCAACGCTACCCATGATTTCTCCGACATGAACAAGCGTCATATCGACGCAAAAGGTGACGTGGCCCACCTCAATATTGACGCGGCTGAACTGCAAGGTAATCGTGTGACCGCCACGTTGGGAGACAATACCCGTCTCATCGTGAACGTTGACACCAAAGGTGTGGACAATATCACTCTGCCCCAATTGGACGTGGACGGTATCAATCACGCCGAATACGCCCACTGGACGGATAAGGGGGTCATCTACAATCTGACCGACTCCAAATCCAAGGACGGGCAGTATCACGGCAACGTCGGCACCGCTGGCGCATCCTCTTCCGTGATTCTCGCGCCGGAAGCCAACGTGGACGCGTCTCAGAACGTTGAAGGACAGATTATCGCCAAGAACGTGACCATCGGCGGTGAATTCCACCGCAACAGCGTCAACGTTCCAGTGACCCGTCACGTGGAAGTGAAACTGGACGGTCAGAACAAGACTGAAACCACGCCGTTCGTCGTACCACAACCCGCCAAAGACCATTACCGGTTCATCGTCTGGACAACCAATCCGGACGGTACCGGCGACTCTTACAAGCCGGGAGATACCGTGACCATCATTCCGAAGAACACCACCCTGTATCCGCAGTGGGAGGCGAAGCATGTGCTTCGCTACGATACGAACGGTGGCAACGGCAAATATGAGGATTCAGACCTGCCATCCGACGTGTCCGACACTGTTCCATCCCGTGATGGCTACGAGTTTGACGGTTGGATGATTGATGGAGTCAAGGTCGATTCCGGCGATAGCGTCGAGGACAACGGCTCCGACGTGACCGTGGTCGCGCAGTGGACGCCGGTCAAGCAGGATGTGACCCCGACTAAGCCGGAAACCCCGAAGGACGACAACAAGACCGACAACGGTGGCAACGGTTCTGAGATTCCGAAGGATGATAAGACGGATACTTCATCCAAGGATGACAACAAGACCGACGATTTCAAGCCGAACACTCCGAAGGACGATATCAATACTGATACTCCTTCCAAGGGTGATGATTCCAAGCCGGAAACCCCGAAGGACGATACGGACAAGAACGATACTCCGTCAAAGGATGACTCCGACAAGTCCGACAATGATACGAAGGCTCCATCCAACGATAAAAACGATGTGAACACTCCGACCAGCGATAAGACCACCGACACCGGTAAGACCAACACCGGCAAGAAGACAGTGGATACCAAGAACAATACTCAGACCGCTCAACAGGACGGTCAGGGCTTGGCTACCACGGGTGTGGCAGTCGGCGTCATCGCGGTCGCGGTCATTGTGCTTGCCGCCGCCGGTGTAATCCTCTCCGTCGCAAAACGACATGAGGGCAACCGCTGACATTACCTCTCTATTCGATAGGGAGATAATGTGACTCCAATCCCGCCGTCTTTTTGATGGCGGGATTTTTTTACCTATGTTATACTGGCAGTGTTCACAAAATCGGTGAAGAGGTAAAACTTTTGAAAGACTACGACTGGTGGGTAAAAGCGTGGAACGCCTATAATAATCCACCCACCAAAACGATTCCATTGGACGCGTCCGATGCTCTCCAAGGGAAAATCACGTCCGTGGTGGTTCTCGACAACTATTACGAACAGCGTTCGACGGCACCTCCCACTATTCGCGAGCAGATTTCCAAAGTTTGGAACTTGGACGACATCGACTGCGATTTTTCTAGCAAAGACAAACTTCCTGCCGAAGATTTGAAATGCGTCGTCTACCGTGGCGACAAGAAGACCAAAGTCACACTGCACGCAAGCGAAAACAAACTCGGCCTGTACACACAGGATGGAAAACGTTTCCCAATCAAATAGGAAGGATTTTAAAAAAAAGTGTTAGAGCATGGCGAAGAGCTTAACCTGAGAATGTTGCAACCATTGGACACGGACACTACGGCTGGCATACTTCGCGAATCCGGCTATCTGGTTCCATTATCCAAGTGGAGCAAAGCCCGGCAAGACTACAAAGGCAATACCGACCGTTGGGCGTTCAATATCATGGCATGTGCTTTCATTGGCCTCATGGTCGCCTGTTTGGAAATGTGGTCTACCCGAAATATTCCAATCAAACTTCCGAAATATACTCCCGTAGCCGTTTTTCTACTGGGTTTCGCTTTTGGTTGGGTGCAACTGTTAGGCACGTCCGATAGGCGGAAAAGGGTTTTTCGACCGAAGCCGGATAATCCAGTCCAAGTATTGGAGTCTACTTTCGACGTTCATGTGGCTGGAGACAGTGACACGTCGCTTTTCGACAAGACTGGATATAAGAAACTTCTTCTTCGTGTTGACGGCACTCACTACGCTCAGGCTACATTGTTTGTTTGGGAAGAATCATACGATTTGAAGGAAGAGCGTACTTGGCCTTTGGTTAGTATCGCATTGTTCGATGAGGACGGCAAACCGGTCAAACTGCAATCGGTTGAGTCGAAGAAGGAATCTGAAAGCGTTGAACGGTAGACCAACTTCGGAAGAACGGGATACGAGGTGGTAAGAACCGACGCAGTTCCGGGGCACAGTGGACAGACAGTCGAATATGATGTTTCCACCATCGACCGTCTACATTCTTCGCAAGAAAAAAACATTAGAAGACTGGAGTAGGCATGGCTTATTATGACCCGTGGCGTGAGGCTGTTGAAAACGCTAAAGAACTTCTCCGATTGGGAATGCCACCACAGAAAGTGCAGGAGCGGACCCGACTCCCCAAGAGCACCATCGACAAGATAGCCCCACCTATACTGCAAGAGAACGCAGACCGTGAAGCCATTCAGGAAGCCGAGCGAGCTTTGAAGCGGGAGCATGAAAAAATCCTCAAGGAAAAATATCCATGCCCGCTCTGCCATAAAGGTTATGGGATTGTTGACGGTGGAGCGCTCACCGCGTTTTTGAACGGTTCCGTCTGCCGTATCGGCGCGGAAGATGAGACCGTTGGCAAGGGAAGCCCATTTTTTCGTCCTTATTATGCCCACTGTTCGTATAGGCGTTGTCCAGCCCGACTGATTTTTCCCCGTGACACGCGGGAGGAAGCGTTGAGGGCTTTCCTGTTGGGAGAGTGGATTAGACCACACCCGTTCGTCAGTGTGAGCGACGGTTCTGAATGGACGTACACCAAACAGGGATTGGCGTCAGCGGTTTCATCATTGATGAATGATTATTCGCCGGAGCAGATAAAACAATTAGGTTTCAATCCGATTGCCGTGGACGAGTTGGCGAACCGTAGGGCGTTACGGATTGCTAAATTCAATCCAGATGCTTTCGATTTGACGCTCATGTGTCCAAGTGCGGTAGTCGGGGAGAGTTCCGTAAGGCTGTCAATCCGACGAATCATAGCAAGGAATCATGGTGTTGCTGGTGGAGGGTCGGCTGTCCAAGATGTGGAGCCAGAACCGTCAACTCGTTTCCTACCCGTGAACAGGCGCAGTCCGCTTTCGAGGAGGGGGACTTGTTAAGGGGGCTGAAAATCGATAAGTCCGGAAGTGGAAAGGATTAAACGAAGTTGTTCCATCTGCATGCAAGACCTAAAAACCGGTTGGAGTCAATTCATACCAGTACGCCATCGTTAGAAGCCGAAAAACTGAAATCCGTCATGTACGGTCTCGCCATCGGTGACGCGTTGGGAGTCCCATACGAGTTTCAACAGAGAGACACATTCAACTGCACTGGAATGATTGGTCATGGCGAGCATAACCAGCCAGCAGGAACATGGAGCGATGACACCGCGTTGAGTCTAGCAACCTTGGACTCGCTCACCGAATGCCATGGTGAAGTCAACACCGCCGACATGCTCATGCGTTACCGAATGTGGTTGGAACACGGAATGTACACGCCGGACGGGAACACGTATGATTCCGGTATCACAGTAGCCACAGCCATCAGGTCAAGGCATGGTTGCGATGGTTTGAACGATAACGGCAATGGTTCGCTAATGCGGGTCGCACCATGCGCCTTCTACAATTTGCCAGACGTGGAAATCAAACAGGTCAGCGCCATCACCCACGCTCATGAAATCAGTATGACGGCGTGCGTACAATACGTGCGAATCCTCGAAGGACTGTTAAACTGCGTTCCTTCACATAAGGCGATAACGGATTCAGGATTCCCGTTCGACCCGACCATTCCCAGAACGGAAGTAGAATCGGACGGATTCGTACTCCACACATTGAACGCGGCACTCTGGTGCTTAACCAATACCGACAATTATCGGGATTGCGTAATTACCGCAGTAAACCTTGGAGAAGACACGGACACCACAGCCAGTGTCGCGGGAGCGTTAGCCGGAGCCGTCTACGGATTCGACAGCATTCCTACAGAGTGGATTGAAAAATTACGAGGAAGAGAACTTATAGACATGTATGTTTCAGAATCGGAGCTAAGGTGTTAACCCTACCAATAACTCGAAAATGGTTTGACATGATTCTTTCCGGCGAGAAGACGGAAGAATACCGAGAAGTCAAACCCTACTACGATTCTCGCTTCCGCCGACTGTTCGACATGGACGAGTCGAATAATCCAACAGGATTGGACGAGCAGCCAATACTATTCCGCAACGGATACTCCCATACAAGTCCGAGCTTCACCGCCATCTGCACGCTCTCTAAAGGAGAGGGACGTACCGAATGGGGAGCCGAACCACATAAACGGTATTGGATATTAAACATCCACCGAATCCAAAAATAGGTTTTTACACCCTTTCGGAGTATGTTTTAGCTAAAAAGAAACACACTCCGAAAGGAAACCTAACCGTGAAATACCTACTATTAATACTCGTCCCATCCTCCATCCTGCAATGGTTACTACTACTCGTATGCGGCGTGGGAGGATGGTTCCTGTTCTCCACTCAGTTTAAAACCTCAAAAAAGTCCATCGCCATGGTCAACGTATTAGGTGCTGTGTGTGGTATCGCATTCTTTTACGGATTGAAGAATGGTCTCGGTGGTTTGAGTGACATGTTCATGTCACTCACCGGAAAATACGTGTACGGGTATCCGCATTCGCAAGTTCCCCTAATCAACGCGTTTATCGCCATTCCTCGTATCCTCATTGGTGTTTTTTGCATGTGTGTCGCATATGGTCTTTATCAGCCGGTATCTGAAAAAGAAGGCGAGGAGTACAGGAGGCAGAGTCAGCAGAATGAGGCAAAGGAAGTTGAACAGGCTCTCAATCAGACCATCGACCAGATAGGCGTAGTCTTCAATCTGCTCAAAGCCGAACCCGGCCAACCAAATTATCACGGTTACAAGCTGGTGAACGAGGACTGCGGGGGTCAACCAGACCCCTTATGGAACACCATGAACCCAGCCAACATCCAACAGGCGAGAAGCCAATACCGCCTCTACGGCAATCCGGGCGGCGGTCTATCACAGTCGAACTTCACCACCAATGAGATTCAATCCGGCCAGAAAGGTGAACAAATCCTCGCCAACATGATTACCGGCAACTGTCCCAACGTGGTGTCCTTCTGGTCGTTGCATGGTCTGAACGAGCGACACCAGTTCACTGACGCGGATATCGACTGCGTGATTGCCGGACAGGACAAACAGGGCAAAACGCACTTGTGGTTCGTGGATGCGAAGAACTATAAAGGTAATGCGGACACTGCCTACCGTAACCTCACCCCAGACCAGCTATTGAGAATTAGCGTCAGCCAGCGTGCGTTCGAAACCGGTGTGGATGGTCGTCCGGATTTGAAACTTTCCGCGAACATGAACTGGCAGAGGGACATGTGGGCTTTCATGTTCAACGGCAAACCCGTCGAAGTGGAATGGCTTGTCTGCATGGTGCCAACCTCCGATAAGGGCGTGCCGGATGTGACTGGGGTCATGTGGCCGGGCGATATTCCTTGCGTGACGCCGGAGGAGCTGGTTCGACGTGTCAATGCGGTTGACTTGGATTCGACGCAGAATCTTCCGTTGGACTGGTTGGATACTTTGAAACGGCATGTCAAGCACTGAGCTGTTTTTGGGCGCGGGTTGTTTTCTTCTCGCGCCTTTTTTGTTTTTGTTGCGTTCAGCGTGTCTTCTCACTTTCGATGATATACTGGGATTGTTCACACAAAGGAGGTTGGAAATGCCAAACCAAACAACAATCCTCGCCCAACATGGACTAATCAAAGCAGACACCGCCACACCAAAAGACTGGGAAACCATCGACAACATCAGGAACAAAAGATTCAGCATCCCGCTAAGCTGGGAACAAATACAACAACTACTAGCCAAACACCCCACAATCCGTCCATACCTCTACCTCTCAACAGGACTCGACGGACTCGTACTACTCAACACCAATACAGGAGAAACCGCAAACACCCAACCACTCATCTTCGAAAACCTTTCAGACGAAAACGATTCCATGTTCAGCATGGTCGAACAGCATATCAGCAAATGGGACAAGACCACACCCACAAAAACGCTGATACAGCAAGGCAGAACAGACGAAGCCAAACAGCAGATAGACCACGCCACAGCACTGGCACCAACAGCCCTAATGGAACTCATCTATCAGCTCGTCCCATGGAAAGAATTGCACGACAGGCAATACCAGCGTATGACGGCATTGAACGTCAGAAAGAACGAGGAATACCCATCACGCCAATTCGACAGGCACCTCGTCAAGTTACTCCAGCAGACCAAGCCCTGCATTGGGGGAGAGGGTGCTTTGGAGAAGACGTTCGACAAGCCTATAACAGTGTACAGGGGTGAAATCGACAAGAGCGTGCATTTGGGTTTGAGTTGGACGACCAGCCTGAAAATCGCCAAAGGGTTCGCAGAACGCTTCAACATGAGCGGTATCATATATTCGACTATGCTTAAGCCCGATGAAATATTGGCGGCCTATGCAGATGATGGCGAGCATGAAGTGCTCGCCATCATCTCAGGTGATACGGTGAACGCCGTCCGATATCACCTTTAGTTGCAGGGGGTAAAGATGGATTCTGCGCCGCTGGTATCGCCTGTCGCGCAGAACTTGGTGTATCCAGAATTAGAGGAACTATTATTCTGGTTCTGGCTTTGCTGTGGCGCAGACTGTTGGGTCTGGGCATGTTGCGTCGGAGCACTGTAGGTGCTGGTGCCACTGTTCGCACGACTGTAGTTCGTGTTCGAGTAGGTTTGGGTCTGGGCTTGCGACTGCTGTTGTGCGGCTTGGCGTGCGGCTTCCTCGGCTTCGGCTTCCGCGTCGGCTTGTTCTTTCGCCGTCTTGGAGTCGTTTACGCTTTTGACGGCCTTGGACACGGCGTCTTTCTGCGCGTTCAGGGTTTTCACGTCAGACTTCTTGTCGTCAACGGTTTTCTTTGCCGTGTCGATGGCGGTTTTCAGACTTTCACGCGTCTTATCATCCTGCACCTTGCCTTCGGAATCCTTATACAGGCTTTCGGCCGACTTCACGGTCTTGTCTAGAGCGTCCTTCGCGTCCTTGACCTGCTTGTCCGTCTTGGACTTGTTCACCTTGCTCATGGCCTTGCCGATGGCGTCGATGGAATCATCGGCCTTGGCGATGTCGTCAACAACGCTGGCCTTGGCTTTGGATGCGCTCCACAGGTTCCACTTAGTGGCATGCGATGTGGCCGGAACGCCTTTCCGGGCTTCTCCTGTCTTGACGCTCTTCGTCAAGGAAGTCAACGTGGTCTTGTCAAGCACGTCCGTTTCCTTCGTAGCCTTGACAAGGGATTCCGCTTCCGCAATCTTCTTCACCAGCTTCGAATCAGCCTCCTTGGCCGACTCAAGCTGGGACTCGTAGGAATCGTACGCACTGTTCGACGCATACGCGTAGCCACCACCAACACCGGCAAGGACAACAACCGCCGCGATAGTACTGACAATAATCGTCTTCTTGGCGGGCTTCTTGCCGTTCCCCTCGTCGTTTTCGTTTGGGTTGAGGATGGTGGTTTCCTGCGTCTCCTCAAGGTTTTGGTTCTTTTCCATTTTTGTTTTGCTCCTTGGTTCTTATGTTCGATTCTCCCATGTGGGGTAGGCGAACACTACTCTTTAATGTGGACAAATCCACTATAACACGAGAATCGGCATGTCGCAACAAAAGATATGCTATATAGCCCAAAAACAAGAGACAGTAGCAATACGGCAGTCTTCCATTCCTAGCAATACCAGCGTCTACGCCGCTGATATACGTTTGGTTCATCCCAATCCTCATCCATCATGCCGCTGTTGTAAGTGTTAACGGCGATGCTCAGTGAGTCACGGATTCGGGTTTTATTCCCGTAATCCGTATACCAATCGTCCTCAATCCACCGCCAATCCTCCCACCGACGTGCCGGAATATGCGGATTCCTCTTCTGTGAATACGCGTATTTTGCGACTTCGACATACTCCCAGTGAAACCGTCCGCAATCATAAGTGTGACTGAAACCGCGTGAACGGGCCTCGTCCTCGATAAGCGCATGTGGTCTGTCCTTGAATGTTCTCGACATCATCGCCTCGTTTCGTGTTCTTGGATTAAATGGTACCGGTAGCGGATAGGTAAACGAAAAAACATATCCTCTTTCTATAAGAAAATTCCGTTTTTCCGAAGGTTGATTGTAAAAAAACCTGATATATGTGGAAACAACAATACAAACCTCTAGAGGAGTTAGTCTATGGATAATCCATTGAGTAAAACTTTCCGGAAAGTCAAGGACTCCATTCTTAAACGGGTGGGGAAGGCCGCTGTCGCACTGGTTGCGGCGACGGCTACCTTGGCTTCTGGAGTGATAACGACCGGTAGTGCGCTTGCCGCCACGACTAACGGCCCCGGCTACTGGTTCAATGCGACGCGTTCTGGGAGTTGGTGGGTTGGTACTCACGGTAGTTCTCTTGGTCCGCAACGTTATGAGAACGGTAATCCGGTGTATTGTGTTGAGGCCGGTGAACCTGTTACTAATACCGGTACTTGGTATAAGGCTACAGACGTGAACCACAAAGTTGGCGCATGGCTAATCGAAAAGCATAAGGGTGATTTCAACGATTTTACTCAGGCTTCGGTTGCTTATGCGATTCATGAGCATCTTGACCAAGGCAGTAGCCATTTCCGTCAGCTGGTAGCGGCTGGTTTGGAGGGTGCGGATATCAATGCCGTCGCCTCCAATGCGGCGAATCTTTGGAATGATGCATATAACACTCTTCCCGCTAACCTTAATGCCGCCTATGCCTATACCTCTGGCAAGCGCACCGGTACCGTTGACCCCAATATCAAGAACTCCAATGGTCAGTACATTGCTGGCATTCAGTACACTGCGACGTTGAACGGCCCGGCGAAATTCAACCAGACCGGAACCAATACAATCAGTGGTACAACCACCGGTCAGGCAATGCACATTCCGTGGACGGCAACCGGCAACGGAAAAGTAACATACCATGTTTCGATTAATGTTCCCACTGCCGCCGTTCTAAATTCCCCCAGTCAGGATATGATGCGGGTTTCCGACCCTGAGAATCAGACGAGTGATGTCCAGTTCTCTGTGTCACGTGATTTTCAGCCGACCGTCAGTACCAGCGTCAGTAAGAAACAGTTGACCCGTGGCTCCCCGGTCGAAGACCGTGTGACCTCCGGTGTCGCTTCCTCCGACGACGAGTGGGCGGACAACGTGCCCGTCAAATTCAAGGGCTACTATTTCGTCGGTGACTCCAAGCATATCCTTCAAGTTATCAAGAAGAACAATGGTGAGAATCCGACCAACTATTTGAAGCGTCTGCGTGAAACCGATGGCATCCGTCAGGTTGCCGCCGCGACCACCAGCTTCACCAAGAGCGGTCAGACCAACACCGTCAAGGCGAAGGCCGCTACCGGTGGCATCGACTATGACAGTGTGAACGGTTTGGACGATTATCAGGTGTCCGATGAGGACGCTGGACTGTTCGGAACATGGGTTTGGGTTGAAGTCAAGGCAGACCAGTCCCAGCAGGATTACATCAAGGGCGATTACATCGATGAGTTCGGCAAGGCTCAGGAAACGTCCGTGAGTGTTCTGCCGCCGAACCACGACTCCACCGTGTTGGAGCAGGAGTCCGGTATGAACAAGGACATCCTTGATGAAATCAACATCAGCCGTCTGCCGTCCGATTACGGTAAGTTCACCGGTGATACGAACTATGGTTTCGGTGCTGATGCGAAGGCCAAGATTCGTGTCTGGTGGGCCGGTTCCGGCACCGGCAACAAGGATGAGGATGAGAAGTACGTTCCGACCACCGAAGAGGAGCCTACTCAGGATGCCAACCACAAGCTGGTTGGCGAATGGGAGGTTCCGGCCATGAACGGCAAGTACAAGGTCGGCGGCGGTAAAATCGTTCTCTATCCGAGCGATGGCAGCGACGCCAAGACCGTTGCCACTGATGTGAACATCAAGGTCACGGATAAGGCCCATTGCGGCTACTACGTGTTCATCTACGACTTCCCCGGCTCCGACCGTGCGGAAGGATTCAAGAGCGCGTACAACAATCCGTGGGAACGTTCCTTCGTCACTCAGGACGCGCAACCCGTCACATTGACCACCAACGTGAACAAGACCACCGTCACCCAAGGTGAGAAGTTCTACGATACCGCGACCATCTCCGGTCTGGTTCCGCGTGGCTCCTATGTCACCTTCACCGCGTATGACGCCGTGTCCGGCGAGCCGGACGTGTCCACCAACAAGCTGTTGGACAACACTCGCGTGAACGTCACCAACGACCAAGCCGACCATTCCGACACCACCCAGTTCGAGGTGAAGTCCCCGGAAATCAGCACCAACAAGATTGGTAAGGTCTACTGGGTTGCGAAACTCTACAATGCCAAAGGAAAGGCTCTCGCGGGTCACGCCATCGGCTTGGAGAACGAGACCATCGAAGTGGTAGGCCCGTCCCTCACCACCAAGACCAGCGCACAGCAGACCTATGTCGGTCGTCCGTTCCACGACACCGCCGTCATCAACAACAAGATTGACGCGGGAGCCTATCTGACATTCACCGCCTATGACGCGGTTTCCGGCAAGCCGGATACGAATGCCGCGAAACTGCTTGACAACAAGCGTGTGGACATTCCAGCCGACAAGATTGCATCCTCCGGCGCCGGTAAGAGCTTCACCGTTGACTCCCCGGACGTGACCGCCACCAAGGCCGGTATCGTCTACTGGAAGGCGACGCTCTACAACAAGGGCGGAATGGAACTCGCCACCCACGAGCTGGGTGCCACCGGCGAAAGCGTTCTCATCAAAAACCCGTCCATCACCACCAAGGTCAGCAAGGAACAGGTCTCCATCAACGAGGAGTTCACCGATACCGCCACCATCAACGGTGAAATCGAATCCGGCGATTACGTCACCTTCGACGCCTACGCTCCGGTTGACGGCGCTCCGAACGCCCAAGGTGCCAAACTGCTCGACTCCGAGCGTGTGAACATTCCGGCCAAGGATGTCACCGCAAGCCAGAACGGACAGGCCATCAACGTCACCAGCCCGAAGACCCACGCCACCGAAGGCGGAAACGTGTATTGGAAGGCCACCCTGCACCGTGCCAACGGCATTGTGCTCGCCACCCATGATTTGGGTGTTGGCGGTGAGACCGTTCAGGTCAAGTATCCGACCATCACCACGCACGTGTCCTCCACGAGCGTCGGTGTCGGAGAGGACTTCTACGACACCGCCGACATCAAGGGTGTCGTCCACGCGGGTGACTTCGTGGTGTTCCGCGCCTACGATGCGGTCGGTGAGAAGCCTGACACAAACGCCAGCCTTCTGCTGAAAGACCAGAAGGTCAACATCACTGCGGCTCAGGCGAAGGATTCCGCTCAGGACAAGACCGTGACCGTCAAGTCCAAGACCGTCAACACCATGAACGGTGGAAACGTGTATTGGAAGGCAACCCTGTACGACAAGCAGGGACGCCAGCTTGCCACCCACGACCTTGGACTTCCGGAAGAAACCGTCACGGTTCGTCCTCCGACCATCACCACCCAAGTGACCAAGGGCAAGGTCAAGCCGAGCGAGGAGTTCGCTGATAAGGCGACCATCTCCGGTAAGGTGCTCAAAGGTTCCTACGTCACGTTCACCGCTTACGACGCGGTATCCGGCGACCCGGATGCCAATGCTCCTAAGCTGTTGGACAACGTGCGTGTGAACATCAAGGACTCCGATGCGGAAGCTTCCGCGTCCAAGAAGTTCACCGTCACCAGCCCTACCACCCACACCGATAACTCCGGTTCCGTGTACTGGGTTGCGACTCTGTGGTCTCCGCAAGGCAAGCAGTTGGCTTCCCACGATTTGGGTCTGCCGTCCGAAACCGTTCAGGTGAATCCGGGTGGTATCGTCACGTCCAACGCGCAGAAGATGGGTGCGACCGGCGAGCAACTGTACGATGAAATCACCGTTTACGATGAGACCAGTGAGGCCGAGTCCGCTGATGGTCAGGTTCACGAGGGTGAAGGCAACAGCAATCCGACCGGCGTCATCGGTCGTATTCCGCAAGGCTCCACCGTCACCGTGGAAATGTACCGTCAGGCCGAAGAGGATGACGGCGACCAAGGCTTGTTCAAGATTGCCGAGAAGACCGTCACCATCGACACCAACAAGTTCACCGCAATCAAGGCCGGTCAGGAAGGCAACCGTCCGGGCAAGCTGACTTTCAAGGTCACTGACCCGAGCTTCAAGACCACCAAGGCTGGCATGATTTACTGGAAGGCCACGTTGAAGACCCCGCAGGGCGGCGTGCTCGACCAGCATATCTACGGTGAAAAGGGTTCCGACCACAAGACCGGTTACAAGAGCTACGAACGCACCCCGGTGCAGAAGTTCTCCACCACCGTGTCCAAGAAGTGGCTGAGCGACGCGAACGGCAATTACGAGGACAAGACCACGCAAATCTACGACGTGCTCCACCAGACCTCGTATGAGCAGTTCGACGGCGAATCCATCGACGGAGACACCTACACCACCGGCAAGACCGCCCAAACACCGAACGGTGCCAAAGTCCAGTTTGAAATCTGGGCCAAGGACGGCGCGAACGCTGGCAAGATGGTCAAGCAGTACAATGCCGAAGACCTCCCGAAGGTTCGTGAACTCGCCAAGAGCGAAGACCCGGACAAGAACCATCCGTATGTGGGTACCGATGGTCTGGACAACTACCAGAACGTCAAATCCTCCACGTTCCCGATTCCGTCCGACTGGTCTGCGAACAAGTACTACTACCGTGTGAAGATTACCGTCCCGTCCACCACTCCGGGCGTTGGAACCGACCCTGCCGACAACAATCGTGATGTTGTCTGGTACGGCGGCGACGACGAATCCGAAGAGTTCGACGTGATTCACATGGACACCAAGAGCACCGAACCGTTGTGGCTCGACAGCATGAACGTGTCCGACGAAATCACGTTGAAGGGCAACATTCCGGCTGGCTCCCAGTACGAAGCCGAATTGTGGCGCACAAGCAAGGATGGCAACGTCCGTAAGGACGCGGCCACCAAGCAGGATGATTCCGACCATAATGGCATCGCCTCCGAAAAGGTCGCCACCACCGGTCGCGTAAACATTCCGTCCAAGGCCATCGGCGCCCACCTCAATGGTGTCACCTTCCGCTCCAAGAGCGTGAAGAATCCGGGTGTCGGCTCCTACATCTGGCGTGTGAAGATTTACACTCCGGAAATGCCTCACAAGGATGGCAACGGCGTGGGCACTGGTGGAGACACCAGCATGAACTCCGCATTCGGTGTCATCACCAAGGAGTGGATGACCGCAGCCAAGGCCACCACCGACGCCGATGACTCCCAAGCCGGTGACTACTGGCAGAACGCCACCGCCAAGCAGAAGGGCAATGGAGACGGCTACGCCGACCGTTGGCTCCTGTTCGACGGCAAGAACATCGCATCCGAGAAGTTCGAGGTCGTGAAGCTGACCACGAACGTGACCGGAACCCCGAACATCCACACCAGCGAAGGCGAGCATTACGTCGATGTCACCAACGGCAACGATGTGAACGATAAGCTCACCATCACCGGTTATATGCTCAAGGACTACAAGGTCGCGTTCAAGCTGTACAAGCAAGCCGAGAATCAGACTGCGGACAAGGACACCGTCGTCAAGACCCTTGACCCGGTTGCCCTGACCGAAGCCCAGAAGACCCTCGACTCCGCTTCCGTACATCTGACCGACCCCGCCGACTACTACTGGCAGTGGGTGTTCACCAAGCCGGACGGCACAGCCTTCCAGCCTGACAACATCAACCCGGCAGTCTCCGACAAGCGCATCAAGGACGAATCCTTCCACGCAGTCCGCGTGACCACCAGCACCTACAAGTGGGCTTCCAAGAACGGTACCGTTCAGGATGTCGCACGACTCGAAGGCCACCTGCCTGAGAACGCGACGCTCACCTTCGAGATGCATGATTACGCAACCGGCAAGAAGGTCGCCTCCACCAAGTCCGCCACCCTCAAGGAACTGGGCTTCAACAAGTCCAGCATCGACCAGCAGTTGACCAGCCCGAGCCTCAAGGTTCCGGACGCAATCGACTACTACTGGGTTGAGGTTCTGAACCTGCCGAAGGATGACCAAAGCACTCCGTTGCACACCGGCAAGGACAAGATTAAGAACGAGTCCTTCCGCTCCATCGAAGCGCAGACCGATGTCGCCACCGAACGTTACGTGGGCACCGTGGTCAAAGACCATGCCGACCTGACCAACGTGAAGTGGAAGCAGTCCGGCGACATCCGCGACGATTTGACCCGAGGATTGGACGCACGCTGGTTCCTGTACAAGCAGGGAGACGGCGACGTGAAGACCGATAAGAAGATTCTCACCGGCGACTACGTACATCTGACCAGCGGACAGACCGAAGCGTACGGCCCCGAACACAAGATGAACGAGGTGGGCGACTACTACTGGGTCATCGAAATCAGCGACCCGAGCACGAACCACAAGGTCGTCAAGCTGGGAACCCAGCGCGACCCGCGTGAATCGTTCCGCATCGTAAAGGCTTCCTCTGAAGCTCAGGTGGCGCAGCAGGTCAACAAGCCCACCAAGGACACCGTGACCATCACCGGACATCCGGCTGAAGGCACTTTGGTCTCTTGGAACCTGTACAAGACCAACAACGCCAACGACGACAATTATCTGATTGACAAGACCGAGCAGCAGCAGGGCGAGAGCGAAGGCTCCGACGATACTGACGTCGATGCCGAACCTCAATCCGATAACGGCGAAGCCTCCGACAGCATGCTCGTCGCAAGCTATCAGACCCCGGCTGATGGCGCTCACCTCATCACCGCCGAGGAAGCCGCCGAAGCGTTGAAGAACGGCAAGGTGACAGTGGAAAGCCCCGAGTACACTCCGACCGAGGTCGGGGAATACTACTGGGTGTTCAGTCTGACCAGTCCGACGAAGAACCTCGCCGGTGACGGACAGCCGAACAAGCCGCAGAACGATAAGGACACCAGCCATCTGGAGTCCGAGGACTTCTTCACCGACCGCGCCCATGTGGCCGATGAGACCGTCCAGATTATCGACGCGACCACCAAGACCAAGCCGCTGGGACACATCGGAGAGAAGTTCCACGACACCGTGCTCCTTCAAGGACGCGTGCCGGAAGGCTCTCAGGCGGACGCCACCCTTTACCGTCAGGTGGACGGCGATGATTCCAGCAAGGATGAGGAGGTTCTGACCACGAAGCGCACCACGCTCTCCGAAGGTCAGGCGTTCGCGGACTTGGAGGATGTGACCGTTGACAAGGTTGGCGTGTACTACTGGCGTGAGCACGTGTACGTGCCGACCAAGCACACCACTTCGGCCGACCACGACAAGAAGGTGGAAGTCGAGGAGACCCCGACCATCACCGGAAAGCCTCGCGTAAGCAACGAGACCGTCAACGTGGTCAACGTGACCACCACCACCCACCGTCTGGAAGAATCCGGTACCAAGCTTCAAGACAAGGCGAAGATTGAAGGCGACGTCGTTGACGGCTCCTACATCATCTTCACCCTGTGGAAGCAGTCCGATGGCGACGACTCCAGCAAGGACGAGAAGGTGTTCACCAGCGACAAGGTGATGCTCAAGGCCGGTCAGAAGGAAGCCGACTCCCCGACCTACGAGGTCAAGGAGACCGGAACCTACTACTGGCGTGAAAGCATCTACAATCCGGTCGAGGACACCGACATTCCGCCGTGCGTCCCGCCGACCGGCAACACCGACGAAGACCATCCGTGCAACACTCCGGTTCACACCGAGAAGCCGCGCACGCCGGGTGAAACCACCGACGTGGTGAAGGTCACGACCAAGGCCCAGACCAACGGCACTGCCACCAAGCCGGTCAAGGATACCGCCCTCATCGAAGGCAAGATTCCTAACGACGACTACGAGCTGGTGTTCGAGCTGTGGAAGCAGAACGGCAACGATGTGAAGGACGACAAGAAGGTCGCCACCACCGACGCCGTGAACGTCCCGAAGAACGCCACCACGGTCGATTCGCCGGAAGTCACCCCGTCCGACGCCGGAACCTACTACTGGCGTGAGAAGCTGGTGGAGAAGTCCACCAAGCGGCTTGTCCACTACGGTGATGCCCGTGTTCCGGGCGAGACCGTAATCGTGGGCGAACTCGCCAAGACCGGTATCGCAAGCGGCTTCATCATTCCGCTCATCGGAGTGCTTGCAGTGCTTGGACTGGGATTGGCGGTCGTTTCCGAAGGAAAGCGTCGCATCGCTTCCCTCTCGAACGGCGCTCATCTGTCCGGCTCCACAAAGTGACGGACTGAAACAGTAGGGGGAGGGACCGATAGGGTTCCTTCCCTACACCGCCTAGTTTGGGGAGGTGGGAGAGCATGACTCCCCGCCTCCCCAAACTTTTCTTTGAAGGTCTTTAACATAGAAAGAAAAACACGGAAAGAGGAACATGCGTAAACCTATCGCCCTGCTTGTGGCGGGTTCGATGACGCTCATGCCGCTATTGGGGGCCGCGAGTGTCGTGCTGACACCCGTATCGGAGGCTTATGCCGCGTCCGCCAATAGTACCGTAAGCGACTATCCGGAGGGTGTGAAAGCCTATCTAGATGGAACTCGGTTGGCGAGTTTCGACCCGTCAGGAAGCGGAGAAGTATACGATGCGACCGGTAGAACGGTCAGACTGTCCGGAGTTCCCGACGATTGGACTGTGCAATGGAGTAGCGCGTTCAACGAAATCACCAACAAGAACTCCATCCTGTATATCCTGTCCAACGGTTCCACCACATACCGTTACTGGTTCGATGGGGCTGACGGCGCGGTTCATACCGTCGAGGAGCTTCATGGCATGACAATCACTCTGAACGGTCAGGCTGTGGACGGTGACATTACCCAAGGATTCACTATCCACGATGTGACCGCCGGGGATATGAAAGGCTATGAGAACGCGCCATCCGGCTGGGTGTTGGATGGTGATTCCGAGGATGACCATTACACGTATACGGCCCATCCGGAGGATTCGGACACGCCAAGTGTCCAATATACGTTCTTGTACGACGATACCCGGCCACATGACAGCATCAACTCGTTGAGGAATCTGAAAGCGTATCTGACTGTTGATGGCAGTGCGGTGAAAGGATTCGACTACACGCTCGCCAACACCGACACCCTCGCTATTCCAATGAACACCGACGTGCGTTTGGAAGGCGTGCCCGACGGTTGGAAAGTTGACTACAACAATCCTTCCACCGGAAAACTAAACCGCGTATACACGCTGACCGGCCCCTGCGGCGACACGTTCACCTACATCTTCCATCCAACCTCGGATTACGAAGGCTACTATTACATCGACCAGCTCCAATACGTCCGAGCATTCGCTGACGGGGAACCGGTGGACGGATTTGACTACAGGGGAGGCGCTTGGAGCTTCCCTGAAACCACCAAGAACGTCGAAATCGCCAACGTGCCCGACGATTGGAACACTCAACGCAGTGTTGACGGCAACACCATCACCTACATGGTATCCAGTCCGAACAATTCCGTCTCTGTCACCTACGTGTTCAACATCGCCAAACATCAGGCAAGTCTGGACGAATTATCGAATGTGAAAGCCATCGTCGGCGGCAACTATGTTTCCGGATTCAACCCGAAACAGTCCGGTATCTACGAATACGAAGACGGTCAAGGAATCGCCATCGTCAACGTGCCGTCCGGGTGGACTCAGACCACAACCGACGGTGACGGATATAAGGTGTATACGTTGACCAGTGGAGACCTTTCGGTGTCCTACCGTTTCAACAAGCATGTGAAAACCTATTCGGTGGACGAGCTTGCCAAAGTGTCAGCTTCTACCGACGACGGCGTGGTTCAGGATTTTAAGCCGATGGAGTCCGGCACCTACACCATTGGAGAGCACGCTACCGTGTGGATTACCGGCGTGCCCGACGGTTGGGATACCAAATCGTCCGACAATGATATGACCTACACGGTGACTAGTCCCGACGGGAAAATCAAAGTCGTCTACACGTTCAAACATGCGAAGCACCAGTATTCCGCTTCCGAATTGAAGAACGTCACCGCAAAACTCCCCAACGGAGACTACCTCAACGGCTTCGACCCGGTCTCCGGTGGTGAATTCACCGTACCGATGGGAACCAAGAACGTGACCATCGGTCATATTCCGAACGGGTGGAACCTCACCAAGAACAATGGACTGTCCTACACGCTAACCAGCAATGATGGGGAAGTGTCCGTCTCCTATAAGTTCCATGCGAAGAACGGCCATACGGTAGTCTTCGACACTGATGGAGGAACCACTGTCGAATCCCAAACCGTCGAGGATGGGGGAACTATCACACCACCCGACGACTATCCGTCCAAGACCGGCTACCGTTTTAAAGGCTGGTATAAGGATGGTGTCCCATACGATTTCACACAACCCGTCTATGATGATGCGGTAATCACAGCCAAGTGGACGGTAAACACTTACGAAGTGTATTTCGACGCCGGAGCCAGTGACGACTGGTATCCTATGCAGACCATCGCATATGGCGATAAGGTCGTCAAGCCGGTTGACCCGACTTTGGACGGTTACGATTTCGCCGGATGGCTGTTGGATGGCAAAGTGTACTCGTTCGACACTCCTGTCACCGCCGACATGACCTTGACCGCGTCTTGGAAGACCGCGCAGGTGAAGACGCATACGGTAACTTTCACCGGTGCGGGAGACGATTTCATCCAAACCGTGGCGGATGGTTCCTCGGCCACTGTTCCAACGGTTCCTTCCAAGAAAGGCTACACGTTCGACGGATGGTATTCCGGAGACTCCCTGTACGATTTCACCACGCCCGTTACGGATGATTTGACTGTGGAAGCCCATTGGACGAAGAACACGTACACGGTCAGCTTCGACTCCAATGGCGGAAGCGACGTGGACTCCCAGCAGGTGGAATACAAGGATACGGTGTCCCAGCCGGACAATCCGACATTGGACGGTTATACATTCCAAGGTTGGACTCTTGACGGCGACCCGTATGACTTCAACACTCCAGTCACCTCCAGCATCACGTTGAAGGCACTATGGTCTAAGAACACGCCAGTAGCCAAAAAACATACGGTCACATTCGACAGTGGCGAGGGAAGCAAGGTCGATAGCCAAACCGTCAAGGAAGGCGACCCCGTGTCCAAGCCTGACAATCCAACCCGTGAAGGATACACGTTCAACGGTTGGCTGTTGGGCGGAGACCCGTATGATTTCACCACTCCCGTCATGCAGGATTTGACGTTGACGGCCTCTTGGACGAAGAACAAGAGCACGTACACCGTGAAGTTCGATTTGAATGGGGGAGATGGCAATATCGCAGACCAGAAGGTCAAGGAAGGCTCCACCATCGACCGTCCGGCCAATCCGACCCGTGAAGGATACACGTTCATGGGATGGCAGTATGAGGATTCCGACTGGAACTTCCTGAACACCGTCGCATCCAACATGACATTGACGGCGCAATGGAAGCGCAACGAGGTCAAGAAGTATACGGTCGCTTTCGACACTGCGGACGGCACCAGCATCGACCCGCAGACCATCAGGGATGGTGGCAAGGTTTCCAAGCCGGATGACCCGACCCGTGAGGGCTACGAGTTCAAGGGATGGACTCTGAACGGCGTTGACTACGATTTCACCGCTCCAGTGAAAGCCGACCTTGTCCTGACAGCCGTATGGACTCCCGTCAAGCCGAAGACCTACACCATCACGTTCGACACCGATGGAGGAACCGTAGTCCCCTCCCAGACGGTGAAGGACAAGGGAACGGCGACCGAACCTACCGCCCCAACCAAGACCGGTTACGAGTTCAAGGGTTGGCTGTTGGATGGGAAAACGTATGATTTCACCACGCCCGTCACCAAGGATGTGACATTGAAAGCCAAGTGGGAGAAGACGAAAGTCGAATCCTACACGGTGGCGTTCAATTCAGCGGAAGGAAGTGAGGTGGCGTCCCAAACGGTCGAACAAGGCAAGACCGCCGTCAAACCTGACGACCCGACCCGTGAAGGCTACACATTCCTCGGCTGGTATGCGGGAGACGCCGCATACGATTGGGATACTCCGGTCACAGGCAACCTCATTCTGACCGCACACTGGCAGAAGGACGAGCAACCCCAGCCGAAGACCTACACGGTCACGTTCGACTATCAGAACGGCAGTCCCTCCGATACTCGAACAGTGTCCGAGGGGAACACCGTCTCCCCGCCGGAAAATCCGGTGCGAGACGGTTACGACTTCCAAGGATGGGTTGCTATCGACGGTTCCGAATTCGATTTCGAACAGCCGATTACCTCTGACACTCTGGTGAGCGCCAAGTGGAAGAAGCATGAAGACCCGAAGCCGGTCATGCACACCGTCACGTTCAACTCGAACGGAGGCACGAGCATCGACCCGCAGACGGTTCAGGACGGGTTGACCGTCCGCCGTCCGGCAGACCCGGTGAAGAACGATTATGTGTTCGACGGATGGTATCTTGACAACGACCAGTATGATTTCAACAAGCCAGTCACCGGTGACATCACGCTGACCGCAATCTACCATCGCAAACCGATACCACAGCCGAACACGTACACCGTGCGTTTCGACACCGGTGAGGGAAGCAAGGTTGACCCGCAGACCATCATTGAAGGCAAGACCGTCATCCGTCCGGCAGACCCGAGCATGGACGGTTACGACTTCCAAGGATGGCTGTTGGACGGCAAGGATTATGATTGGAACACTCCAATCACCGGCGACATGACTCTGACCGCATCGTGGAAGAAGCATGAGGAGCCGAAGCCCGTCACCCATACGGTCAGCTTCTACACCGATGGCGGGAACACGGTCGCACAGCAGACCGTGAACGACGGTGAGACCGTCACGGTACCGGATACGCCAACCAAGAACGGATACACGTTCTCAGGGTGGACGCTGAACGGCGAACCATACGATTTCAACCTTCCCGTCACAGCCGACATCACCTTGAAGGCCACATGGGTTGAAAACCAGAAGCCCCAGCCGAAACGCCACACGGTCACATTCGACACGACCGGAGGGTCTGAAATCGGCCAGCAGACCGTCGATGAGGGGGAGAAAGCCATCCAACCCGCAAACCCAACCCGTGAAGGATACGACTTCCAAGGCTGGTTGCTGAACGGACAAGCCTATGATTGGAACACTCCAATCACCGGCGACATCACCCTCACCGCATCGTGGACTGAGAAAGCCCCGACCCTATTCACGGTCGCGTTCAATACGGGCGGCGCTTCCAACATCCCATCTCAAAAAGTCAAGGAAGGTGATAAGGCCGCACGTCCGACCGACCCGAAGCGTACCGGATACACTTTCACCGGATGGCAATTGAACGGCAAGGACTACGATTGGAACACTCCAATCACCACGGATATCATTCTGACCGCCACATGGCAGAAGAACGAAACTCCGAAACCGGTCTTCTACACCGTCAAATTCGATACCGGCAACGGTTCGAAGATTGACCTGCAAACCATCCAACAGGGAGGAAAGGTCAAGAAGCCCGCAGACCCGACCTTGAACGGTTACAAGTTCGTCGGATGGCAGTTGGATGGCAAGGACTACGATTTCAACACTGCGGTATCCAAGGATATGACTTTGACCGCAGTGTGGGAAGCCAATACCATGCCCCCGACTGTCAAGAAGCATACCGTGACAGTGACCTTGTATGACGGCAAGACCGAACGTTATGAGGTCAAGGATGGTGAGAAGCTGACACTTCCATCCAATCCAACCCGTGACGGATACGTGTTCGACGGTTTCATTGACAAGGACGGCAACGTCTACGACATGAGCAAGCCCGTGGTCAAAGACCTGACGTTGACCTGCGTGTGGAAGAAGGCCAACGGCGTCTCCTCCGACAAGGACAAGGAGATTGCCGACGCATCCACCAATGGGACGGTTGGTAATGGCGAACAGAATTCTGACTCCCAGAATCCTCTAGCCAGCACTGGCGCTCCAATCTACGGAATGGTCATCGCGGCCATCATCGCCGGACTCGGCGGCATTGGAATACTGCTCGCCCGGCTACGTAGTCGAGACGACTAACGCCTAGTCTAAAGAAGGAAGCTCCTCGGTCTTTTAGATTGAGGAGCTTCCTTCTTATCTGGAAAGGGAATTCTTGTTCCATCCCAACCAATATCTGCTATACTGGGATAGTTCACAAATTCAATGGAAGGTTTAAACACATGCCAATCCCAAGCACAACCCTCGAAGGACGACTCACCGACGACCCACAACGCAACCAACGCAACCCCAATCTGGTCGAGTTCACCATCGCGGAAGGCACTCGCTATCAGGACAAACAGACCGGCGAGTGGAAGGACGGTTCCACGCTATTCGCACGATGCAAAGTATGGGATGCAACGCTCGGCAACAACATCATGAACACACTCCGTAAAGGCATGGACGTGGTGGCGTTGTCCGACGTGAAGCAGAACAGTTGGACTGACCAGCAGACCGGACAGAAGCGTTCGATGGTGGAATTCACAGTCACCAACATCGGTGTCGGACTCCGTCACGCGACCGCGCAGGTCATGCCGAATCCGAAACGCAACGGCGGATACGACGGCGGCAACCGTGCCAACACCCAGCAGAACAATGGTCAGATGTTCCAAAATCCAAACAATCCGCAAGTGTTCCAAAACCCAAACAATTACGGTGCCGACAATTTCCAGCCAGCCGCATCCAACGACCCGTGGGGTGCTCCGATGGGCAATCCGGCACCGGTGTCGCAGAACGACGAGCCGGAATTCTAGTCTCTAAAAGCACGGGGTCATGCGTTCCAGTATTAGACCCCGCGTTCTTTTTTGTTTTAATCATAGGAGATAAAATAATGGTCAAACCCGGTCGCAAACCAATGGATATTGCCGGTCAACGTTTCGGGAAACTCACGGCGGAAAAGTATGTTCCCAATACTAAAAAAGGTTCCTATTGGTTATGTTCTTGCGATTGCGGCAATAGCGTCGTCGTATCTTTAGGTAATCTGAAAAAAGGCAATACAAAAAGCTGTGGGTGTCTTTCTAAAAAAGGAAAACCTTACGGGGAACGGCCACGAGAAAAACGTAACGAGCTTTCGTCCACTTCTGAGGGGAGACGCCGGAGAGCGGATGAGTTGTGCGGGAAACAATTCGGACGTTTGACCGTATTAAGTTTTCAGGGTGTCAACAAGAACCATCACTCCGTCTACTTATGCCGGTGCTCTTGCGGGAAGATAGTCTCAGTAGTTAGAAATGCTCTAACTACGGGGAACACTAGAAGTTGCGGGTGTTTTGAAGTTCAAAGGACTCGGGAAACCCGACTTAAACATGGTGACGCTTCTGAAAATTCTCCGTATGTTAAGCTTTTTCACTTGTGGAAACTGATGCTTGACCGTTGTAGCAATCCCCATAACGTTTCTTATTCTCATTACGGGAAAAGAGGTGTTCAGGTCTGCGATGAATGGAAGGAATGGGGAATCTTCAAAAAATGGGCTATTGACAATGGGTGGAAAGCGAACGCTGGATTATCCCTCGACAGAATAGATGTTGACGGAAACTATGAACCGGATAATTGCAGGTGGACGGATGCCAAGACGCAGTCTAATAATAAAAGGAAAAGCATACGAGTCGTATATGGTGACAAACGTATTTCATTGTATGATTGGGCGAGAATAAAGGGAATTTCTTTAGAAGAAGCAAAAGGAATGTTCTCCTCAAATATATTGGAGAACCCACCTCAACTATTAGAAGAAAAGGACGACAACGTGGAAAAGAAAAAAATCACAAAGATTTCCGACGGAATGAAAATCGGGTATTTAACCGTACTTCGACCCAATGGGAAAGACAGGTACGGTCATGTCGTCTATCTTTGTCGTTGCGTGTGTGGCAGGGAGAAAAATGTTCTGGTTTCCAATCTAAGGAATGGTAGTGTCAAAAGCTGTGGGTGCATGAGAAAACAGCTCATATCCAAAGCTAGGACAAAACACGGGGATAGTATTAAAAGCTCTCCATATTATCGGTTGTATAGGGTTTGGGACGATATGATTCACCAGCGTCGGATTGAATCATATGAGGAACGGGAACTTATTCCCGTTTGCAAAGACTGGTCTGTATGGGCGTCTTTTAAGGAATGGTCTTTAGCCAATGGGTATTCGAAGGATAAAAAGTTAACGAGAATTTCATATCGTAAAGGCTACGAACCGGATAATTGCGTTTGGCGTTCTGAGGGTGAGTATGTTTTGCATAAGTTTTAATCAAAGATTGGAAACATTTTATGTATGGTTCTTTAGTTGACGCCGATAGCAGCGATTATGTCAGAAAAGAAATATGGGCAGTCCCCGTCCATAAAAAATCCAAGCAGATAAGAGGATACTAAATGCGCGTGCAACATTACAATCCAAATCCCGTCCCCCAACCGAAAGATGCCTACGAATGGCGCGCTTTCCTGTTCAGCCACTTGGATAAGCCAGTACCATTGAATTGGAACAGCAACTCCCAACATCAAAGGAAAAACAAGTGGCGTCGATAAAAGTATTCATGGGAAACACGATATATCCGGTGGAAATATATAAAGGCCAGCATATAAGCTTCTACTATCTTCCAGCCGGTGAGCATACCGCGCCCGGTCGTGAGGAACAGGTTCAGAAAGCCACTTTGGAGAATGAGTCCGGCAGAACCATCAATGTGACTTGGGAGGCTGTCGGCGGCTTGTTTAAGAACAAGATTGTGACCAAGCATGCTCCTCTACTTCGCCGTATGATGGGCGCTTCGGACACCTACCAGTTCGACAAGTGCATTGGTGGCCCGCAGTTCTTCTCCGCGCAGGAAGAAGCGGAGTGTTAAATTGGGTTCACCTGCACATAAAGCGGCTCCAACTAGAGTCATGCAACGTCGCCGTAGGCTGTTCCAACGGCGTATCGCGGTTTGTTTGTTGGCGGGAATGTTCGCCGCCGCCGGTACGTCTATGCTTGTGTTGAAGCCAACTCCCAGCGCTTACGCTGAGGCTAAGCCGTTTGATACGAGTACCGCTACTACTCGAAGCACGTTGACTGAAACCAGTGCGGCATCCCGTAGCGCGTCCCGTGAAGAGTTGAAGGATTATAAGGCCACGAGCAATGATGGAAGTTGGAGCATGTCCGACTCCGATGGTGTGACCGGCAAACTGACTGCTATCAGTGCGGATAATCCGGTGGTTAAATCGTTGATTAACGGTCGTGACGAGGGTCAGACTCCTGACGGTTTCAATCCGAATCATGCGACCGGAGACACGGGTAACGCCTACGAGTTTTCGCAATGCACTTGGTGGGCTTACGTGCGCCGCCACCAGTTGGGATTGCCCGCTGGCTCCCACATGGGCAATGGTGCCGACTGGGCGAACACGGCACGCAAACTCGGCTACTGGGTTGACGGCACTCCTAGGGTTGGCGACGTCATCTGCTTCCAACGGGGGCAATACGACTCCGACCCGACCTATGGTCATGTGGGAATCGTGGAGTCCGTGGGCGGGGATGGTTCCATCACCACGTCCGAATGCGGTAGCGCATACAATGGCAAACCGTTCAGCCGCACTTTCACTGCGGAACAGGCGTCCCAACTGCAATTCATCCACTACTGACCGGAAAGAACACAAGAATGGTGAAACCGCTTTCAAACCGCTCGCGCCGAAGCATTATGACTCCCCAAGGCGCGATAACAGGCCATGAGTTTGACGAGTTCGTGAAAGCCAGAGGTGGCACACCCTACCGGCTCGACACCGGCGGGGATGGAATCTTCGACCCATTCCAAGAAGACGGAAAGAACAGCAAAAGCCCATCGAAGAAATGATTTGCGGCACAGAAAGCCGCCAGAAGGGAAAGATGTAAACCATGTTGAATAAGGAAACAGCGCAGGAAATAAGCGAACTGTGCGTTGAGAAAATCGATTGGACGATAGTCGGCATTGAAGGTGGCACCGTAACCATCTTCACCGGCAAGGACAGGTATTACGCGTCCTACGGTACCGAAGGTAGTGACCCCATCACGGAGACGAGCAAGTCAAAGGAACCCGGCAACGCGAGGTGGTTTGAACGGGACGGAACCGTGTCCTCCGACCATCCGGTCATCTGCACGGTGAGCGTGCATGACGGGAAGGCTGAGACGGACGTTCGTCACATGCCGCCCATGTTCGATGAGGAAGCCTACGAAGCTGTTGCCAATATGGAACTTGATAGGAAATTCGTCCACGATGAAAGTGGAGAGGATTATTGGCCGGATTGGCCGAAGGACACCATCAAGGCATGGCAACAGTTCCGGGATGAGATTGAAGACATTCCGGAAGACTACAAATACGTTCTATTTGAGGTCGAGCCGAGCACGCAGAAACTTCTGTTCGCCTTGTCGGAAATCACCGGAATACACTATCTGTCTGAAATTCCACTCACCATCAAAGTACTGCCCGAGGATGCGAAACAAGTCCGATTCAGCATTCCCGAAAGCGAAGCGAAAATGTGGTGGGATGTTCGCGCCCGCAGTTGGGATAGCCGGTTCATCATATGTACCCACCAGTGGCCATTCCACAAGAAAGGACAATTGATATACACCATCATCGACCGGAAGCGTAACGTTCGCGGCGCATGCACCTATCTGGGTGGCGGGGCGAGCAAGGACGGCACGTATACGGACGTGGAATGCGCGGAACTCATCAGCCGACTATCCGACCCGAAGGACGAAACCCAAGTCAGCTACCGCAACTACGTGCCCTTGCGACTCGTGGAATACCGGTAGAAATTAAAAGAAAGGAGCCGAATATGGGAACCGACATCACCGTAACCCAATTGGGCAGTCCCGCCGACCCCACCTATCTCGTCCGCCGTGGCGACGAATTCTGGAGCGAATGGCATTTAAGCCGTTCCGAAGCCCAACGATTGGCCTCTGAACTAAGGAGCATGGGACTTTGAGGTTGAGCAATAGAAACAGCATTCACTCCCTCATGCTCGTGCTTTCACTGTGCGCGGACTGTCTGATGGCATTGCCCGCCACTGCGATGGCATACCCCCCATCAAACAACACCGTATACTCCGTGCGTTCGTTCCCCGCTACCACGACCACGCGCCGAGACCTGACCCGCGAAAGCATCAGCACCGACGTGCAGTCGGACAGCGATTGGGGTGGTATCGAAAACCTAATTGTCCCGCAGACTAAATCCCAAGCCGAGAAAGACGCCGAACTGAAAGCCCAACAGGAAGAGGAGACCCGCAAACAGGCACAGGCACAGGCGGAACGACAAGCGCAAGCGCAAGCTATCCAACAGGAGGAAGCCAGCAGGAGTGCGGAACGAACCGTCATCACTCCCCCAGCATCCAAAACCGGACAGGCCGTGGCAGAATATGCGATGCAGTTCAGCGGATACCCATACGTGTACGGCGGCAACCAGCCATCAGGCTGGGATTGTTCCGGATTCGTCCAATACGTGTTCGCGCAATTCGGTGTCAGTCTCCCCCACCAGTCAGGCAGTCAAATGAGCGTCGGTTCGCCCGTGGCATCATTGGCGGAAGCCCAACCGGGTGATATTCTCGCCAACGGTTCGCACGCCGCCATCTACATCGGCAACGGCATGGTCATGAACGCCATGAGTCCAAGCCAAGGCACTGGAGTCGCACCGGTCAGCATGGTCATGTACGGAAGCTACGCAATCAGACGAGTGGTGTGATTCTTTTGTTGGCTGGTATCTTCGACGCATTCTTCCGTAATCCGCCGGATGCCAGCCAACGTTTTAGTCGGGAAATCATCCACCTTTGTATTTGTAATCGTGTTCGACTTTTTGCTCACGTGTTTTCATCCAATTCCTACAGAAAATACCCTAATGTAGAAGTAACAACCCTCCAAAATTGAAAGGCCCCCCAAAATGACCGACCCAAACTACAATCCGCAACAATACCCGGACACCGGCCAAAACCGACAACAGTATCAGCAACCCCAATACGGTCAAACACAACAACAGACTTACCAGCAACCGCAGTATGCGCAACCGCAAACTAACCCGTATGCCGCTAATCGGCAGTATGGGCAGACCCCTCAATACGGTCAACCCCAATATCAGCAACCGCAGTATGCACAATACCAGTATGGTCAGCAACCGTATGTGAATCCGCAACCCGCCGACACCGGCTCGTTCGGATGGGCGGTGCTGGGATTCTTCTTCCCTATCGTCGGCCTCATCCTCTTCCTCGTCTGGAAGTCGGAGAAGCCAGTCAGCGCGAAACAGGCGGGAATGGGAGCGCTAGCATCAGTCATCTCCACCGTGGTTCTATGGATTCTGCTCATAGTGTTCGCCGCAATGAGTGGAAGCGCCGTAACATATTGAGCCTGACAGCCCGCCCAATTTTTTAGGATAAAAAACCTGTTATCCAGTAATAACAACCTTGCTGTACTTTATGGTGAATGTTGGAAGCTGACAGTCGGTTTCCACCCAAAACGAGGCTAAAGGATTGGGATGAAGGAAAAATTCATCCCAATCCTTTCCCTGCCCCCCCCCTACAAGCAAGGAGATAATCCAAATGACCATGCCGCAACAGCCGCAAGTCAACGTGAATATCAGCCAGCCGCCACTGCCGCCACAGCAGCCCCCAGTCCGGCAGAGCAATCTCCGAACCAAACGCAGCCTACTCAAATACATGCTCCTCGGCCTCATCACATTAGGCATCTACGACATCTGGCAGATGAGCGAAGTCGGTGAAACCCTGAACCTCATCGCCACCCGACGTGACGGCAAACGCACCATGCACTACTGCCTCATGTTCTTCCTCGTCGGCTGGCTGACCCTTGGCATCGGCTGGCTCGTCTGGTTCCACAAGCTCAGCTCCCGTATCGGCACCGAACAGGCCGCTCGCGGACTACCGGTAACGGTCACTGCCGCAACCTACTGGCTGTGGAACATTCTCGGCTCCCTCATCATCGTCGGACCGTTCATCTACACATACAAGCTTCTGCACGCCATGAACGACCTGTGCGCCGACTACAACGTGCGTGGATGATTTTTCTCATGTAAGGAAGAAGGAATAAAATCATGGTGACGTTCATTTTAGGACTTCTCGTCGGAACACTTCTTGGCATGATTGTCATGAGCATGTGTGTGGTCGCGAAACAATCCGACGGTAGGAGTGTCTTCGACACTCATGCCGAAAGCGTTGAGGACACTCCGTCGGACGGTGAGAAGGACTAGTCTCGTTGAAAAACAAACTCCTCTACCGGTCAATACCGGCTATCATCATGCTGGGGATGCTTTCGACTGGAGTACCAGCGAATGCCGCTGACGCTACGGGAAGTATTCCGGTTGGCCAGTCGGCCACACAAGTTTTGAGCACGCTTACAGTTGGTGTGAAATCCGATGTATCCTCCGACCGCAAGTCGCACCAGTGGAACAAGGTCGATGGCAAGACCGGCAATTATACGACCCGTGACCTCGTGTTGGAACGTGACATGAGCAATGTCACCTACAATAGTCGCGGCAACGTGAACACCGGCATCCTACTGGAACCATACACGGGTAAAACCATCCACTTCCAACGAGGCCAGTCAAACAAGACCGAAGGTGGAAGCGCGTCCAACCGTGACGGCGGCATCCAAATCGACCATGTGGTCGCCTATGCGGAAGCGTATCGTTCCGGCTTGGACAAGCTCGACTTCGCCCAGCGAGACGCCTACTACAACGACCCGGACGTTCTGCTCGCATCCCAAGCGGAAGCTAACAATGTGAAAAAGGACGGCACCATAGCCGAATGGGAGCCATCCAATCAAGCCTTCCAATGCGATTATGTGAGTCTGCAAATCGGCATCAAAGCCAAGTATGGGCTGATGGTAGACCAGAAGGAGCATGATAAGCTTGCACAAGTATTGGCTTCCTGTCCGGCTGAAACCATTATTTCCACCAGTCAAGTGAAACAACGGTTGACCGGTGGAACATCCGGTTCGAACACTACCGGCAATTTCGATAACAATACGAACGGAAGTAATAATCAGAGCAACCAGCCCAACGGTTCCACCAGTGGTAAAAACAATTCGCATACGACGAACAAACACCACACCACCAGTACCAAGAAGAACTGGGTCAAGAACCTATTCAACGGACTTCTAAAACGATTCTTCTAGAACAGCCGTAAACACAAGTAGTCCCCGCCATTCACTTTCGGATGGTGGGGCTACTCATATATCAGTTATGTTCTTCGTCCCATTTGTCCAACGTTTCCGACAGGTTAGGCAAGCCGAAATAGTCGTATGATTGCCCGTATTGTTTCCCACCTTTGGTCTCATATATAATGGTCATCATTTCCGGGTCATCACCGCAGGTTTCGCAGACGGCTTGGCAGAAGGGCATGTAGTCATAGTCGGTTACTTTGACAGGTTCGTTTTCGCTTCCGTCGAATAGTTCGGGGGATTTGGTTTGAAGTACCCGCATGAGTAGTTGTTTTGTTGTTGCCATTCTTTTAATTGTAGAGCATGATTTTTCGCATTTTTTTACTCATGTTATACTGAATGCGTTCACACGCCCTATCAAAAGGAGCAAAAATGAAAAAGCCAAAAACCCCAATCTACAATCCCGAAGACCTGAAAGCACTCTTATTAGGAGAATGCCCCTACTGTGGCGGAAAAGCGACCGTCACGCTAAACCAGAAGAAGGAATACACCTCATTGCGTGACTATCCCGCAGGATTTTTCATCTACGGGTGCGATGTGAAATGCGTGAACGGATGCGACCTAGCCCACTTCTACATTCCATGTGACGGAGACGAATGCCTACTCCTGAACGAAGCCCTCGACGCCTACCGTAAGGATTGGAAGCATATGTGCGATATGGTGAAGAATCCAAGTCCTTGCGGAATATGCGACGTCAAACCGAAGTGGACTGTCACATCTGATTCCGCTCGTATCAAATGCCCCAAATGCGGTAGAAGTTTCCAAGACGATTACAAGTACTACCATTTAGGCGATTTGATATTGAAGTGGGAGAAAGACCAGCGGGAACGGTCGAAAGCAAAAGAGGCGGAGGCCAAACTGAACAATTGGGCCTTATCAGAATGAGTGGAGCATATCATGCAAGAACATTGGTTTAAAACACAGCGCCGGGCATCGTCTGTCCTTCAATGGGCCATGGACATGAGCTAGAACGGGTTTCCTACAGAAGAGGATAATCCACTCTATCTTGAGGGTTGCCGGGGCGCATTAGTCGACATTACGACGAAAGCCCGTGAACTGGCCGACAGAGAGGATTGGTTCACGGACAGGGGCGATTATAGTCCCTACATGAAAATGACGTGGTGGCTTGAGCCTGAGAAACGGTATGAGGCTCAAGAAGGCCATTCGGACGCATATAGAGAAGGCTATCTGGCCGTAATCGACAAATGCGTCGAATACTGCCATATCGTGCTTGACGGCGACATGTACTCCCTGCGGCTTAAAACACTTCAAGACCATGTGAACTATCTGACCGCCTTAATCGACTGGGATACCCGTTGGATTGAGGTCGGATATTCAAAACAGGTGGAGAAACTTGTCGAAGCCGAAGACTTCATTCATGCGTCAAGCCTGAAATTGAAACGGGATAGGTTAAAAGCTTCCATAGAGTAAGAACATCAGTCCACAACAAGCCTGAAAAACGAAGGTTGATAGCGTGAAACCCCAATGATTCCAACGGTTTCGACACGCATACAGGTTTGACCAAACAGCCGTATCCCGTATACTTGATGTTGCGTTCAGCCGGTGGGTTGAACGCCTCATAATTTGACGGCTAAGTTCAAAAAGACTTTTTGTCTTTTTCTCCTTTTGGTCTGGCTTTTTATGTGTGGACATTCGAAGGCCCCGCCACTGTGCGGGGTCTTCGTTTAACTAAGGTCGGTCAGAACGGGTTGCCGTCAGATTCCCCGACTGTCACCGCTGGGTGAACAGGCGACCCTAACATTGGCATCACACCGGTCTTACTATGTCCGGAGTCCAAAGACTTTCGGCACGGGTACACTTTCAACCCGACCGGAAGGGTTTCCACATGCAGTTCAGGCCAATTATCCTGTACCAGCCGCAACGCCTTTTTGAAATGTTCCCGGAACTTTCTTGGCGGCGTATCGGCAGAATCGAACTGCATCTGCAAGTTAGCCCAAGGCACAACGACTGGTCTGCGAATGTAATAGGTTCTACGTGCAAGCCATTGGTAGATATCCAATGCCCTCGCTGAATTCCCCAGATTGAACGCGATATTCCGGTTGAGTGGAACAGGATTCTCGTTGAGGATGTTCCACATCGGTTCGGAGAATCTGATGTACGACCCTTTCAGATACTCCTTCGAGTGCTTATCGAAGCAGATATGCGTATAGTCGGCTATCAGAATGTTGATGGCGTCATGAACCGTTTTACCGTTCCCGTCATCGAACCAGTTGGTCACTTGAATGACGGTGCCTCCAAGATTATCTAACATCTGAGTCACCCGTTCTTTTCTCCCGTTGACCGGTATTCCGGAATGTTCGCAGAACGAGCTGAATGTCTCGTCCAAGTGGACGGTCTTATTGGCGGCATCGACCATTGGAGAGTTCTCCCTGATGAGGGTTTGCACGTAGAGAAGGAACATTCTGGGAATCTTGCCGTAAGCCCACTGACCGTTCCTTGGCGTGGTTGTTATGGACACTATGCCGTTTGTCCGGTGGATGCATGGCGTTCCCGGTTTTCTGACGGGGAGCAGGGACACAACGGATGAGAGTGTAGCGGCATAGGAGATTGCCTTATTGCCGGGGTTGGTGATATCCTTGTTCACGTAACCATGTCCTTTCACCAAGTGGTTGCTTTCGCCCCGTTCCATTGCCGTGGAGCGGGGTTCTTTTTTAGATTTTAGCAGGTTGTCAGCATTTTCCTTGCTATGGATTTTTACCTATTTTTGGTTTTGAGCGGCGATTTTTCTTATTTTTTAGGATTTTTCCGGTTGACATTTGAAGACGGTTTTTTGACATTTGAGGACGCTTTTTAGACATTTGTGGGCATTTTTTTGACATTTGAGGACGCTTATGCGCTCTAAGCCCTTATGGGAGTAAGGCTCAGGGCACCGGCAATAGATACATAAGTAACAATAGATACATAAGTATTGTGGTGTCGAATTTTTCTAATTGCTTATAAAAACGAAAAAATCAGCAAAAACACAAAAATGGATAAAATGTTTTTCTACGATTTTTACCAGTCTTTGCTGTAAACGCTTGTCCTCCCAATAAGAGGATATCTCGTATGTTATAGTGGAATGGTTCACATAAGTAGACTCGCTCGTTAAAAACGAAACCAAACCAGTTTCGCATGCTAGACTCCCCAAAGAGCAAAACCAGCTAAACTGGATATGTCCACAATCAAAGTCCAACCAACAAAAGGAAACACACGTATGGAAACCGGCCATCAAAACAGTCTGCCCGACTGGAACGAAATCATCGAAGGCACCAAAACTAAAACCGACGATAATTCGAAACATGTGGGAAAGCATCGCAAAGGAAGTCACGTCCGACATGGAGGCAGACCAGCCAACACGGTTTCCACCGGTGAACATGTCCTTCAATGCTCCATCGGAATCATATTCACCATCGTCATAATCCTCATCGCTCAAATCGGTTGGATGTTCTTCGGACATGACTTGGATTCCATCCACACTCAGGTCGCAAACTCGAAAAGGGTCAGCCTGAACCAGAACATCGACTTGCATACGACCCGCATAGCCAAACCGCAGTTGGGCGAAGTGCCGGTGGATGGTACGCCCACCCACGCGCAGGTAATCGGATGGATGTACATTCCGAAAATCGAATCCGGTTGGAAGCGTGCAATCCAACAGGGAACCGACCAAATCGTGTTGGACAATCAGGGCATCGGACACTACGAGCAGACCGTCATGCCCGGAGCCGTAGGCAACAGCGCCTATGCCGGTCATCGCACCGGTGGCGACTTGGGTTACATCGACCGTTTGCAGACGGGTGACGCCATCGTCATCCAAACTGCCGAACACTGGTACGTGTACAAGATGACCGAAGGTTGGGTCACTACTCCGACCGACGTGAGCGTGTTGAACAATGACGGCGCGAACCCGGACTCCCGCGAATTGACGTTGACGACCTGCCATCCTATGAGCGTATGGGCAGACCAGAGCATCAAACACAGGTATATCGTCCGAGCGCAATTCTCCTATTGGGCGAACGTTTCCGACGGTATTCCCGCCGAATTGAGCACCGCCAACGGGAACGTCGTCCAGAAGACCGCATACAAGTGGCAGAAGACCGTCCGAACAGTCAGCGCCTACGCTCCCGCGAGCATGATGTTCGCCGTGATTCTGCTTGTCGCGTGGATGGTCATGAACAGACTGTGCTGGCTGTTGTGGCGTGGGGAGCGGGAACGCAAGCCGGTGTCTTGGAACGTGCTCGTATTGTCTTGGCGTCTGCAACAGGGCGTCCTGCCGTTGCGCCTGTTGAACATGCTGTTGTTCTGGGGTGGTTTGGTTCTGCTGTTCTGGTGGTCTGTCAGCCCGCATTTCGACAGTTGGTTCCCGTTCCTGCAATCGGTGGGATTGCCGAACGTCACGTTCTGACCCATTCCCTGAAACATATTTTCCGCAAAAAACTAGGAGGTAGCCGTCATGCGGCAAACATATCTGACCAGCGACAATCCGACCGTGGTGAACCGACTGCGCAAGGACTGCCGCGAATACGCGCGTCAACGCGAACTGGAGGAATGGTTCGAAAACATCCACCATGTCCGTCTGGCGTGGAAGGAGGACGCGGATGGCAAGCGAACCGTCGAAGGAGTTGAAGCCGTCATGTCCAAGGAGACCCTGACCGTCCAAGGCAAAGGCGATTTGAAAGGCTACTGGCTCATGCCCATGAACGGCTTGTACAAGCCATGCAAGAACAATGTTGAAGTATGGAGGATGCTCCGCCAATTCGAATGGCGTCCCGACCCTCTGCCGGGCATCGTCAGCTCATACACGTATACGCCATACGTGGACATGTTTATCGAAGACGACAAAGCATATCTTTCCATGCCGGTGGAAAGCTGGGATGACTCTTTGTGGCATAAGAGCACGAAGGGAACATTCCGTAAGGCCAAGGAACGTTTCAACGACGGCGTTTCGGGAGATGACCGGTGATGTTTCATGTCTTGACGTTTATGGTGGTGGCGTTCTCCTCGGTGACACTGCTGTTGTCGTTCCTGTTCTTCCTCTCCGTCCAACATCCCCACCTGTTGGGACGTAAGGTCGCAAGATGTGTCCGAGTTGGATGTGTGGGATTCTCCATTATGACAGCCGTCGTGGAGTTCCTTCGGTGCTTCCGATTCGGTAGCGTAAGCTCCGGCATGTGCGGACTCATTTGGATTGTCACCGCGTTAATCTGGCTGTTTCTTATCCGCTGGGATGATAAGCCCGACGGTTTGGACGGTTCCGACTTGGAAGACCCGTCGGAATGAGCGAGCAGGGTGTCTTCGACGCGTTGACGGCTCTGTACGTGGTTGCGTTCTTCCTGTTCATCGTTGGAACGATAGTCTGGACGGGGAACAGAAGACGCGCCCGCAAACATCCCGGCAAAGGGTATGCTCCCCGATGGATTCGCTTGGGGACGATAGTATGCTCACTGTTGGTCGCCTTGTTGGAAATCTGCCTGTTCATAGGCAAATGGGGTTTCCTTGACGGACTGTCATGCGTATTGTGGATTGTGGTGTCGGCATTGTGGATTGCCGAATACCGGTTGGAAAGAAGCCAAGAGAGGAAGGCGGGCTGAATGCTTCCATTCCGTAGGTTCAAAGACGACGCGAACGTGCTCGACCAGTGCGTGACGATGATTGAGGACACCATTCACGACATTGAGGAATACGTCAACAAGGACGAGCGTAAGACCGAGTCCTTGACGGAGACGCTTTCTCACTTGATGGACGTGTATAGCGAGATGTTGGACGTGTTGGAAGACGATGACATGACCGTGAATCCGCGACTGCACTATCGCATGTATCCAACGGTTCGCGCCTATATTCGGGACTCATGCAACCGTTGCCAGTCGGCAGTGGAACGGTTGGCGCAGTTGGCGAGCGTTCAGGGCGAGTTGGATGGCATCGAATGTTACGCGAACGGCGAACTGGATTTCGGTGGTGATTTCTGAAACAAAATCACCGATGTTATACTGAGATTGTTCACATAAAAAGTTTTGGAAGAAGGAAAACGATATGGGCACACCATGCGTCATCGTTTTTGGTTTGCGGAGACTCCGTCTTTTAGGGCGGGGAGGAAGCAAAC